TCAACTCCGTGATATTTCAATTGTGGTCTACGCCACACTAACCATCCAATATACAGACCCTGTAGCCATCCAATCGCCAGGCACATTAGTAATAACCAATCATGGTGTGTCATTCTTCAACTCCGAAATTTATCTGCCACTGTGTAGTAGACGTCCATTCCATCATCCATTGCCTGTAGCACTTCATTTAACACATCCTGCACAATCAACTCGGCAAACTTTTTATAGGCTGCTTCAGATTCTTCGGCTGACATGGCTCGCGGCCACGGCGTACCGTCGAGATCCACATACAGTCCGGCCTGTTCAGCAAGTTCTTGAATTCGTTCGTTCATTCTTCAACTCCGAAATGTTGTAAGATATTTTTATGGTCATTTGCTTCTAGACAAATCTCAGCACATTCCCGTACAATCAACTGGGCGAACTTTTCTAGCTTAGTCGGAACGCCTGTTGGATTGTGGACCAGCAGTCCAGCTTCGCGGGCAAGTTCTAAAATTCGTTCGTTCACTTTGCTATCTCCAGCCTAGTCAGTGCTGAATCAAACTTTTTGTCCGCTGTCCAGCCTGCAAGATAACCGTTGTCCTTGTCAAACTGTTGTAAAAATTCAGCTTCAGTAATCACTCTGTGTGACACAATCTGCTCGCCCAGGCACTCCTGGCTGAACTCTACAGCCTGTTCCATGGTCACAGTGTCTCTGGCCCATGATTCTGGCGAGTCTTCTGCCAGTTCCACAGCATACCTCATGCGGTATGATACCAAAGTATCCACCAGCACAATTTTGGTCTTGGGTTTTTTGCTCATGGTCCAGGAACCATCTTCGTTGTCCTTCCACACAACAGTGTCACCAATTCGCCAACCAACTGACTGCAACAGTTCGTCGCTGAGTGGCAGAACTAAATCGCCGTTTTCGTCCTGTTCTAGTCTAACAATCATTTCTTTTTCTCCTCATCATAGTAGGCATGCTGTCCCCAAGGTGGCACAATAGTTGTGGTACCATGCAAGATCCACACAGTGTCTGCATAGTTCTCATCACCCCAGCTACCGTAAGGGTAACCGTCTGTGAACACCACCAGTCGCTTGGGTTCAATGTCGTTCTCTTTCAGGTAGTCAAACACACAATCAAAGTCTGTGCCTCCACCGCCCTTGATCTGGTATTCAGTGATGTCTTCTAAATTTTCTGAATTGTATTGCTGTGGATTGTACACTTCGGTATCAAAACTTGCAACATGGATACGATATGCAGGGAACGATTCCATGATGCCGGCTGTTTCGCTCAGGATGTCTTTGAGCATGTCCTCACCCATGGAACCCGAAGCGTCAATAAACAGTGCAATATCAATCATGGGATCCAGTTTCATGCCCGGCATCACTGCATCCATGTGCCAGCCTTTACGGCTTGCTCGCATCCAGGTGTAGTCACTTTTGATAGTGCTCTCCAATTGCATACGCAACAGTTCGCGCCAGTTCATCTGCGGCTCAGTGAGATCACGAATAATACGCTGTACACCTGCGGGCAAATTGCCAGCACCATCAGCATCTGCTGCCACAGCAGACAACATGGCTTCTTTGATTTCGTCTTTGATTTGCCGACGGTCTTCTTCGCTGAGCTTGGGACGACCATTGCCATCTTTGCCGTCGCCATCGCCATCGCCTTCACCATCCAAGTGCTGGTCGATCATTTTGTCCAGCAATGAACCAATGTCAATCTTGTCTGCGTTTTGGTACAGGATGTCGTACACTTCTTCGGCACTCATGCCTTCGTATTTTTTGTCGTACAGGCAAGGTACACTGGTAATGAACTCGCCAACATTGTGTTTTTTCAAGTCGCCGTTGACACAGTAGTCGTCAGCAATGTTCCATAACTGTGGATCTCTGTCGCCTCTACGGCCGAAGTGATCATATACACAATGCAACACTTCGTGGCCAAACAAGAATTCAACTTCTTTGGGTCGAAGCATTTTGATAAAACGGCTGTTGTAATAGAAATTACGACCGTCTGTTGCGGCAGTAGGGCACCACTTGTCAGCGTTGACCAGTGTAAGGCGAGTTGCCATGTTGCCAAAGAAACTGGCCTTCAGCAACAGTCCGACCCGTGCAGTGATCAAAATCTCACGAACTTCACGATCAATTTTAGGGTCAGTTGGGCCAACAAGATCTTTGAACTTGTCGCTGTCTTTGCTGTCTGCTGTGGTACCTGCTTTGCTCATGGTGTTCCTTTGTTGCGTTATGTGTATATTATAGCACAAATTGAATTAATGGTCAAACGCTTACAAGCTCAGTTCGGCTGCACGTTCGCAGGCAGCATTCAGAGAGTTTTGTGCAAGGTACATTTCGTCACGGTACGACGGACTTGACGCTCCTTGTCCGACCAATCGCTTTTCTGTGCTTCGTGATAAGCAACCAGTTTTTCGGCGTATTGCAGGGCAAGTTCTTGAACGGTGTAAGTCATCTGGGGCTCCTTGTTGCTGTCTATGTGTATATTATAGCAAATCGGGCATTTTTGGTCAACCAAAAAGTGCAACTCAAAAAGTAATACTCAAATACTACCTAAATTTAAGTACTTTAGTTGGAACCAACTCTGTGCAGCCTCACTATAAAAGTCCAAGTGAACCTGGTTCTCATAGTGCATTTTGGGTTCATAAGGACTGTCGACTTCGTGTGGTACTAGTCCTTGATGATGTCGATATACAAACCCCAGCTCGCGCAGCAGTCGAGTCCTTACTGCCATGCCCATACCAAAGTCTTGTAAAATCTTACTGTAGATTTCTGACCAGTCACTGGGCGTGTGAAAGATGATTAGATTCTTTTTAACTGTTACTTTGCACATGAGCCAGCTGAAAAAACGCCAGTTCTTCGTTGCCTTTTAAGTAGATGCGATAGTCTTTGTACACGGTCGAATATGCCCAGTGCAGGTTTATATCTGCATCTTGTAGCACAGCATTACTACGCTTGATCGCAATGCGAGTGTCTACCTCTTGACTCCATCCGTATGTGCGATTCATCCAGCGCCTGGCACGGTCAAAATCCAGCACGCCAGTGCAGTGCCAAACAGATTTGGAAAACTCCAACATGTAGTTAAAACTAGCATGGTGGCTGTGGCGTCGGTCCATATCAGTTACAATGTATTTCATCGTGACCAATTATTCAGCTTGTCATTATACTTTAGTAAAAACCAGTCTAGGTCTTTTCGCTCTTTTACAAAAAAGCGATGATTTCCGTATTTGGATTCAATTTGATAAATCCAGTTACATAACGGGCGAGGATTCAGGGTTTCAAGTGTTTGAATATCAATGCCAGGTCCAAAAGACTGGGTAAAAAAGTCATGCAACTCGGTGAAGTTTTTTCTGCCTTCGTCGTATGAGTTTGGCGAAATAGTAATTCTTTTGCCCCACAGCCATCCTCCTAGCTTTGCTGGTTTTGAATTACCATGGATATCTTCTAACATTAATCTCATTTGGAATCCTTGTATTGTATAAGCAAAAAGGGGGCAGTGTTGCCACTGCCCCCACTGCCAAATTAGGCCGAAGCCTGCAGGATGTACTTGCCAAAACGCTGATGGAACTCGTCAAAGTTCTTCAGCTTGGTGGGCTGGAACGGCAGGTTGTATGTGGTCAGGGCAATACGAGCACCCATCACAGTCAACTCTGTTTCAAAGTTCTTCATCATGTAGCCCAGGAAGTTGTCGGACATGGCATGGAATTCTTTGTCCGGAATCTTACGAGCCACTGCATCCTTGAGTTCGTAGCACATGGAGATCACCAGGCTGTACATGGCACTGACTTCTTTGACATCCAGTGTGGTGACTTTGCCGCTCAAGATATCTTCTGGATTGGGCAGTCTAGCACTGATCTTGCGGTGTGCCATGAACTTCACAGCAAGACCTTCGCCCACAGTGCCTGCAATCAGGTTGGTCAATGTGTCGGCATCGCCGTCATCTTCGCTCAACAGCTCGCTTACAAAAGTCCAGGTACGCGGTGTAGCAAAAGCTCGTGAGCTGGACTTGGAGTCAAAGTCATACAGGTCCTGTTTGGCAAAGCTCAAATAACCCACCACATCCTTGTGGATGTTGTTTTGCACTGCCCAGGTCTGGTACGATGCAAAGTCCACTTTCATTTCCTGGTGAATGAAACGATTTGCCAACGGTGTGGGCATACGATAAGTGACACCTTTGTCGCTTTCCCTATTGCCTGCGGCCACCAAGACCACATTTTTAGGCAGGCGATACTTGCCAATGCGTCGATTCAGAATAAGTTGATAGGCCGCGGCTTGAACACTGGGTGCGGCACTGTTCAGTTCGTCCAAGAACAACACCACAATGGGGTAGTCCCGGGCCATTTCTTCATCGGGCAGTTCAATTGGTGGAGCCCAATCCATCTTGCCCAGTTCTTTGTTGTAGAACGGAATACCACGAATGTCAGTGGGCTCCATCTGGCCCAGGCGCAGATCGATCATGAGTCCGCCCAGTTCTTCAGTGATGCCTTCTACCAATTCGCTTTTGCCAATGCCTGGAGGACCCCACAAGAACAAGGGACGTTTGGCTCGGAATGCTCGTAGCAAACTTTTACGAGCTTGGGTCGAAGTAACAGTGCGTGAATCTGACATGAAAATCCTTTTAAGTGGTTAATGCGTTTATTATAACAAGAAATGTGTTTGCTGTCAATTGGTGTGAACTTTTCGCAACATTAAAAACAAGTGCTTTTTTTTGCGTGGCAACCATTTTGTTGCAGCCGCGCCACATGTTTTATTCCAAGGACTCCTCATTGTTATGGCACTTTGGAAGTATCCTTCTTTGGTCAACCCGATCACTGGATCGTAATCGGGTGGTATCCAACTTTCAGGCAGAGTGCAACTGAACTGTCTGGACGCTTTGATCAGACGTGCCAGCCAATCTACTCGTACATGCTTGCAGTCCTTGCACAGCAATTCCTTGTTGTATTGTTCTTGCCCGTTGCCGGGTAATGCTGATGACATCAATGACTCCTTTTGTTGCGGTATGTGTATATTGTAGCAAAAGAGCAAATATCAGTCAACCGCTCAAAAAGTAGTACTAGTGTATTACATGGTAGTTGATATTGATTTGAACCGTTTGATTGATTCTGATTTGTCCCAAAATCCAATTTGCAATGATTTTCGTGGACCTGTTGTAAACCCTTCAACAGAGTGTAGAGCCTGGGCACATAGCAAGTGCCAACGGCCGCGTTTCAATCGTGCTCGGCCAACTTCTTTAAGATTGTCATATGAAGTAGGAGCGGCCCATTTCATATCATATGAATCAGGGCCCGAAGGGTGGGTGTTTCTGATCACCGGATGATTTCCTTCTTGCCAGTATACAGTGTCGACGGCCTGACCGCCCTCGTCTAGTAACCACATCAATGTCCAGTTGCGACTTTTATCAGTGTGTGGCAGTGCAACGCCGCCCGGTTTTCCATGAAAGCTAATACCAAGATCTGTATAATCCGAACCAATATTTTCTTTAACCCAGTCACAGATTTTTTCACTAACAGGATGCCGCCAATAAGTTGTGTTTGGTATAGACACGCCATCTTTACTAGCAGAACGATCAAACGCTCTGCCCAGTAATTCGTCACGATTGTACGCATCTGCGGTGTCCAGCAATCCGTCGGGTATTGCAGGCAAGGCAGGATAATAAATTAATTGTTCAATCATAGAAGTTTTCCTTATAAAAAATAGGCTGCAACGAGCCTATTTATTTTGTGATACAGAATTATTGTCCCAGACCCAGATGCACTGTTGATGGTCTTTTGGCCAGGAATTCTTTGAAAGCAGTTGATTTTAAAATTTCAGTCAATGCGGACACTGTGTCCTTGGACACTGTGCTCATGCCCCACAGATCTATAGTCACATAGTGATTGGTGTACTTGCTCGGGGCAAACTGTCCCAGGAATGGCAAACCATAATGATTCTTTGCTGTGGATGCTGCAATACATTTACCGCCGGCACTGACCACAGCTTCAACACCATTGGCAATGAAGATCATATCAACATCAGTTCCTGCAATCACAGCAGCTCTTGCAGCAGCATTGGCTTCATATGGAATAGTACGAATATTCAGTTTTGGGGAACTATTAGCCACAAGATTGGTCCACGGTGGCAGGGTAACAGGTCCAGACGTTATGGCCACTTTATAATTTTGTGTGCCAGTAAGATCTGTCAGGGCAATGTTTGTTTTTGCAGGCGAAGTACACAGATAGTGTGTTGTGCTGGCCAGATTAGTGACAAATTTAAATGCGGGATAATCTTTTTGTGCTGGGCAAAGACCTGCTGCATCCTGCATATCTCCGCCACTCATGACAACAAATGAATTTTCTTGAGTTTTTGCCCGGATCAATGCATCATGGCATGACTTGAAAAATTCTTGTTTGACTGTGTGGCCCTTGTTCCGAAGACCTTCGATCACCGGCATTGACCATACTTCAGTGCCGCCACCGGGTGGATAATAGTAATTGAAATGATAGGTGTCGGCCACTGCGGCAGCAGATGCAACAGCAAATGCAATTGCTGTGAAAAACTTAGAAAATTTACTCATAATTTCTCCTTAAAAGTTGAATAATACAAATCGGAAAATTTCCGATGATACTGACGTTGACAAAAGCATGCCAAATATCAGTGCGACGCGAACAGAAAACTCTTTGACAAAAACCCCAACACATACCGACATGGCAGTCAACAACAGATACAGACCCAGTTGGTGGTTGGCCATTCCTTCTGAAACACACACTGCCACGCTTACTGCAATCAGGATGGGATAAATTATCTTGTTCAACCGAATGTAGAGGGAAATCATACTTTGATAAAACATTCCGGCAACCAACCAATTGACCACATTGACCAGTAACAGTATCACAATCAATGGTCCAGCCAGTGATGCTATCAAATTGAAACTGTTGTTGATTCCAAATCCGCTGCGTTCGGCCAAGGCCATGATCACTGCTTCGGATGGAATAATAGGCAATGCTAGAAATATCAATGGTATCAACACAGTGATGGCAGCTGAATTGTTGGCAGCCTCTGCAGAAACCACTATTCGTTGATTGTTGTTGTTGATCTTTTTTTCCACCACTGCTGCAACCATTGACGACACAGATGTTCCTATCATAGGCACCAGGCCCATCACAGCACCTATCACGGATCCACGCAGGGATGACAGCACCGGTGGAAATTTTAATAAATTTGCTAGCCGAGTACGAATACCAAACTCATTCGAATTGATGTCAACACCGGATAAGGTATGCCTTGCATGATGAAATAACTCTGGCAACATTAGAAATCCAATGAACACCGGTACAAACGGAATGCCACTGGGCAGAAAATCTGCTGCGGATAAAAAATGTTCGCGCCTCAAAACATCGTACCCAATGTGTCCAATCGTCAGTCCTATAATTGCAAATGTCAGTGCCAGGATCTTTTGTTTGCTGGCCACACTGATCAACACAACAAGCACAGTTAACAATATCAATCTTGGAGTGTTGTTGATAAAGTACTTCATAAAATCAATGTACTGTGTGGCTGCATAAAAAATCACAACACCCACAACCGATGCTATCAGACTGGATGTGGCCGTGGCGCTTAGTAGTTCTGCACCACGCCCTTGCCTGAATTCATCATGGCCATACTGCACCGCTGGCACACTGGTGATTTCTCCGGCTATGCCATACACAATAGATGGTATGCTGCTGTAGTACTGCACTGAAGACATCATCACTGAATAAAATACAAACAAATCCACCACCGGCAACCCGAGCAAAACAGGATACAAGATCATTATTCCTGATGCAGGTCCTACTCCGGGAAATACGCCGATCACAATGCCGCTGGCTATGCCAAGCAGTATGATTGGTAATAGATACAGTAACTCTATCATCTAATTTTGTACTCCCGCGAACTGACTGCATGATATGACTGCACTGATTGTCGATCTGAAGACAACAGCCCCATCCGCACCATGTAAGATTTTAGAGTCTGGTCCGTTTGCAAAATATGCCAGCCATCGATGTATTTTTTCACAGCCGAAGATTGACGCTGTAGTCCCGACAGCAATGGCAGACTTGTGGAATTTTTTGATAATTGGTGCAATACCAGATCAGAGATTTCTTTTGAAAAATCAATTGATTTTACTATACTGTCGTGCTCGGCATTGATCTGTTTTTCCATTTGACTGATCCCCGGTATCACATCTGGGTCTCGGCCTTGCACTGCACATTTTAAATAGTAATTTTCTGGTTTTTCTAATTCTGCCAAGGTGGTGTTGGTTCGTAAACAATAGTTCAACATCATGTGACACTGTTTGGCATGCAAGGCTGGCAGGTCAGGAGATATAAAAAAGAACTCTAGGTCGCTGCGGTTCAATGACCCAGAAAATACGCGGTCTAAAAATCCAAAGTAATAGCCGTCTTTGCGCTGAATCAAATGCGGTTTTTCAAACCCCACAATGGTGCAATAGTTATAACTGTGGTAGGATTGATCAAAATTGTATTGATGCAGCACAGGCCGGCAGTATTTGATCAACTGATGTCTGAGATTTTTTCCATCGTTTACCATGTAATCTTCCGACGACAGTTGTTGTTCATATCCAAGAATATCGTCGTGAGTATGAATTGATTTTATATTGATTTTTGTAGTCTTGTCTGGATGATTTTCCAACAGCCAGGTCACTGCTTTTTCTGGCATCAAATTGTCGACGCCGGATCGTGCGTAACAAATATAGATCTCGTCTATGTGTATGTTGTTGCGTAAAAAAGTGTTGTATATAGTGACCGAGTCAGTGCCGCCGCTGAACGCCAGTATGAGTTTGTCGTATCTGTTTCTCAGTTGATGTGCTCGTCGGTCACACAGTGTTTGAAAACTTTCTGCTGGTTCTATGGTCCAATCAATGGCAGAAAACTCATGGTCGTAAAAATCAAATTTTGGAAATGTATGTGGATCGTGTATGGACCCGTGCAGGAACGCCGTGAACGGATTGTCAAATCTTATTCCATTGATGTTGTAATAAACCATTGGCAGTTTTACTGTATTCAGGGAGATTGCTTGTAGAAGAACTCTACTTACGGTAGGCGTTCTGTTATATTATAACAGTAAAGACATTGCTATGTCAAGCGTCAATTGGTGATCCGACGTCAACAGATTGTTGGCGTTGCTGATGTTATTTATATCGACTGCACACAAACGGCCAAAAAAAAAGGCTACCGAAGTAGCCTTTGTGTCCAATCGTGTTGGATTAGAACGAGTGTGATACACGAACACGATATGTGTCAGTGTTGTTGGCAGCAGTTGTATTGCTGTTAACTTGTGCCACTGCCAATTGAACCGAAGTTCTCTTGCTCAATGCATACTCAGCACCAACTTCTTTGGCAGTGCCATTGCCGTCGGAATATGCAGCACCCACAGTCACAGCACCCATGGTGTAGGAAGCACCTACCACATAGGAGTCGGCAACATTGAGTTCATTGCGGCTGACACCCGCACCAACTGTGATGCCTTTTACAGTGGCTTTGGCGCTGGCACGAACACGCTCGGTAGTTTGGTTGTAGTCAACAGCACTGCTGATTGGGCCAACTGTGTAAGTTGCACCAAATGAGTTTTTGTTTGTGCCGGTGTTGTTGATGGCTCGAGTGTTGCTGACTTTGAATGCAATTCCCGACACTGTGGGTGTTGTATAGCTGACGGATTGCACATTGGATTTGGCGCCCAATACGACTCCGTCTTGGCCCATAACTGGTGCATCGCCTAGGCCTAGACCAATGATACCATTGGCGGATTCAACTTGACCGACCTTGACTGAACCAACACGAGTTGCAACATCAATATACAGGTCGTTGCCTTCGGTGGCAGTGCCGTTTCCACCAGGTTGAATTTCTGCATAGGCCTTGACAGTGATGCCATTGCCGATGGATTCCGTAGCAGTGAAGTTGATGTTGCTGGTGTCCATTGGGGACATGGTGGTCGATGAGTTGTCGGCCCGCTTGATGTCGTATGCAAGTTTTCCGCCAATTTTGAACTGGGCGTGAGCTGTACCTAATGCAGCCAAAATTGCCACTGCGACTAATGCTTTTTTCATTGTGTATTTCCTTTGTAAGTATGAACGGGCAGAATTGCCACTCAAGTATTTATTGGTGGTCACTGCAACAACTTAGAAAACAAGCAGTTTACACTGGTTTTCTGGCTAAATTGACCGGCAGACACCCAAAAGAAAACCCGCCCGGGGCGGGTTTAGCGAACTGCAACAGTTTTACTTGGCAGCTGGTTTAGCTTCTTCTTTTTTAGCAGCTGGCTTGGCTTCTTCTTTCTTGGCAGCTGGTTTAGCAGCTGGCTTGGCTTCTTCTTTCTTGGCAGCTGGCGCAGCAGCAGCAGGTGCAGCCGCAGGTGCAGCAGCAGGTGTAATATTAGAAGGTGCAGCTGGTTTAGCAGCAGGAGCCTGGGCAAATGCAGTGGCAGCAGCCACGGCAGCGATAATAGCGATAAGTTGTTTCATGAAATTGTCCTTTTGTTTAAAAAAATATATATATCTAACAGTACAACGGATTGTTGTACAACATTATATATGCCGCATTACAAATAAGTCAAAAAAATAGGACCCGAAGGTCCTATTTACTATTTTCTGTTTCTAAGCATAGTTGCTCAAAGCAGTGTTTAGACTGCTAAGGAGTGGCGTTGTGCTGTACGAGCAGAGAACTTGACGTTCTTACCTGAAACAGTTACTTCACCTGTATTTGCGTTTGCATTTACGGTTTTTGTGTCTACGGCCGAAATACTCCGACCCTAACGGCTTCTACATTGCCGGACTGTCCATTTCTTTACTTGTGACCCAATCGATAGCCTGGTCATCCCCACCTAAATATACCTCATACACTTAGGTGGAGATGGTGGGAGTCGAACCCACGTCTTGAATCCTTTTCTGTCTACTTCATACAGTCTTAACTTTTATTTATTTTATATTTGGTCTCAGTAGCAGGAATCGAACCTACGCTCCTTGGTCCCAAACCAAGAGTGATACCATTTCACCATACTGAGAATTAACTGGGAATCATTTTTGGCAAGTAAGGCACTGCCCTGGGTCCATGCCGTTGTTGCAGTAACAAACGAGCTTCTTGTGCATCGTTGGCACCAACCCTGTCCAAGAACTCTCGACCGTTTACTCTTACTGTTGCTTCAAATAGTTTCATACACACCTTTAAAATTGGTACATCCTCACGGTTTCGAACCGCGGACCCTCTCCTTGTAAGGGAGACGCTCTACCCCTGAGCTAAGGATGCAAAAAATGGAGCGGCTAACCGGGTTCGAACCGGTGACGTCTTGCTTGGCAAGCAAGTACTCTACCAACTGAGCTACAGCCGCATATGTTAACTGGTACCAAGAGACGGGATCGAACCGCCCACACACGAATTTTCAATCCGCTGCTCTACCAACTGAGCTATCTTGGTGTGGTGGAAGTAAGTAGATTCGAACTACTGACCCGCAGCGTATGAAGCTGCTGCACTACCGCTGTGCTATACTTCCAGAACTGCTGTGGGGTATAGTATGGAATTCGAATCCATGCTGACGGAATCACAATCCGTAGTGCTGACCGCTGACACTAACTACACCATATAGAAACACACTACGGAGTCGAACCGCCTTGCTAGCTCCTCGCCCGAGGATGGCATTCGAGCAACCCATAACACCCGCCGCTAAACGGGCTCGTCACTCTATGCTAGTGTGTTTTTATATGATCTGACCATATAAGAACACATTCGTTTCCTAGCTTTACGGCGGCATGCCTGCTCTTTGGGATAGCACCTGCGTCCAGTTGCTAGGTATCCACTAACCGTTGAATGTGTTCTTATATGGCGTCGCTACCCTCTGGCGGTCAAGCCTGCTCTTGCGACTTCTTGGCGATTGCCCATCCCCTATGTGTTGTGACTAGCAACCTAGTTGGTCCGGGATCTACCAATACTGACCATAGTTGAATACACTCTCGGCGTAAAGGGCTTTTTCATCGTGCTAGTTAAGCTACTTCGTTGCGTCCGCCCTGCTAACCAAGCAGACTGTCGGGTCAACCAATGATGAATGTATTCAACTATGGCAACTTCTAATTCAAGCAAGGGCGTGTGACCATTGAACTCAAATAGTTTTACCATATAGAAACACACTATTGTTTTACAATAAACTACGCTCCTGAGTTTCTGCTCAGGACCCCATAGGTCTGCCTATGTTTTCTAATGTGTTTTTATATGGTAGGACCACCCGGACTCGAACCGGGAATTGGCAGATTAAAAGTCTGCTGTGATAACCATTTCACTATGATCCCATACTCAGTCGTGAATTGTCTTTCGAGTGCCAATCCAGACCGACATGGGATCTGGGTTGACACTACATTTTAGCTGTTCGCTTCATATAGTCTTTCGTTTAAGTTTTGATTATACAACAATTGCAGAATGTTGTCAACTGTTTTTGGTGCGTCCTGAGAGACTCGAACTCCCGGCCCCCGGCTTCGTAAACCAGTGCTCTGATCCAGCTGAGCTAAAGACGCATTGAGTAGCCCCGGAGGAAGGAATCGAACCTTCATTGGTTGTATACGGACCTGTGTTACCATTACACTACAACCGGGATAAAAAGATGGTGCCCCACGACAGAATCGAACTGCCATCACAGGATTACAAAACCAGTGTACTGCCATTGTACTAGTAGGGCTAAAAATTGGCTCCTCAGGTACGGATCGAACGTACGACATCTTCATTAACAGTGAAGCGCAACTACCGCTGTGCTACTGAGGAATAAACCATTGGTGGAGAATAAGAGATTCGAACTCTTGGAGCCAATTACTTGACCCGACAGGTTAGCAACCTGCTGCCTTCGACCACTCGGCCAACTCTCCGTTATCTCTATTATATAGCAGTTGACCAACAGTGTCAACATATATTTGGTGCCGCCACGTGAACTCGAATCACGGACCTTTCGCTTATCAAGCGAATGCTCTAACCAACTGAGCTATGGAGGCATTATTTTGGCAGAGGGTACTGGGATCGAACCAGTGATGACAGAGTCAAAGTCTGTAGTGTTGCCGCTACACTAACCCCCAATAAATTTGGTGGAGGATATCAGGATCGAACTGATTACCTACTGCTTGCAAAGCAGCCGCTCTCCCAAATGAGCTAATCCCCCGTTTTTTGGCCGGCCCTGAGAGATTCAAACTCCCAACTTCCAGTTTCGAAGACTGGCACTCTATTCGATTGAGTTAAGGACCGATGTTTGGCGTACCGCCAGGGATTCGAACCCCGAACCGCTGGTTTTGGAGACCAGAACTCTGCCAGTTGAGCTAGCGATACATTTTAAAAATTCAATACAAATTGCCAATAAGTACTGGTGACATGAAAAACTTTTTCTTACACCAACTTGTTCATCAAAGACACCCGGAATATCAACCATTGACTTCAGTGTTGCCGATATGCAATGTCAAAAACTCAATGGCAAAAAGTCTAAAGGCACTGTCAAAAATTACATACAACAATGATGATGCCTTCCAGGCGTTTTCGGTCAACAGTAAATATTTTGAACTGATGGCCGAAAATCCAAAAACATTCAATGTAGACAACATACCACCGGAGACACTGAGACAATGGGTGTACGATTCCGAGTTTGACGAATTACTAACAAAAAATTCTCACATGGAAGTAAAATTACAAGACCCAATTCTAAAATTTGTTGTCTCTGAATTTTTGAATGCCATTGGGCTAGATCCGGCTCACCTGGCCGTCAGTCGAGCAAAATTAAACATACAAAAACCTGGTCAAATATTTCCTTTGCATCTGGACCGAGTTCGGCACAATGACTATCATGCTGACGAAAAACAACTTGTGTCGGATCCATCACATGATAGATTTCTAATTTTTTTAGAAGATCAGCAACCGGGACAAATGTTTCAATTTGACATGTGTAACATAACATGGTCAGCCGGAGACGTGTTCACTTGGAATGCCCGAGACACCATGCATGCATCAGCAAATACAGGATATTGGACCAGAAGACTTCTGTTGATTGATGTGGGCAAAAAGACCTGATCTGATTGCCCGTATTTTCTAACACACTGTTGCCAATGTGTGTATTAAAGCACACTCACCCGAATGGACCTTGTCACCTCCGCCTGCTGTCGGAAGTGTGCTTTAATACGCTGTGATTTTTCGCTCCACAAAAGGAGTTTCATCCCACAGGCCGCCCGTTTACAACTTGTTTTAAGTGCGTTGTCAGGACCTCGTTTCCTGGGCATTGCTGCTCTTATTCACACTTTGCGATCTGCGACGGCCCTTGGGCAGTCTCTCGCTGTTTTGCTGCTCGGTGATGCTGTGCGGCACGTTCGACCTTTTTACGGATCAATTGCTTGAACTGTTCTTTAGTCAGTGTATGCGTTGCCGTCCACTCTGCTTGCTTAATCTTTTTATCTGTCATTGTTCCTTGCTAAAATAAAAAAACCCTGGGTTTTTAATCCAGGGTCCTTGAAGTTTGTCGGTTACTGCTGTTATGCGCAACTGCTTTCTTCTCGGACCCTGTGATTCGCTGTAATATTCTTGACACGGCCAAAACCGCGTGACCACGGCTGAGCCTGGGTCGTTACGCGATGCATGGGGCTAAAAATATTAGTGTTCATCATAAATCCTATTGTATGTTATTTATCATTCTGTGTCAACCACCGATGATTTGTTATTGGTAGCGGGACTTGGATTTGAACCAAGGATTGCGAAGGCTTATGAGACCCTGCCGGTGACCGGACCCTTCCCGCGGTAGTTTATTTATCTATTCTGAAACACACTATCTGCGGCATTGCAGCCCGCATCAGCTTAATGTGTTTTAGAATAGTGGAGCACTGAGAATACATGCTTACCCAACAACACCTCGGACATTATTACGATCCTTGCGAGACCGCTTTCTTCCGACTTCCACCAAGACCCTTGCAGGTTTCCTGGTCTGTTGCCAGCATCGCCGTTTTTAAAGACAGGCAGTAGTCTTGTCGCCATATGCTATTCTACGCTTTCTATCCCGTTGACCTTTAGAGCCATTCACTGTCGCTAAACAGTTACGAAACTTCCTGCATAAACAGATTTCACCTTGCGAGTTACGTCTGACTTGATTCTCTTGCGAGCCAAGTATTAGATGCTTTTCACATACGACCGAGTCAGTCTTTGCTTTTTAATAGTTAGATGGATTTGAACCGTCTGCCTACTCCTTAACAGGGAGTTGCTCTACCAATTGAGCTATAACGAACCTACTGCGATGTGCTGACTCAGTTGCTGCATAAAGTTTTGCTCTACACAATACAACACACCACGTTCCTTTTGTCTTGCGAACTACTCAGACGTCTTTTGCGATCTGTGTTGACCCCGCCTTTCGACAGCCTCCACTGACCACTCAAACTGCATACAAGCCCTTGGGTGCAACCCCTCGGACCGATACACTACCCTTTCTCATGCCAATTAACTGGACTGGTTTTGTTGTGAAGTCAGCACCACCTGTTACTTTCCATCTGCTCCGGTTACCCTTGCGGGCCGGTAAGCCGACGTTCTTTCCACAACATCCAGCGTCATTGTTACCTCCACCGGTCTTATCAGTGAAGGGACTCTCGCGAGTCTGAGCAGGCTTGTCTAAACGAACCGTTGCTGGCGGAGTTATGTAGGCATACCTCCTTTGGCTGTGTCACCACAGTTATTCTTCACTAGACAGCAAGCTGCCTAGTAGGACATTAAACTGCCCCGGAATCTTATTGTAACATCAACTGTTGAACTTGTCAACACCTAATTTTACCAAACTTTATATTGTTGAACACACCACTGAAATTGAGTATGAAGGAATCGAACCTTCTTTCACGCCCCACGTACTCGATGCCCGTTTCAGTCAGGCTAATGTGCTCAACAATATCAAGTAAGTATCTATTGTATGACAAACATCTTTGCTTGTCAAATTGTTTTGGATAAACTGATAAAAAGTTTATCCAACACGATCTGGTACCAGCGGAGAGAATCGAACTCTCTCAAAGCCGCTAATCTGGCGGAAAGGGCATATAAGACCCCTCGGACTCCAAGTCTCGCTGGCATATTGAATTTGTTAGAGTAGCAGCACCACGTTATTGCTGCCATTCACCCGAATTAACAAGCTCGAGCGGGAGTCGGTAAGTTACTTGGGATACCGGTCCAGTTGATACGCCGTCATGTATGCCGATCCCACTCAAGCGATCAGCCGGGCATCGAACCCGCAACCTTCTACTGTTTTGGTCCTTCGAAGAAACCTAGACAGCGTGACTTTCTCTTGCTAACACTCTAACAAAACTTGGCGCCCCTAACAGGAATTAAACCTGTCTACGTTCAGCTTCAAATCTGACTCGCAACACAGTCCAGGGCATAACTTGGCGCAGAACATTTCTGTTTTTATCCGTGTCCAGGAATATTACTCCAGACAAAAACTGCAAATTTGGGGCATCATGTGGGATTCGAACCCACGCAAGAAAACCTTGATGATCATTCAAGGTTGAGGCAAACCGCACCCCGTTACATCCTATGACACCATAAACTAATTAAGAGCTTGTAGACCAAACTACAATTTACCGGTTTCTAGACGAACTCTTAAACTTGGTGGTTAGTGCTGTTGCGACACAGCGACATCCCTTGAGCGAGAGCGTAGGAACTTAATCTACGGGTAAACACCTCTTGGGTCGAACAGTCAGGACAATTACTTTTGTAAGGCGTACTAAGCAGCGCCTGTTCAGAGCGCTCCCTTTGGGTTACTTTCATTTCCAACTAACCAAAACTTGGTAGGCCCTCTGTGAGTCGAACACAGCACCAACAGATTATGAGTCTGCTGCTCTAACCAACATGAGCTAAGGGCCTGTTAACTTGGCGATGCGTGGGAGAGTCGAACTCCCGTCTCTGGATAGACAATCCAGGATAATGACCGTTATATGAACGCACCTAAATTTGTGAAAATGTTATGAGGACTCTTACCCCACCGTTGTTTGTATAGGCTGCGCGACCCATACGTCCCGGACACATTTTCTGACCCGGCGGTGTTTACTTTGTGGCTCTTGCTTTCCACTTGATTTCGTTTCCCGGTCGGAACTTCACCGACAATATACTGCAAGCATCTATGCAGCCTTGTTAATTCATCGCCCACAGGATTTGCATTAGGGCTCTGACGAGAAATATTTGGTGGATGAGGTTGGACTTGAACCAACAATGCCATTACGACGGAAGATTTACAGTCTCCTGGGGTTACCAATTTTCCTACACATCCAAAAACATGGTAGAGCATAGCGGAGTCGAACCGCTCTTAGTGGACTGAAAACCCACTGTCCTAACCGATAGACGAATGCTCCAAATTTATTATATTGAAACGCACTCGGCTCCCCTTACAACCTTGTTCCTGTCAATTCAGGATGAACCTGGCTCAAGTCCAGCGGCTCCCCTTGGTTGTTTGTATCTGTCAATTCAGATTGAAAATGTGTTTCAATATAATTTCTTGCCGTAGCAAGAAAAAATATTAGTAAATTTTTAAAGAATTCTCTTCAGCTACTCGATCGTTTGCTGCTGTTATGTGTGTATTATAGCACTGATGCGATTTTGTGTCTACCAGCGCCATAAAAAAACCCGCCTAGTTAGCGGGTCTTTGTGAATGTAGTACTTTTGTTAACTACAATGGCAAAGACCCCTGGGACAATCACGCTCATAGGCTATCTCATAGATGGCCGGCGTGTTGTTAGCAGTGAATGTGATTTGCGTAATCATAGTGTATTATATATGCCTTTTGTTTAAAAGTCAAGAAAAAAGGCTATCAAAGTAGCCTTTTTAACATTGGCGGAAGTGGTAGGATTCGAACCCACGATACCTTGCGATATGACTGATTAGTAATCAGCTGCCTTAGGCCACTCAGCCACACTTCCTAAACTCGTTCATTGACTCGAACACGATGTCGTGCAGTGGCCAATCCTTTGAAGCGATCCGCAGCATAACTGGCAGCAAACGCTTCGGGTTTGACCAATGGTGTTATGTTGCAGGTTCCTTTTATATAGCCAATGGCCTGTGCAATCACACAGCTGGATCCGTGGCGTTCGTCTGGATTGATGTCCAAGTGTACTTCCACTTCTCGGCCGTTCAGCACTTCGCCCAGCCGATGATACATGTCAGAAACTTTGTACACTTCGTTCATCAGTCGCATGCTGGGCCGTGCAGTTTTTTGATCATAGTCACGCTCGCGGCACACTTCGCCAAATATCTTGCATCCGCTGTTGCCGTTGATATGCACCACAATGGCCAGTGTGTAATCGGCCCACCATTCGTTGTTGATTCGGATTCGTTCGCTGTCGCAACCCAAATAGATGCGAGTCATTGGGCCTTGTGCTTCTATGAATTGTTTTACTTTTACAAGATTAATGGTTTGCATAATTTTCTCAAATCGATCAACATAAAAACTGGAGCGGGATGGGGGAATCGAACCCCCGACTTTAGATTGGAAATCTAAGGTAATACCATTTTACGAATCCCGCAATAGTGTACCGATGCTTATACAAGCAGGAGCATTGCTCGGTACCACACAAAGGCAGGATTTAAAAAGAGCCTGCACTCTGACTACTCTATTTACTCTTTAAAATTCAACTGTGAATTAACTGGAGTAGCGGGTGAGATTCGAACTCACGGTTTTAGGGATTTGCAATCCCTTGCATTGGGCCTCTCTGCCACCGCTACTTTAAAATTCCAGGCCTACATTGTAGGACCATTGCCGTTACGAAAACCCACTGACCCACCTTCTGCTTCGATGCGTTTGATCACATCTTCAAACAGTATCGGTGCAAAGTCAGTCTGTTCCACGCATACACAATGATAGCGTGGATCAATCTCGTCGCTGTACAAGATTTCACCAGTTCTAGCATCAACTCCACGGGCTTTGCGTACACGATTTGCGTGAGTATGTCCGTGTATGTTGACGCCAAAACGCCCCAAGCTGTCACTGTGTACAGGAATGTGGCTAAGGATCATGCCGTTCATCACATGGTACGCCCGTAATTCACGAAAGTATTCACGATACTCTTCATCACGGAAGATATCATGGTTGCCACGGATTAACACCTTGTCGCCGTTCAATCTGGCCAGAGTCTTTAATGCTTTGCGGTTTATAACCACATCACCCAAGTGATATACCTTGTCCGTGGGTTTAACTCGTTTGTTCCAGGCCGTGACCATGGCTTCGTCCATTTCCTCAGCACTATCCCACGGGCGTAATTTGGTGACACCATCGTTGCGGGTAAAGCGGCATACACCCATGTGTCCAAAGTGCGTGTCGCTGACTAAAAATACACTAGGCATCTTGCCCTCCTTTTCTTGCGTTGTAACCTATATTATAGCAGATTGTGGCTTTGCAGTCAATCAAACGGCTGTTGTAATTATATCGTACTATAGTTAAATATAGTAAATGAAATATTCTTTGTTGTTTGTGTTGTTGGCAGGCTCTACAGCATTAAATGCTGTGGCACCACCAACGGAAAAATTAGACAAGAATGAACAATGGGTGTGTACACTGTGGAGTTGGTCGGGCCAAGCTCCCAATAGAGAAGTTTGGTGTCGACGCTGGGAAAAGCAATTTAAACCTTATATTCTACGATCATGATTGACCCTGTGACAATTGGCCTGGCATTCACTGCGGCACAGCAAGCAATTGGCGGCATTAAAAAAGCCATTGCCATGGGCAAAGACATCAACAGCTTATACGGACAGTTTAGTTCATTTTTTCAAAATTGCGACAAAGTTTATGTGGCCAATGTCAAGCTGATGAATTCTACTTCTTTGCTGAGCAATGGAGAAATTGCTTCAAGATCTTTGCAAACTGCCATGCACAGCAAAGCACTGCGGGACGCTGAAAAAGAACTTAAAGAAATGCTGATCTGGTCCGGCAACAAAGATGTCTGGGATCAAATGCAGTCCGAGCGAGTGCGTATGTACAAAGAACGAGCAGAAGTTGAAAGAAAAATGGCAGCAGCCAATCGCAAAGCACAAGAAGACATATTACAAACATTTCTTGTGTTTTCTTGTTTTGTGGCCATTGCAATTCCGGCATTTTTTCTCAGCCTGGTAATGCTATCCAGAGCCTAACCCAGTATTACACATGCCAGATTTCAACAAACCCTTCTTCTTCGGTAGGCATTTCAAATTTGATGATCATATCTTGTACTATTTCATCAGGAATGTGCTTGCCCGGACGACTGTTTAATCTGCGAGCATGTTCCGGTGCATCGGGTGTCCGAAATACCACAGCAATGTGCTCATAGTTGGGCAACTCAACAAACTTCTTTCGACGGCTTTTAACTGTGGTGCTGGTCTGATCCCAAACAATATCTAACTGATATGCCGCAGCCATGTTAACATTTATCAGCATCTGTTTGACAGCAGTGGGCATGTATTCCTCAAACACTTCACTGTAGGTTTTGCCTTGATCATTGGCATATCCTTCCACATGCTGATCTGTGGACACATACTTGTGATCTTTTTTATCTTCACCCAACCACTCTTGGTTACGGTACCAAGTGGTTTTGCCCGATGCAGGCACTCCGATCAGTTGATAACATTTTGGCATAGTGTGATTGCTTTTATATACTTGGTGCCCTAGGAGAGACTCGAACTCTCAGCTTACGGCTTCTAAGACCGCTGTGTCTACCAATTTCACCACCAGGGCATATATCTTTACTTGCTATCTGTGCCACGATCCTTGCTGCTTTTGACAACAACACCGCTGCATAGCTGTGCATCAACCATCATGCGCTTGAACGCATTGCGTATGGTTTGATCTTTGAATGGCAGCAAGGTCATCAATGTTTTGTTGCGCTTGCTGAACTTAAAAGTTTTTGTTGGGGTCATGATTGCTTTCTTTAATTTAACTTGATTAACTGACTTATTTAAATGGTGCTCCGAGCCGGAATCGAACCGGCACACCCTTGCGAGCGAGAGATTTTAAGTCTCTTGTGTCTACCTATTTCACCATCAGAGCATTGTTCTATTATAACTTGTTTGTTGATCTTTGTCAACCATTGGTGCCCCCACTGAGATTCGAACTCAGATTTTTTTAAAATACTCCCTTTTGAGGAGAGTGACTTTACCAATTTGTCTATGGGGGCATGTTTGGCGCGGCCAGCAGGAATCGAACCCACATTCACGGTGTAGAAGACCGCTGTATTATCCGTTATACTATGGCCGCAAATTGCATTGGTGGAAGCGGTGAGATTCGAACTCACGGACCCTTTCGAGCCGGCAGTTTTCAAGACTGCTGCAATAAACCGGACTCTGCCACGCTTCCATTGCTTGTATTAACTTATCTAAATTTTATATTAATGAACTGTACAGCAACTACTCGATCGTTTGTTGCCAATTGTCTATTGTAGCACAGTCAGCAATCTGTGTCAACTGCTTTATTGTACATTGTCATGTAACCATTTCCAATATTCTTCTGCGGTCATACAGTTCTCCTTGTAGTGCATAATGAAAAACCCCGGAGTTTTTAGTTCCAGGGTCCTTGAAGTTTGGGTTGTTAAATTATTTTAACTGTGCCAACCATTCGGGATCCGGAACTGTTCTAGTCTCAAAGACGCAGATAGCCCTGTGTTCGAGATACACAAAGAGGACAAGAGTGAGTGAATGGTATTCATTATGATTTATTTATCTTTTATATCAAACAACAATTATAATCCATAAATATTTTATGCTGAGACTTTCTGACATTCGTCAAGTACAAATTGAATTAACTACCCGTTGCAATGCTCGTTGTCCCATGTGTATGCGGAACTATCGTGGTCTGGAGTTTAATTCTGGATATCCAGTTACTGAATTAACCCTGGACAACATTAAACAAATACTTCCTGTGAGTTTCTTACAGCAACTAACATCTGGTGTAAGTTTCAATGGAAATCTCGGGGATTTTGGATTGGCTCGCGATGCTCAAGAAATTGTACACTACTTGGCAGATCTAGCAGTACCAGTTTATATCAACACCAATGGCAGTATGCGTACACCTGACTGGTGGGCTGCGTTGGCACGACCCGGCGTTCGCATTGGATTTGCACTGGATGGGTTAGCCGACACACACAGTCTATACCGCTTGGATACAGATTGGAATCGAGTCATTGAAAACGCCACGGCATTTATTCGTGCTGGCGGCCATGCCATCTGGAGATTTGTTCCATTTGACCATAATCGTCATCAGCAAACAGACTGCAAAAAATTATCCAAAGAGTTGGGATTTGCCAGATTTGAAAACATTGACGAAGGACGCAACCGTGGCCCAGCATTTACTCGTACAGGTGAATTTACTCATCACATCGGCCAACCGTATGATTCAGGCACACCCGACATCAAACCTTTGTTGCAAAGTCATCTCACATGGTTTGATCCTGCCACTGTAAAAATTGATAAAGATTGTCAGCCCTTGAATATCACTTGTCAGCACAACCGACTAAAAGAAATTTATATTGCTGCTGACGCAACAGTGTATCCCTGTTGCTTCCTGGGGTTCTATCCGACCACAATGAATCATCCCGGCAATCAACAGTTGTTGCCCTTGATCAAAGAAAACAATGCACTAGAGCACAGCCTTGAACACTGTATTGAGTGGTTCAATGCAGTGGAAGAAACCTGGAAAAAGGACAGCATTGCCGCCGGCAGACTGTATGGATGTGTCAACAGTTGCGGTGGCCGAACCGTGGTTACACCAACTGCTGTTGCTTGATATAATCAATTAAAAAGCTGTTCAACACCTGGTGGTGCCCGGACTCACGATGTCTCATTGTGTCGGGCACCAGGTGTATGGGGGTATTGCCGTAGTTCATAGCCGGAACACCTTGCATGTGTTGCCATTCAACGGCCAGCCAGGCATAGCCGCCCAAGATGTTAGTAGTTTTCCTGAACAGGTCAAGCCTAGGGTCATGAATGCAATGCTGATACACATCGTCGGCCTGTTGATACACCAGCACACGGTGTCCACGCTGCTTCAAGTCAGCAATCATGGAAACAATTTTATACATCAGATCCTCAGTGCGATCCAGTATGCTGTAGATTTCACTTTTTAATTTGATGTCTACAAATTGATCTGTTTCTGCCGCACCCCAGCCGTACTGCCAGTGTTTGGCAAACTGTTGATTCTGCGGATTGGTCCAACGTCCTTCAAACTCAGACTGATTTTCCAGGATCGGTATTTCCAGTCGGCTTAAGAAAGTCATTCCCAGTACATAAAAGGTCGGCTGTGTTGTCTGGTAACTGTGTTTGAGTGTGGTGCGAATAATACGAGTGTTGGCGCTGCCGCCAATGGCCAAACTTTCCGAAGTGTTCATGCCTAGGCGCTCGGCCAAATCCACATGGCCATTGCCAGCAGCATATGCTTCCATATAACTGCAACCATTCACAACCAAGTGATCAACTGATGCCATGGTCTTGAGTAATACGTCGATACCAATTGTCTGCTATGGCTGCCTGTCCTGCAGGGCTGGTGTGATATCCAGGATCTTCGCCCACAAACGGGTAGCGGCTATAAGCAGCAAGTACACTTTCTGCTTGGTCTAGCATGATGTAATGATCAGGGATCACTTTATTAAATGCATTGCGCCATTGGTGCTCATTGGCATGGTCAAATGGCCACAGCAACACAGGCTGTACTAGAAACTTTAATCCATCGTGATACATTTGTAAAATACCTTCGTGTATGATCCATTCGTCCTGTTGTTTTTTCCAAGCATTGTCGTAGATGCTGTCAATCCAGGCCTGTACGCCGCGTTGTGCATCTCGGCTGATGCGAGCCATTCTGTAAGGATGATCAAAATTTTCTGCCAGGGTAAAGATGGTTTCGCAAATCATATTGCTGGGTTCTTTGCCATAGTTGACATTTTTCAGGCCGTCTTCTCGCCGGTAACCATTGCCGCGTGTACGATCTTGTAGATGCTTTTCCAGTGGTGGGCCTTCGCCACGGCTGGGCGGTTGCGTCCAGTCGTACGGTGCTGAGTTTGCTGGAATCTCCATGCGATCCCAGAATGTGGGAGTGACAATGGCAAAGTCCGGCTGTTGTTTGCGAATCTCTTCCATTTGGATTCTGATGCCGCCGTTGCTACAGCCCTGTCTGGCCAGATTGACCAAGTCCCAGCCCAGTCTAGCTGCCAGTACCTCACTCCAGCTGGTACCGTCGTTGCTTTTTGTTGGCGCACTGAAACTGCAACCTGCTACCATTAATTTCTTTTTCATAAATTATACTCGTTTACATGTATGGTGGGGTGAAAATCAGCAACTATGTCTCGATGCAATGGAAACTCGTTTAGAGAATACACACCCGGTTCTATAGTATATTTAACTGTGCCTTGCCCAGGTCCTGCAAAAGTCACAAGGTTGGGATGAGGGCCAACAGCTTGATTTACAAACACATGGTGAATGTGTCCGTACTCGCCCTGGGCATTGTGAGTCAATACCAAATCATAATCTGCTATAGTTGATTGTATATCAGCACGGGCCGAACCTTCATCAAAGCTGATGTGTTTATTTTCTATATCATGCCAATCGTCTACATATCCTAAAAATTTAGTTTCGCAATTGCGCCTGTTCCAAAAATTTACAAACTCTTGTCCTCGTGGGTCTGTAGCAGTATAGGTAACATAACATATAGTCCAATGATATTCTGGATGATTGTGTATAAAACTATAAGCAAAGATCACACAGTCGTCAGGATGCGCAACCACACATACTGCTTTCATAGAATGCCCCTGCTGGCTAAGAAATTGGTATATTGTGTTTGTTGCACGGGAGTCAATTCGGTCCATGCTCTGCGATGTACACTAACTGTGGTAGCACTGGCCATTGTTTTAAATATACGATCAAAACTGGCCACTTCGCTGTGACAAAGATTACACGGCTGCAGATTGGATTTTGAAACATTGTACAACGAATTAAAATCACCGTACTGATACTGTATCCATCCTGAATACAAAATAAATTCTGTCAGCATGCCTTGACTTTGGAACCAGCTGGCAAATGTCTGTTGAGTGTGGGACTCTATCCACTTGATCATTTCCCGAGCTTGACCATTGTTGATTACGAAAGGAACACCACCGGGCCCTAGTTGTTTTACAAGATCAATTCCAAACAACCGGTTGACTATCTCTTGACTGGGCACAAATACCGGATAAATCTCCAGCTGGCCTACAGCCGGCCTAGATTCCACCTCAGGCATAGGGTTAACAAAAAAAGTTTTAGCATCAAGTATTATGCTCCAATCATTGCTGCTAAAAGTGCTGGTCAACAATTTTAATGCCTGCTGACTTACCCAACCGTTTTGAACCCATGCATCTCCAAATGTATTTCTTGAAATTATTTGAACATGATCATGAAAACGACCCCACCAGGATCGATCAATTTCGGGCACTAGATCTGTGTCTTGATTTATCACTACAAATATAGTACCCAAGTCTTTACCGTAAACTGCTAAACTCCGCGCTTGAGTTTTTAATGTTTCTAATTCGTCTTGAAATACAATTGTGATTGTATCAATCATGTTAATAATTCTTTAAGAACTTTTCCAAATCACCATACAACTGTGCTGTCACTGCTTCGCGGCTGCCAAACATGTATACTCTCACAGGTATGCGTTTTTCAATTTCTATATAGTAAGGAGTTTGTAGTTTGCGATCTAACGCCAACACAATGCGACTGGCTGTTGGCTTGATATCTATTCCGTAATGTGCCAGATCCAACACACGACTAAACACATAGTAACCGTGGTCAGTCAATCTCATGCCGCCGGTCTTGCGAATGTTTGACCACCAGGATCTTGATGCAGATTCCACAGACTCGTTGAACTCTACTGGCAGCTCTGCTACCAATGCTTGAGTCAATTTTAGTTTGTCACGCACCACTGGGCTGAACAGTATCGCCCTGCTTCAACAACACCACAGTGAACTTGTCAGTCTTGAATTGTGCGTTTAACTTCTTTGAAAGATTGTGAGCATGTCCGGGATTGGAGAAAGAAACTTTCTTGTATTTGGGTCCAGGAGTCTGCACCAGCATGTTGCTGGTCTTGAGATTGATCGGAGTGTCATCATAGAATACCGCCCACACGCCGGACGAAGACAACACCTGTTCTGTCTTGTAAGTGGCTTTGTTTGTGAGTTCTAAAAGAACTTTGGGTTTGGGTCTTGACATCATTAAACTCCTACATTTTTATTTATGACAAATATAGGGAGTTATTAGAATGAGCCGCCCCCAACTTCAATGGAAATTTTGTCGTTTTGTTGGGCAGCAACAGTCATTTCGCGCAGTTGATTCACAGTCAACAGTAGTCGTGTGATATCGGCGTGTAGATCTTTGGCATCTTTCATTGACATGGTAAAGTCTTTTGCGGCTCTGGCTTCAAAACCCTGTACACGCTCAATGAATTTTTGAATATGGATACTCATTTTTTAAGATATGTTTTGAGATCTGGCGGAGTCCAACCGGTGGGCTTGAGTACCTTGCCATCTTCACGCTTGCGCACCTTGCCAGTTTCACGATCAATCTTAGCAAAGTTTGTACTCATGACTTCTTTCCAAGCACCTTCACCATCAAAGCCAGCACTGTGAATAGCACCAATTGTCACAACTAAAATATCAATCAAGGCATCCAACTGTTCGGTCATGTCGTCGTCGGCAACTGCTTGTTTGAGTTCAGCATGTTCTTCGTCTATCAGATTCAGATACATGTTGTACTGAGAAATTGCATACGCATCAGTTTTCTGATCGCATGCTCGCATGAACTTTTCTTGGTCTCTAAACGGATTCATTTTACTTCTTCTTTGCTGTGGAATGGGCCTTGATACGGATAGCGTTGTAGTGCAATCAACTTGGGATCCTGTACCAACTTCCATTTACGCCCACGCTTGATAGAATACCATCCGGCAGCAAACCAACTTTTGCTTTTGCGAGTCTTGGTATACAACGGCAAGCGATGTGCCACATCCCATACAGGATTATAACATCTGCCTGACACAGGAAAGCCATGTACCTGGCTGGTGTCTGGTTTGGTTGGCACCGCGCCTTTTTCAAACACAATGTTTGATTCACGAGCCGCAAGTTTAATTGTTTTAAACTGTTTTACTTGATCATGTATGCGAACCTGATAGCCGCCGTTCCATGCTTCGATGTTGCCGACCTTTTGATTGTCGTCTTGCAAAATCCAATATTGTTTATCTGCTATTACTTTAGCCACTAACATTTAGTACTCCTTTATATGTCTCGTTCAACCAACGACCAAAACTGTCGGCACCTTCGCTGCATCGGACCAAATCGTATTTGCCACAGAACTGCATGAATCTCACACCAACTTGACCAATATCTTTGTGCGACACCTGGTCAATGATGGCAAGATCCACAGTGTCTTTGATGGCCTGCGGCTGATGTGTAAGATCGATTAACTGTCTATTGCGCTCGTAGTCGTCCAGCACACGATGTTCTTCGCCGTTGTGGTCAGTCCAACGCTGCAACATGAGATTGTTCCACGAATAGCCTTTGTTTGTACGATCAGCAAATGCTTCTTCTAGGCCCACCTTGTTCTTGGTACCTTTGGTGCGCACTCCTGGATATGCCGAAAACACATTGTCGCTGGTGTCGCCACGCATGCACTTTTCAAACAACAACCACGCAGGGTCTGGAATCTTCTTGGGTTCTTTTGTTTTCTTGTCAACTACAGGTCGGCCTTTGGCATCAAAGATACCGTCAACTGTGATAAGTTCGTCTGTGATACCATTGTATTGTTTTACATTTTGGGCCACCAACTGCACAAAATCTGTGTCGCTGCTGATCACAATGTGTTCGTCTTGGGGATGTAGATTGATCCAGCGAGCAATGATGTCATCGCCTTCGGCAGTGGGGCATCTAATCACACTACAGTTGGTTCGCTCTGACAAGTATTTAGTCAGGTTATCAAATGCTTCCCAGAACATGGCATCTTCTTCGGCTTCGGCCTCGGTCAGTGCTGCGCGAGCCACAGCACGATTGGCCTTGTAAGGTTTGTAGTGATCTTTGCGCCAGCTGCGACCTTCCAGTGCAAATACCACATGATCTGCTTCAAAGCGTTTGACCACTTTGTTGGCACTCATCAAGGTGGTATGCAGTGCTACTCCGACTTTTTCCCAAGGATCACTGGCGCGAAAAGCTGTGTGCCTGGCACGAAAGAACATGTTGGCTGTATCAATTAACACATAACGCATGATAACTCTTTAAACTTTGTTGTTGGCATTGATATATTGTAACATAAAACGATTCCAAAAGCTATGGCCATCGCTGCCAAAATGCCACGATTTGGGCGTAACTGTTTGGATACCTTGTGCTTGTATTCGAGCACTGTAAGTGCCTGCAGGATCATATGGGTCAATATAACTGGTGCCCCAGTCTTTTCGGTCTGTAATTGCACTAAAATCGTTGTTGCCATTGAAGAAGATGTGATTTACACCCAGGCCCTCCAGATCGGTATGCAGTTGCCAAATTTCATTATGTGCTTGTTTGGTTTTTTCTTTCCAATCAACACCAACTACAAATTCCTTGTAGCGTTGTGTATGTTCTTCGGGCACATCGTCCTGTCCGCTGGCACCAATTTGATAGTACACACCGTCAATCAACCATTCTTCGCGTTCCCAGGTACTCCATTGAATCACCATCAACACTTCGTCAAAGTTTCGTATTTTGGTCAGCCAATCTCTGGTTGTTCTGAGTATTCTGGTGTTGCTGCTGGCACTCTCGGCACCGCAGTGGAAACTGGCTCTTAATGCTTTGCTCAAGCGTGTGCCCCAGCTCACTGCTAAATTTTCTGGATGTGGTGCCCGCCCCATGTAAAACAATGGTCCATCGTCCATGGCAAATGCATGTGGATTGACTGCTTCTGCTGCTGCGGTATGGCTGTCGCCGTTTACATACAATATCATAGTAATTTGTATTCTTTAATATAATTAACTAACAACCTTGCCCATTGGGCATGACCGTCGGCGCAATAATGATACCATTGGTCGGCGTTGATACCTTGATTTTTTAAATACCAGTAATAGCTGCTGTCATTGTCATATGGCCCTATATATTGATTGTTCCAGTTGTAAACATTCAATGGACGAAAAAAATCATACATGCAATTAAAAAACAAATGCTTTATATTTTTTTGTTCTAATTCCAAATGAAATTTGTAAATATCTTCGTGCCACTTTTGCGATTTAGCAATTAAACTGTCTGGTGTTTGATCTATTACCCATGTTTTGTACCGGTCTAACAGTGCTGGTGGCAATGCGTCATGCCCGGACGAGTTAACACTGTAATAACTATCTTGATATTTCCATTCTTCGCGTTCCCAGGTAGACCATCCAACCACGATTAAATCCACTGTGTTATTGGCAATGTATTCCTGTGTGGTTCTTAAAATTCGAGCGTTGCTGGCTCCGATTTTTGCTAGATTAACAGTATCAGCATCAAATGCAGCAGATACCAAATTACTAAATCTATCTGCAACAGTTGTATTAGATCCAGCTGTATGGCTGTCACCGTTGAACAAGATCATCAAGACACTTCTGTTCTGCCGTCGCCGATGTCTCGTTGTTTAACCACACGACTAGGATTGTTGGCCATTTCCTGTTCCCAGGTTTCCATGACCACATGCCTGCAAACATTTTGAAACCAGCGATCCACTATGTCGGAATCTTTGTCATCGGGCCGACCTTGATAGCCTGCTCGCACCAGATTGGCCACAAACTTGTCATTCCAGTCCAGTTCAAATGCACCCTGATGCAAGTTGTCAGGATCAATGTCCATGCTCAAGATAGCAACCCAAGGTTGTCCTTTTTCTGTAGCAATTTCTTTTTCAGTTTTGACTGGTGCTTTAGGTTTCTCCGTCCGGGGTTTCGGAGTTTCTGGCGCTGGCTTCTTTTTAAATCTATCAAAAAATCCCATTGTGTTTTCCTTTGTTATGCCAAACTTGTGTATAGATGCTGCTGCAAGTTCAACTTGAACCCATTCTCTATACAAAACTGCCCCACATATTCATGATTGCGTTGGTTGTCAGCCAAGTTCAACAGCCCTGGTTCCCAAAAACTAATCACTTCATCCACAGTGCTGCGTTCAGCCATGGTTATTTGGCCTTTCTCTGCTCGCAACAATTTGATCTTCTGTGGAAAACTGTTGTAGACGTTCATTGGGCTACAGTAAACTTCCTTGTTGGGGTTGCGCTGTTTCCATTCAAATGCCCAGTCTGGAACTGTGTTGTAAGGTGATTCCGCATCGGCAGTTACAACAAACTTCAAACAGTCTGCACGGTCTAAAATAGTTTTACTGGGTGCAAGATACTTGACAGCCTTGCCATTCTTCTCAATGCATTTGGGCGAACACACCAGTGTGACACCAGTAGGCACATCTGTGTCAGGTATGCCGTTGCTTTCAACCTGCACTGCTTTGTAGTGCAACAACTGTCGTTTCATCCATCCCGAGATGTTGTCTTGCAGCAAGGGTTCGCCGCCAGTCATTACCAGAACAACTCCGGGATAGTCGTTGCGATCCCGCACTGCCCACTCAGGCACTGGTTTGCCTTTGCTGACCCAAAAGTCGCGAATAGTTTCATGTGCCTTTTGTTCCAGTTCTGCATAGGTGAACACATCACCGTCATCAAAGAATGTGTCACAGAAACTGCAATCCAAGTTGCATTTGGCCAGTCGAATAAACAGTGCTGGCAAGCCAGCATAGGGTCCTTCACCTTGTAAGGTAAAGAACATACTGGTCACCATCAAGGTGTTTTCTTGTGCGTCTTTAAAGTACTTCTTGCCAATGATTTCGTTTGTTCCGAACATATTATCCTTTACTTAAATCTTCCAAAAATTGCGCCGCTGTTTTGCCTGTATCCATCATTGTGCAAATGTCTATATCCTTGCAGCATTAGAAAAGGAATAGCAGCAGAGCACTTGCCAATGAAAACACCTTCTTGCGGATGATACCAAGTGTCATCACATATGATAATGCTGTTGTCAGTCATCCTGTTCATCAACAAGATTGCCTGCAACAGGTGTGTTTGCTGACTATTTAGGTTGGTCATCTCAATGTTCATTAAATCTCTATACTTCTGTTTGACACCGGCTACAAACCCTTCTTCTGCGCCACCCAACCAGTAATCCCAATCAAAGTTGTCCAGGTATGCCAATGATATTTTAACTGCTGGGTCCAACTGTTGTAAAAATTCTTCGCCCTTGGCCTGTGCTAATTTTACATGATCTGGCAGTGTTCCGTCAACCATTAAATTGCTGGTTGCCCGTTTAATTTGTTCAGCATCCATATCTACACCGTAAAAATCCACCCCACGAGCTTGGCACAGATCCGCAAAGAATCGGGTACTGCCTTCGCCACGGTCCACTCCAATTTCGATCCAATGGCCGTTGTCAATTGTGTCAATGAATTTTGTTATGTTACGGTAATATGTTCCCATTGCCTGTTCCTTCAGTTATTTCCATCCATGTATGGTCACCCATGTATTTTACCTGTGACTGATACACATAATTATCGGGCGGCCCACTACTCCAGTCATTGGGTCCATGATGAACCAGCAGCATTTTTTCTTTGCGGCGGTCCCAGGCTAGCCAGTAACAGTTGCCTATCACCACTTGAAATTGATACTCTGCTGCATGCACTGCATCTGTTACATCCAATCGGCGTTTGATATCCTGCGCTTGCTTTTCCAACACAGCAACCAACTGCATAATTCTATCATGTTCTTGCTGGGCATACATCCTAGCATGATTGATCATTATGTCTTTTTGTTTGGTAACAGGAACCAGTTCAAATTTAGCACCACCTGCTTCAGTGCCATACGGCGTGACATTTCGATTGAAGAACGGAACAATGGCACCATCTATATCTGCATCAAAGCTATTTCTACCTTTGGCAATATTAGATTTTTTTTCTTCGGTCATTGGTGTGTTACATCTATCGCTTGCTTGGTGCTTTGAGTATACCCCAGACTCGGGCTTTTTCCAGCAGGTCTTGCTCCATTTCGCGGTAGCGTTCGCCCAGCTCTTTCAATTCTTTCCACTCTGATTCTAGTTGGGTGTTTGGTTGTAAAATGGCCAATCGTTCGTTTATGGCAGCCAGTGTTTTTGTCAAACTCTGGCCGCCAATCACAATATCAGCACCGGGTTGCATTTCAATACCATTTTCGCTGATGCTCACTGTACCGGTACTGCTTGTACCAGAAACATTTTTCCATGGAGAAGTATTGATTGTAGAAGTATTGATTGTGTAGGGCGTTGTCATGTTACTGTCTAATGTGTACTCTGCCGACGACAGATCGATTGTTGACCAGTCTGAATCTACGGATAAGTTTTTTGGCAATTTCATTTATTAAATCTTTCGTGCTTTGACCAACAGGTGCCAGCCTAGATACTCTCTGACAGCTTCTCTCATTGCAGCAGGCATGGCTTCAAACCACGGCTCCAGTTCATATCGGCCTTGCTTGTATGCTTGTACATTATACATGAAACAATGATCCTGCCGCAACCGCTCAATGTGAAATTGCGATCCCAACAGCACTGCAATATCATCTTTGGTATAGCTTTTGGCATAGGGACACCCGGCCTGTGCTTCGTATTGATCTAGACCTTTATTGATCATGGCCTGTTTCCAACTGTCACGGGCATACACCATAAAACGGAATTCGCCACCGGGCTTGAGAGCTTGATGCACATTGTTGATAATTTTATCAATGGCAGGAAAATGATGTATAACACCGTAACTGTAGATCAAATCAAACTGCGGCAAGCCAATGTACATGTCTCGGTCGCTGGCGTCACCACAGTGGAAATTGCCGTCGAGTTCTTCAACTTCGAATCGTTTACGAGCAAGTTTGACACTTTCTTCACTGTAGTCTATGCCGTAATAGTCAGCACCGTGACGAGCAAACTCCGCAGCATCAGATCCAATACCTGGGCCAATTTCCAAAACCTGTTTGCCCTGCCAGAGATGAAAGCCGGCAAACTCCGGAATATGTGGCTCCACTTGGAATCTACGAGCCGATACTTCTTTAAAGAAATCTAAACTGCCAATTTCATTTCCGCTGTGTCGAATGTTGCAAGGCTGATTGTTCCAGTATTGTTTGATGCGTTGTTCCAGTGTTGATGTCATGACTATTTCGCCCATACAGGTTTCCATTGAGCCATTTGGTTGTTCGTATCATTGGCTTTTAATTTTTCCCACGGATTTTGTTTGCCGGCAAACACTGCTTCGGCAAACGTGCAGTCTAGACCTTGTGATTTCATGTATCCAACCATTTTGATCAAATCTGCCACTCGTCTATCATGCCAGAACTTGTGATGAAAGTCTCTAGGGTCAGTTGGATTACCTTCCAACATGGGCCGCTTTTCAAAAATTTCGTCGTTGTTGTTGCCGGTCAAATCAAATCTGTCGTGCGTTACATTTACTTCAATACGCTTCCATATATCAAGTACATAGGCCTGTTGGCTGATCCATGCGTCACTGATTTGATGTGGACTTAGATATCCAAACATGTCAACCCACTTCCGTGGAACAATGGGAAAAATACTGTAGGGATGATCATTGTGTGTGTGAAATGCCAGCACTTTGAACTCACCGGTATGCGCAGCTATCACAGTGTCCCAGCCCTGGGTTTCCATAACAGCATCATCATTCCAGAAAACCAACCAATCGGCATCGGCATGTCGTGCCAGCCCATTTACATATTCGTTTAGACGAATATATCCCATTGGGGCAAACACATGCGCTTGGTAGTTTACACCAAGTTGTTCCAATTCTGGTTGCAGTTCCGTTGTAAAATAGTCAACTGTTGCTGTGTCGTCATCATCAAATCCTATCAACACTTGAAACGAATCAACGTCATCTGCTGTATCAACTGCGCTGAGAATACTGCGCCTTAGTGCTTCTTTGCGGCCTCTAGTGGGCAACAGCAGTGATATACGGTATTCGCTCATGTTGTTTCTTATTCAAATAAATCTTCATTCCACTCACGATGTCCTTCACGGAACGCCATGTTGGCTTGTGTTTCACGCACTTCCACACGATAGCACCACAAGCGTTTGGATTCTGCCTGACCCCACATGTCTGGAATGTAAACACCATTGACATATTTGTACAGCTGGTCAGCCAGACCTTCGCAGCCTAGTTTGGGCAGAATAGTCAGTTTGGCCAACTTGCGGCGTTCCATTTCTTTGTAAAACGCCAGTTCAGGATCGTCCTCGGCCACCAATAAAGTGTGATCAAATTGACTTTCCAATATACCTTTGAGTTCTTTGAGACCTCCATAATCAGCAGCCCAGTTGCGAGCATCCAGATCATTGGTACCAAAGTAAAACTTCATGTTGAAGCTGTAGCCGTGTATTAGATTACAGTGACTGTCAGCACGCCATTGTCGATAGGCGCAGGGAAAAGAGTCGTGATACTCTTTGGTGCTGGTGTACCTATAGTTCACTGGTCTAGTGTTTTGTAAGTTTTCTTCTAAATGACGGATTAAGTCCACTGATGAGTTTGCCATTATTTTTCTCCTATGTGATTATAGCATAGGTGGCAGAGTTTGTAAAGCGGGAGTGACACCAAGACCGCTATGTTTTTATTTATGGTAGTTGCCCTTGCCAGGAATGGTATTGCGTACACCTCCCACTGGGTCCTCAACATCTCCGTGCCGTCTGGGAATCAAATGAACATGTGGCCACTCGACTGTCTGTCCTGCGGCACTGCCGTAATTCATACCAATATTGAATCCGTCACATTGACCATTCTCAATCATGGTCTGTCCATGTATAATTGCATCGTTGAATGCATCCAGTACCACTGACATAGTATTGTGCTTGGGCACAAACAACAGGTGGCCTGGCGTACACGGATAACGGTCCTCGTACACTGCCACATGGAAGTCTTCTCTTACCAAACTTGTCCATGGAGCAGAACTATCCTCAATTGAACTTGGAATATTTTCCGAAAATATGTGAGTTCTATGTTTCATTATAAAGCAATCTTGTATTTCAAACCAATTTGGCCTGTGCCATCTTGGCCATATGTTGTTGATAAATTTAGGCTGTGATTGCGCACAGGTGCATAGTCAACACTGGCGCCAACAAAACCAGTGCGTTGGTTACGGATCTGATTGGTTGCGTTGCTGTAGTGCATGACTCCATCAGCATCAACACTGGTGGGAACTGTCAAGTTGACTGAGCCACTGGTCACAGTAGGCTTGAAGCCAGCATACAAGTTCACACTGTTGTTCCTCCACCCTGCTACAGCATAGGCACTGCGAATGTCAGACACGCGATTGACCATGGCGTACTGGTATTGGCCCGCAGTGTTCATAACACCTGCCTGTGCCCATGCACCCGAAGCGTCTGGGCTGTACAACATGCTGAATTCAGCAGTGGTGGAGCCTGCACTTTGTCCCCACATGCCAGAGAAGTTGACCCAAGGATTGTGTGCCACTTGTGTGACTGTGGCTTGATACTGCAAGGCTTGCCGATGAAGATCAAATGCTTGGCTGCTGACTCCCACACTGATGTTGGCACCCGTGCCACTGATGGTCACACCTCGGGCTGTGACTGAAGGACCTGCAAATTTACTGCTCCAACTTTGTCCCGCAGTCTGCTGCATGTGTTCCACAGGCTGCACAGTGCTGCCAGCAGCAGATGACAGGTTCACTGTGAAGTCTCGTTCAAAGCTGTCAACAGCCGACACAGCCGACAGCATGCTGGACACTGATGCATCCATCACACCAGCAATGGCCAAACCGCCGCTGAGTGGCCGCGCTGTGCCTGTTCGACCTGTGACTGAAACGCCCAGCGACCCCACTGGCTGTGTGGCCCTGTTGAGATCCAACAGCCCATGGCCCATTTGATCTGCGTTGTAGTTTTTTATGTTTTTATTGGCAGTTTTAAACAGCAGCTGAGCCAGCTGATCACCCTTCATGTAGGGCCACAACTGATGAACCACAGCCACTGCACCAGATATGGCAGGTGCAGCAAAACTGGTGCCGCTGCTGGTTCGATATGCACCGTCTGCACCCACAGTTTCAATGGCCACACTGGGCGCCATCAAGAAGAAGTCTTTGGTGCGATAACTGTCTTGACACACCTGATTCACTGACACTTTGCAAATGTGTCCTGCACCGTTGCCCTCCACTGAGTTGGTGGTGGTGTTCCAGCCACCTGCAATAATCATCTGCCCATTCATCACTAGTCGGCCGTCTCGGCCCACAGCAGACGCAAACACCGCAGGCGACTGCACATAGCCTAGGCCTTGATTGCCTGCGGCCACAACCAGCACCATTTGCTTGCCCAACACCGCAGACCAATCAGTTGGTCGTTCCAAGTTGTAGTAGTTGGTGCCACCGTAGTTGACATGGTTGCTGTAAAAAGTACCGTCAGCCAACCTGTAAACAGATCTGGTGTAGTCAGCGGCATAGTTCACATTGGAACTCAAGTTAGCCACCACAATGTCTGTGTACTGCTGTGCCCACACCAGTGCTTGACGAGCTGATGCCATGCTGACGCTATTACCCGTGCCAATCTTGGCAATGGCCAGATTGGCATCGTAGGCCACACCATGCATGCCTTTGCCGTCACGAGCAGCGGCCGCAATGGCTGCCACCTGGCTGCCGTGACCCACTGTGTCCAATATGCTGGTCTGTGTGTAGTCCACGCTGTATTTGATTTTTCCAGCAAACTCACTGCCAGCCACAGCAATGCCAGTGTCCATCACCATAATGGTCGAGCCCTTGCCAGTCCAGCCACGAGCATAGGCATAGTTGGCACCCGTGGCTGAGATTGTTTTGCCAGCCTCACTGGTCAAATACCAGCTGGGGTCAAAACTGGGCACTGCTGTAGGCGTGCCCATGTTGGGGTTGTTGTAGTAGGTGGCCGCGTTGAAATTGGCATCAAACACTAGCCTGGGCACAGTTGGGATCACCGCTGGAGTCACCGCTGGAGTCACAGTTGGGGTTACAGGCCGCGCAACAGATGCCACGGCGCCAACTGTTGTGGCACTGATTAGGTCCTTGGCTCGAAGCTTGTTGTTGATGTAGGTGTATTTCCATTGTTGGTTAATCACCGTGCCATTGGGTTGTTTTACCATGGCAGTGATATACGCATAGCGAACTACATCAGCTGCTACTGCCAGCCCCATGGTCATTGCCATCACGGCAATTGCAAAAAATTTCAATACTTTGGTCATTGCGGACCTCCTATATGGTTGGTTAAGTATTCATTATAACAAAAGAATATTTTATAGTCAACTGCGATCCAAATGTTCTAATTTATTGGGAACATTTGTCCATTTTTCATGGTCTGGCAGTGGATCTTTTCGTTTGGTTATAGGCGACCATTTTTTTGCCAATTCTGCATTGATATCCACAAATGCTTGTAAGTGTGCCGGAACATCATCCTCGGCATAGATAGCATTGACTGGACACTCGGGCACACACACTGCACAGTCGATACATCCATCCGGGTCGATTGCTAGAAAGTTTGGACCTTCCACAAAACAATCTACCGGACACACCGCAACACAGTCAGTGTGTTTGCAAAGAATACATTCTTCGGTTACAACATAGGTCATTGGTCGATGTACTTCATCACACTCTCGGGGCTAGAAACACCGTAAGGATCTGGATCTGCGGCACTGGAGTCGGGTTCCACAAACATTTTTTCTACTTTGCAGTTGTTGATCACTGCCGCATAACGACGACTGCGCAGGCCAAATCCAATCTCACTCATGTCAACTGTCATGCCCATTCCGTCGGTAAAAGTACCGGCGCCGTCTGGGACGACTTTGATATTTTTAATACCCAGCGATCGAGCCCATTCGTTCATTACAAAGGCATCGTTGACACTGATGCAATAAATCTCATCAATGCCTTTGGCTCGAAATTCTTCAAACTTTTGTTCAAAGCCCGGCAGTTGGTATGTGCTGCAAGTGGGAGTAAATGCTCCGGGCAGACTAAAGACAATCACTTGTTTGTTGGCAAACAAATCCGTGCTTGTTTTAAAAACAAATTCTCCGCCGATCGGGCAACCGCCATCTTCGGGAGCTTCGTCGCCTTCGCGAAATGCAAATTTTACATTGGGTACAGTTTGTGTCATATTATTTTCCTTTAATTTAATTACCGTTTCTTGACTGAAGCAAGATATTGTCAAAGAATTCCTTCTTTGTTCCTTTGTCGTCCTTGAATGCACCTTTGAGCACTGTGGTCTGTGTCAGACTACTGTGCGCCATTATTCCTCTATTGGTGCAGCAGCCATGTTCCGCTTCAAGATACACTGCTACATTGTCGCTTTCAGTTGCTTTGGAGATTTCTCGTGCAATGTCATTGCAGAGTTCTTCCTGTAATGTACCGCGACGGGCACACCACTGAGCAATGCGAGTGTACTTGCTAAGACCAATAAGTTTTTGAGCAGCAATGATTCCGATATAAGCCACACCGGACACAGGCTGATGATGATGACTACACATACTACGAAGCTCACTTCTAACCACCAACATACCTTCGTAACGGTCTGCCGAATCATTTGGGAAAGCGGTTGCATCTGGTGCTGGTTCATATCTACCTGCCATAATTTCATTGAAGTACATTTTAGCAAGGCGGCGTGCTGTACCTTTGCTATTAGGATCATTCTCACGATCAATTAACAGTGCATCGAGTACACCCTCAAACGCTACAGTTGCCTCTTCAATAAGATAGTTCTTGTCAAACTCATCTTTAACATACTCGCTGATGTTATCACCAGCCCAGAAACGCTTGTTGTCGGCTTGCATTCGTTCGCGAAGCACCTGTGCTAAATTTTTACTTGTGTCCATACTTTTTCTCCGATGTTGACGCAGTGGATTGCTTTTGTTGATTGTATAGTATTTAGACTGCAAAGTCAATCTACTATGGTAATAGTTCTTAGGTCTGGGTAAGCGACATGCACAGGCACACAGCCTTGGTCCTTGATTCCTTCCAACATGGCCAGACCTTGAACAGCTTCTTCGGGCGTGGGCTTGTAGTGATATCCAACTTGAAATGTGTGTTGTGCTTGCCAGGGTGATGTATTTAGGTCGCGTCCATCATAGCGTTGACGAATCATGATCTCGTATGCTGCTGGATCATCCAACAAGATGGCACCACCACGACCAATATGCAGGGGTTTACCGTGTCCAAAACTCAAGCACTGCATGGCACCAGGTCGATACATGTTCTTTTCCAGTCGTCTAGCACTGTCCCAGATTCGAGTGTCATGAATGTGATACTCACCGGTCCAGACTTCGTTTTCCAGGCCGTACTTGATGCCCAGTTTGTGCATGGTCATGGCCACACTCAGATAGGTAAATGCTGTAAAACTACAGCTTCGTATCCGGTCATAGCGTAGACAAAGTTCGATGGCATGTGTGCAGCAATCGGTCATGATCACATAAGGTGCGCCGGTGAACTCTGCCAGCGCATGTTCAAATTTTAGAATCTTATCAAACATGGGATCGATTGTACCAGGTCCATGCATGCGAAATCATGTCATGCAAAGTATGTTTTTGCCATGCGCCGTCCACAGCCATTCCAAACTTGGCAGCACTGGCAGTAAGTACGGGTGGATCGCCTGGTCGTGCCTGACTAAGTTGAACGACCGCAGCACTGCCAGTGACCTGTTGTGCTGTATCAATGATTTCTCTGTTGCTGGTTCCGTTGTTGGATCCAAGATTGTATACGCCTGCTGTGACTTTTGAATCCAGCGCCATGACGTGTGCTCGGGCAATATCTTCCACATGCACATAGTCTCGTACACAGGTTCCGTCGGGAGTGGGGTAATCAATGCCGTTGAGCACAAATTCTGTACGGTCCCGAATGCTTTCCAGCACTCGAGCAATGATGTGTGTTGCCCCGGGCTCTTGACCGTGCCGGCCTTGGCTGTCTGCGCCACACGCATTGAAATAGCGAAATGCCACATAGTCTAGACCATATGCACGGTGATAACTTTCCAGGATCTGTTCCACCATCAGTTTGCTTTGACCATAGGGACTTATGGGTTCCTTTGGATCAACTTCATCACACGGAGTCATAACAGGGTCACCGTACACTGCTGCACTGCTGCTAAAGATAAATCTGGTTTGCGGCATTGCAGCCATAACAATGTTCAGCAGGTTGAGAGTCTTGACCACATTGTTGTTGTAGTAATCACTGGGACGCAGAATGCTAGGGCCAACCAAGCTGGTGCCTGCACAGTGTACAATGGCTGCGGGCCGTACAGAAATCAACTTGCGATAAGAGTCGTCGCTGTCAAAGTCTGCTTGTACAAAGTCCATAACGTCTTTGAGATGACTTGACAAGGGTCTGCGATCAATACCAACCACAGTGTGCCCTGCATCTTTCAACAACAGGGCAATTTCGCCACCAATGTAACCAGCAGCACCTGTTACTACAACAGTGCTCATGATTCGATCTTTCTCACATGATATTTGTCTTGTGCCACATGATCACGATATCGATTGCCTGCACGATTCCATTGTTCGCCGCGGCCTTCAATGATATCAACCACACGATCAACTGTGCCGTTGTTCCAGTCGCTGATCAAGCCCATGTTGTGATGTGGTTCACGCAGCAAGTTTTGCATCTTGTGATAAGCATCATCTATGCTCCAGGGAACATAAAGTCGATTAGGATCGTTTGCAAAAGTTTCAGGAAAGCTACGATAAGCAGGATAGAGCACATTAGCTCCAAGAGTGTCAGCTTCCGAGACGGTGTTGCTAACCCAGTCCTGTAAAGCACAATTGAACAATACACGAGTGTCATTGAGATGATCATAATATTCATTCTTGCTTATGTTGTCATAGATTTTTAACTTGCCGGCTGCTTCCATGGCTCTAGCACGGGTCACAAATTCAGGATTGTTGCTGCGCAATGCACCGCCGGAGTAGATGGCAAACTCACAAGGCTCCGTGGTGAGTTCACCGTACATCTCAATCAGATCCATGAAGAAGCCCGGTTGTTTTTCTTGATCAAACCTAGCTGCAAAACCCACTCGACGAGGGCGTTCTTCAAATGGTCGGACTTTTTCCGCACCGCCGATGCGTTCCAGTACTTCTGCCTTGCCGAACGCCAAGCCTGAGATGTTGTAGATAGGAGCAGTCCAGCCTGCAATACGCATGTGAGCAACCATTTCTTCGTTGGTAGCAAGCACACCTGTCACAAACTCATTGACCATTTTTTCATACAGGCCCATCCACTTTTCCATGCCCCATACATGAACAAAATCATCAGGATCAATGGCCTGAGCAAGACAGCGAACATAGATCCTAGGACGCTGATCCGCATCCACTTGATCAAGAATATAAGGCAAGCTCTCGATACCGGGCTGAAACATGTCTTCAAAGTAGATCACATCTTCACTTGTGACTTCTCCTCGGCGCATCATTTGCACAAGATTCATCATTTGGCTCATGCCAAAGTAACTGCGGCCGTGTGCATCCAACACCTGTCCCACGCTGATACTTTGTGTGTTGTCAATGGTGCTGCCTGGAACATAAACTACATCCAACCCTCTACGATCGAACACACGACGGTTCCATTCAGTCAGTTGTAGAGTGTACCTTGCTTCATACGACTCCAAACCACAATAAAATAGTTTTCTCATTCTTCAACTCCAAAAAAATGTTCTCTAATGGCCACATAACTATCAACACCGCATTGGACATATCCACCCCAATGCGTGTCCTTCATCATGACTTCATCTTCCAACACAGGTTTGTATTGTTCTTCAACCTGCCGCAAGCATTCCGTCACAATCAACTCGGCGAACTTTGTATCATAAGATTCCGAATACACTTTCAATGCTTGTTCTCGGTCTGTGATTTTAATCATAGCATCAAGAGCATATTTTTTAGCCTGTTCGGCAAATTGTTTAATCTTCTCGTTCATTTAGTCCTTGTACTCGGTTCAATACATCTCGATCAATTTGCGCGGCCATTGCCTGTGTAGCAGTCATGGCATACTTTTTGTCAGGATAATGGGTGTATGCATATTTTTCAGCCGAATCACTAGATCGACCCATGTTATTGACTTTGTCTTCCATGTCATGCATACGTCTATTTAGATGATTCATGTCTTCGAACAATCTTCTCAGAGGTCCATGGTTGCGACTGTGTTCTGTTTTGATTTCAGGACGAGTCAGTAGCACTATCATCATGAGACCGCGCAGCGCATCCATCACACGCGGATCTTGACTGGTCATAGCTTCGTCGAACATGTCAACAAAACGCTCAAGGTCAAAGTCTGCCAAATCTTTTTCTCTGCTTGCACCCATGTTAGCATTTCTCCAATAAGTTGTAAAGTGTTCTGGAATCTGTTGGAAACGTATCTAGTCCATCACACCGTATTTCGTAACCAACTGCTCGTAGTCTCTGTTGCACAATAGCTTCTGCTATGAGGTTAATGGGTTGCCACTCCAGTGGTTGATTATTAATAGAGCAATCAACTATACGATCTAACAAGTCAAACTCGTCTACAATGTATTGCTGTTTTTTTGTCCAATCAGCAATAAACAAATCAAGATCGCCGGTCGGTGTTAAATTAAGAAATTTAAAAATGCGTTTGAAAGTATTCTTAGTATCATACAGTATATCAGTATTGCACACTTTTAAATATGTATCGGGCGCTTGATGTTGTGACTCAATCCATTCCTGCACCCATGGAACATAAAACAAACTAAACCATTCTCGCAACTCCCATGACTGCATTTGGTCCCAGTGAGTATAATTTTGATTCCAGTTTACAATGTCATGAGTATTATTGTAACAAAAAATATCAAGGCCGAGGTTTAGTTTTTCACCAAACGCTATTTTGTGATATTGAAATAAAATATTAAGTTCGGCTGCTCGTAAGGAATCAGCATGTAGTATTATTGTGTTGTGTATGAGCTTATTGTTCAAAAACGCTTGTAGTATTTCAGGAAAATGTTGTTTTTTAAATGGATATATTGGGGTGGATATATCTACCACAGATTTTGGAGTTATTGATTCCATATCAGTTGGGTGAAACGCTTTTTCAAATGAATGCATAGATCCATCCGACAACACTTCTCCATTGACCTTGTTGAATTTGTCTGTATACGACCTTAGCACAAATTCAACAGTTGATCCAAACATTCCTGGAACAAAAAATATTGTAACCAAGATTTAAATATTTCTGTTTAACCTACGAGCATCTTCGGCCCACATGTCACGAGCGTTTTTACCCTGCGTGAACTTGTTGTATTGCTGCCAGGCATAACTTTTGAAGTTATACAGGTCTGCTTCATTGTAACGATATCCAAAATCGCAACAAAATTCCAGAAAGGTTCCTAGTTCTTCCAGTGCTGCTGTAGACTTGGGGTTGGCTTGTACGAGTTGTTTGGCCATGATGTTTCTTTTTTAAAGGTTGATGAGATTTAAAAATTTTTAAATTTTTAAAGAGAGGTTAGGACGAGAAAGTTCATACTTGATCAAGCAGCCGTTTTCATTGTCTTCGGATACTTCAATCCACACAGCTCTGTCCGGATATCGCTGTGCAATCTGTATATATATGTCATCTGCGATCATCTCGCAACTTTTGTAGTCAAGGCTTAGAACGGAATCCGTATTATTGTTATTGTCGGTATGTTTAGGCCGGAACAGGTTTTCGAGCCAGCGTTTGAATTGGATGAACTCGATGTCCCGGTCATTATGGAACACATCGATCCACACCCTGAAATGAAAGATGTGGCGATGAGGATGGCCCAAAAACGATACATCATATTCATCTCCTGTGGCCAACGCTGGATCTGTCAGCGCCGCAGGGTATTTATGTATGCCTTCTTTTTGGAATGTGACCCAGACTTTGCGTTCGGCCTTTTCCACGATGCGATCTATTGCTTCTCGTTGTGCTTGTATCATTTTTGTAGTAGTTCCATGGTTACAATTTTACCCACACTTTCAGACAAGTTTTCTTCTGGTGTGACAATATATAATTTAGAGCGACGATCCTCTGATTTCCTATGATAATAACTGGTTTCTATCAAGGTGCCGCCCAACACTGTTTGTATTCTAAAGGTTAATGGGTCTGACAATTCAATACTATCATCATCTCTGCTTCCTAGGGCATAGACTACATCGTTTTCTTGTAGATTGTGGTTGAAATCCCAACCCCATTTCATCATTCTTGACCATAACCATCTAATCATTTTACTACCTCGTCTTTGTTGTACTGATCCCAGTCAGTGAATGCTGTGCGACTTTGTAATTTGTGTACACTGTGACACCACACTCCAGGATTGGTAGCAGCAAAGTCTTTGTCGTCCAGTTTGAGTGTGGCGTTGTAGCCCAGCTGGCGTATGTAAGGCAGCTTGACCGATATCATGGGAATGAAGTTGTGATGTTCGGTGAATCCGCTTTCTAACAAGCCTTCCACGGATTTGACATCTATGTCTAGGGTGCATAGATAACCTCGGTCTAGGAATGGTCCAATCATGTTCTCCCAGTCTAGCCAACCACGAGCATTGATGTCATAGTTGGGAAAACTCTGGTTGGCGCCAAAGTAGATGTGTTCGCAGCCTGTTAGGTGTGCAGCAATGTCATCCACTGACTGCACACCCACCACAAACAGAGTTTTCTTTCCCAATGCAGGAGTGTGTTCTACTTCTGTTCCAGTAAAGAACTTTACCGAATCGTCGTGATCTTTTCTAATCATAAACCTAAATCTTCTTGAATTGCAATTCGATCGTCTATTGCTTGTTGTGATTGTACATTATCATCGACCTCGTCGTCAACTGTTTCGAACAATGCGTTGAATTGTGAACGAGCGTTTTTGGCCTTCTTGCCTTTGAATCCGCGAGTGCCGACTATGTCCATCCAATAACGATCGTACTGTTCAATGATGGCTTCTGCTTCTGCTCGATCTGGTGTAGCAAAGATTGCTTCCACAATGTCTTCAAACTTGGTGTAATCGCCATTGGTGTCCCACATCATTTTGGGTCTTGATCCAGCATCAAATTCTCTGTTGGCCCGTTGCACTGATTCCAAATGTAACCACACATTATGACCCATCAACAAAGCATAGCTGAAACTGTCCCAACTTGTTTTGCCTTCTTTGCCAATCTTATTTAGGTCACCGGGTTTGTAATAACAAATATCTTTCATCTGCAGATGTTGGCTGATGGGACTTTCGTCGAATTTATCAACCAGGCCATCTGCCACCACTGCTTGTCCATACGGGCGTGTGTCTGTGCTGTACTTTTTGTCATCCGCAATGGGATTCATTCTGTAACTCCACTTGCCATTGTGTGGCAGCACAATCTCGTGATACACTTGACCATTGGCAGTGGCCAGGAATGGACTGGCACAATCAAAAGAAATGGTAAATTCTGGATTCACATACTTTCTAACTGCTCGCTGAATCACAGTCAGCAGCACGGCCCATTCCAACTTGCTGGTACCCAAAAAGTGCATCCAATCGTGAATACCTGGTTGCAACAAATTGTCATGTCGCAATGCTACCAAACGCTTGAGCACCAAATGCACATCACACATGTTCTGTCCGCCCATGCTCCAGCCGTTGAAGTGAGTGTCTGGATACTTGACAGGATCGCAGTAGTCTTTCATTAGGTCGTACCAGCGATCAGCGTCGGCATGACTGGCACCCTGCAGAACATTCAACACTTTCATGCCACCATTTTTAACACCTTTACGATGTTTCATAAAGTATTCGTTGTTGTATTTGGTAGCGTCAACTGCTTCTTGCAGTGTTTTGATACCGCACTTGTCGCTGGCATTCTTGTCATGAATAACCCAGGTAGGGATATCCAGAGTCATGCCGTATGTGGCAACACCGTCTAGCCATTTGAGAATAGATTCGCGCTTCTTTTGTGCTTTGGCACAGCCCGAGTTGGCTTTCCAATCGCCTTCCCACAGACCTTTGGCAATCTGGAATCCACCCGAGTCGCCTAACACGAGTGTGCCAGGCTCACGATTACGAACCATATCCTCTGACCAGTCTGGTTTGGTAAGATCTAAGTTGGCGTGTCCACCTGAATACAGACTCCACCGATATGGAAACAATGCTTGCTGGCTGTTGAGCCAGTTCAGTTGTTCCATATCAGGAATACCTGCGGGCATACGACCTGGCTCCACATAGGGACCATTTACTGGATCACGCTGCTTGCCTACAAAGGTGGCGTAGAATCCACTAATAGCCGGCAAAAATATGGCGTAATCTTTTTGCTTGGCTGTTAGATTGTCTTGTTCCATCACTTGCTCTGTGCTGGAAGAATGTAGTTATAAACAGCAAGTCCTGAATCCACAGTGATCATTGCTGCACCGTCATCACTGATCCGGACAATCTTGTCGCCAGCAAGATTCATAATGCTGATGAATGTCACAATAGGCCACGACCATGCTCGTTTGAGCTGTCCTGTGATGTTTGGTTGAAACACAAAGTTTCCAGCGTGAGTGCTGTGATCGCCAAAGAAGAACATCAAGTCGGTACCATCGGTTTTTGCTTGAAAGTTGGTTTCTTCGGCGTTGGCCTGTGCTTGCATTTTCAAACGCAGGATACTGGCCACAGTTGGTTCAAACTCAATGTGCCAAGTTGGTGTTTTAAATTTATAGTTCTTGAGCTGGTCGTTCACCATGCCACTGGCCATAAAGCGATAGCTGTTTTTAAAGTCGCCAGCAGCGTTTTCAAATGCAATACCATCTGGTTCGCCTGTGGTCTTGCGTGTGATACTGAGTTTGGCGTTCTCGCGGTATTCCTGAAGATTCAACAAGATTTTTAACTTGTTTAAATTTGGCATGCCAAAGGTACCAACAAAATCTGCCACTGGTCCAGCAAACTTGCCTTCCACTACTACCGAACGGTCTTCTGCCACCGCAGCAATAACTGTTTCTTTGTCGTCGCCTGTGATTTTAACCAAGTCAATTACACCCAAATCGAGTGTGTGTTGAACCAGGTCTAGTAAATGATCTTTCATGTTTTATTTCTCCTATAGTGTATTGTATATGGTTTATTTAGATTTTGCAAGTGGTTTGGGTAATATTTTTGCCAATGTTTGTCCGCCTTTTAGACTAGTGAGTGTTCCAGGTTTACGCAATTCCAGCCAGGTGAGATTCAGCTTGTCGGTCCACATAAACTGCTGTTGATATTTGAGTCGCTTGGCTGCGGCTTTGACACGCCTTCCTGGTGTATAAAAACAGAAGTTTTTTTCAACCAATGCCACACAATGAGCACGATCGCAATCATTGAATGTCATGGCCAGTGTGCCGCCAGGTCTTAGTTTTTTAAATATAATTTCCAAATAGTTTTCTACCACTTCAATCGGTGTGAATTCAAAGAAATTAAATGCCAGACACAGTCCCAGTTGATTGTCTGGTATTGCAGCCAGCACATCAGTTGTGACCGGAGATTCTTCGTATGTTCTTAATCTATTTTGATACTCAGCATTGAATTTACTCCGAGCTGGTGCCAACAATGCATGACTGTAGTCAACAAGATACAATGGATCCAGTGCTACCAAATCATCAATGAAAGTTTCTTTTCCCGGTCTAATGATCAATCCAGCATACTTCCAGTCTACAAAAGATTTTATTCTGTCCAACAGCATCTGTTGAGTTTCTGGACTTATTGCTAGACTACGGTCAATGATTTGTTGGTTGACTTGGGCGTTGGTGCTGTCGGACAAATGACCGTATCTAGTAGACTCTTCGTTGTACTGTGCTGTGCTATCTTTATAGTAGGTCTTTTCAACAGTTTCAATTAAGGAATCCAGTTCTTTTACCAACTCGTCCAGTGTCAATCCAAATTGATTAAAGATGTCAACTAGATTATTTAAATCTTCTTCTATCGACTGCGTGAAAGATCGCGGCTGTATCACACTGTTTTTCACAGTATGCACAACATCGGCCAATTTATGTCGAGCATGATACTGTATATCTGCCACATCATATTCCAGCAGTTGATTGCGGTAGGCAATGAGTTCGCTTAGTTTCATATCTTTACCATTCAAATAAATTTTGGAATGTGTTTTCTGTGTTGGTTGCACTGGGCAAGTCCCACTCCATTACACCCAACAGGTTGTCAATCTTCTGATCCACCACAGTGGCCTCCATCAATCCGTCATCAAACGGCAGTTCCTTGAACCACTCCGGCAAGCGTTGTTCGTCTGTGGGATAGCCAATGCTGGTCCAACCCAGTGCATTGCTCTTGAGTTTGCACACAATTGTTTTCATACCATCCACAATCTGCATTGAATAGTTGTCACTGTTCATGCGTCTCAGATTGTTCCAGTTCATTGCAGCTCTGACATGGCCAGGCATGTTGGCTTTGCCTTGGCGTGTTTCTTCTGCTGCATATTTGGTCAAGTTGTTGACACGCTTGGGCGATCCTTTTTCCCAGCCGGGTCGATCCATGAACTCGTATTTGAATTCACGGATGCGTTCAATGATGCTTTCTTTTTGTGCTCCACTCAACGCAAGATTCAAAATCTCCAACAAGAAGTCTTGAATCACTTTGGGTGTATCACTGCGCTTGAGGTCAAGCCCCATGACTTTTGTCTTGCCCAGCGCACCATTGACGTCCAATCGCTTGCCTTCAAGGTCAATGATGTTTACAGCATAGCGTTTCTTTGTGATGAACAGGCCACGATCTGCCACCAGCTCGCGGCCGGCTTTGATCAACCCGCCCATGTCTCGCGGACAATGGAATGCCTGCTCCATAAAACCCGGGAATGAATCGTTTACTTGATCTGCAATTGAGTCATACAAAGCAATACAAGTTTCCTTGCTCCACTCCATGCGACCTTGCTCTACTTCGGTCTTGATTGCCGGCCAAGCACTGAAGTAACATGAATCAGTGTCGCCGTATATCACAGCATCGCCGGTATGATCATACTTGCCAGTGATACATTCATTGATGTAAGCATCCATGTGTCGGGCAATGGCACGGCCTGTCAGTGTGGTACTCTGACCAATGCGATGGTCAAAGAATCTGCAACCGGGATTCAGCAGGGCTCCGTACAAGCTGTTCAAGTTGATCTTCTTGACCAGTTGCCGCTTGTCCCAGAATGCTTCTTCTTTTTTGTCTTTGGCATCTTTTTTCTTGGCCTGCATTTCTTTGCGTTCACTATACCATCGTTCCAGCAGACCGGGAATGATACCTTTCTTTTCGTAAGTGATAATGGTTCCGTTGGCAGTCAAGATCCATGGACGATTTGAATCAAACACAATGGACCACATCTCAGCCGCTGAATACACATTGGTCTCGCCATCTTGCCAATCCACTGTGAGTTCAGTGCCGCGTTGTTGTTCCATCACCGCAGTGTATTCCAAACTGCCGAACAGGCCCTCCCACGCTGCTGCAAAACTTGCGCCACCGTTCATTTTGTCTTTGATGTAACGATCAGTCATGATGGGTCGCAGTTGACCTATCACAGTTTCTGGACCCATGTTCATGGCACGAATTGCCGATGGATACAGGCTGTTGATGTCAACCGAACCAATCCATTCACTCATGCCCTTCTTGGGATATGCCACATAGGCACCTGCGGCCTGAGTGTTGTCGTCAGTGAGCTGTTGCTTGCGATTGGGCACAACCATGCCACGCTCGTGTGCTTCGTTGATAATGGCCTGGTCAGTCACAGCAACTGCACCCATTGTGGTCTGTAGCAACACAGTGTTGGCATGTGCCAGTGTGTTGGCCAGATCCAAAAACTGTAGTTTCTTGTCCAGCTTGTCCAACAGTGCAGTATCTTGTCTGTTGTAGGCAATGAATGTTCGGAAGTGTTGATTGTACAGTTGATCCAGTGTGCCTTCAAACTGTGTCTTGCGCTCGCCTAACTCGTGTTCGGCAATGGCATCCAGGCTGTAGCTGTGTCGTTCTTCATATGTGTATTTGCGATACAACTGCATATAGTCCATATGCACACGACCGATCAGATCGTATGTTTGTTGTTCAGCACCAAAGCGTTCAAATTGCCTTGGTTTGGGAAACTGCCCCCACAGACAGAACTTGCGTGTGTCGTCTTTGCTGAGTATGCGAGTGATACGATTCACTGTGTAGGGAATGTCGTAGCCCTCTGAATTCCAACCGCTGAGTACATCGGCATCGTCAATCAGGTCCAGAAACATTTTCAGCATGTCTGCTTCGTTGTCAAACAAGAATGTGTTGTCAAATTCAGCAACCAGTTCTTGTGCAGTAGCCATGCTGATACTTTTGGGCGGCACAGCCAATGTGACCAACTGATCCAGCCAGTTCAAATAAACAGAAATGGCAGTGATGGCATTGAACGGATCGTGAGTGGGAGAAAACCCGCGCTCTTTGTCAAAGTCTACTTCAATGTCAAAAAAGGCCGTTTGCAGTTCTGGGGCAACAGCATCTTTGTAGTTTTCTTCAAAGCATCTAAAGATGGGATTGATATCGCTTTCATACAACTGCTTGCCGCCGTGCATGCGAACTTCTTTGCGAAATTCTTTGTTGTTGCGTGTGCTGAATCTTGACACAGGTGTGTCGTAGATGCTGCGGAACTTGCCACGGGCATCATCATAGTAGAAGATGTAGTTGGCTGGATATTCTTTGTAGACTCTCTTGCCGCCTTGGCGTTCTACAACATGGATGCGATCGTGCTCACGATCAAACAGTGCGTCTACATAACTCAATCATTTTCTCCGTTTATGGCCGGTGGGCCGTGATTCATGCTCGTATCGTGAGCGACTCGCTGTTTAAAACAGTACTTATAATGTCTTGCCCACAGTCTCAAGAATTGTTTCCAGCAATTCGTGATCCTGTTTGGCCTTGCCAAATTCAGCTTTGTGTGCCAATTTGATGGCCTTTTTCAACACACCGGGTTTGATCTCAAGTTCTTCTGCAATGGCCTTGATGGTGTCGTTGAGACCGCCGGTGAGTGTTTCAATCTCCTGAGTCACTTGCATGCCCTCATTGATGATTGCTGTCAGTTTGATCTTTTGGTCGCCGTTGAATGTCTTTTGTTGTGTCATAGAATACTCCGATTAAAAAGTTATTATAACATGGATTTTGTTGATGTCAACTCATTTTGGTAATAAGCTCACTTCCAGTAAGCCGAGTAGCGAATTCGGTTCACTGCGCCAGCAGCCGGCGCACACTTATATAACGCAAAGGTCCTAAGGTAGTGTGTTCTGTTATTTTCCTGCCACTGCTAGTGCAGCGCCTTTGTTGAAACTGGGACTCCATGGACTATTGCCCAGCTTTAGTCCTTTGCGTTTGCTCCAGTCATATCCGGCTCTGTGTCCCGAACAGTCTCGGGTGCATTCTGATCCAAGAAAAGTCAATTCGCGCAGTTGATCTCGTGTCCACCGGTCAGGTATCACGCCATGCTTGGCCACAAACGCATCGTGCAATTGTTTGCCGGTGATGCCGTGGTCTCTGGCAATGGTCTGCATCATGTGGTCAATTGCGCTGTAACCCTTAGGATCGTCGAGATCTTTTTCAAGATCCTCCACTGCACCTTCTTTCACAATTGCAAATTCACTAGCTCTCATGGAATCAGTTAACAAGTTTGTTGTATGGGCTAACAGACGCAATGCCCGCTAATCTTTTCATGCCAGCAAGAGAATCTTCCGCCACAGGTGCTGCTGCAATATCATTACCTTGATCATCTAATCCTGCCTGTGCCATCATTGCAGCTAATTTAGGATTTTTAGCCTTCATTGCAGCTATTGCTGCGGCTTCTGGATTTCCACCTGCGGCCATGGCAGTGTTTGCTGCTTGCACAATATCTACTTTCTTACCTGCTGGATTAGTTGCTGGTGAAGTTGTTCGCGGCTGAAACATGCCAGTCGTTGTTGGTGCTGCTGGCGCAGCTACAGGTGCAGCTGGTGCTGCTTTAGCTTTATTTGCTGCTGCTGCTGCTTGGGCAGCTTGTATATCAGCTTTTTCTTTCGCTGCTAATTCTGCGCCGTAAGCAGTTAACTCACCAGTCTTGCCGCTATATCTAGCAGTTGGTGAATCAGGTGTTGGTTCTTTTGCAGCCACAGATGCTGCTGGCGCAGCTACAGGTGCAGCTACAGGTACTGCTGCTGCTGGCGCAGGTGCTGCTGCTTTAGCTTTATTTGCTGCTGCGTAAGCAGCTTCTTTAGATTTATTTGGTGTTAGCAATCCAGGTTTTTTGGGAGCTGCCGCCGCTGCTGTTGTTGTTGGCAATGTAGCTGCTGGCTTATTTCCTGTCCAGATCTGGTTGGAGCGAGGAGCAGCCTCATGTATGGCCCTGATCGGGAGTCCAGCAGACTTCAACATGGATTCTAACTCGTCGCCTGCTGACTCTGACACACCTTCTTTTATCTCAGCGCCTCGTTGTCGTTGAAGCTGCGCCGCAGCCCGATTGATTGAAGCCCACCGACCACCCATATGATGGGTCTGCCCGTGATTTGGTCCAGGAACTCCTAATTTTTTAGCAACTTGTTCAGGAGTCATACCTTTGGCCAGTAATGCCAAGGCCTCAGCATCTTCTTTTCGTGACGCATCGGTTGATCGTGCTTGAGCAGAACCAGCAGCGCCAACGCCAACAGCACCAGCGGCTGCTGCACCTAAGCCTTGTAAGAATCCTCTGCGGCTTAGATCTTCCTCTATGCCATGTTTTTTCATCAATCGACCAATTTGACTGTCTGGATTTGGTCGATTGCCAGATTTTAAAAACGCACGGATCATGCCTAACTCTTGTTGCTTGCGTTCATCAGACCGATCAACTGCAGGTCCAGTACCGGTGTTGTCACTGCTGTCTGACTGGGGTTCATAGTACCAGCCCCGACCCGGGTCGTCGCCGCCAGTTTGAGTTGGCTTATTAAATTTGAAATAGGCGATCTGTTTATCACCCCAGTAGCCTTTGAACACGCCAGTGGCATCATCAAAGTCTTCACGATCAAAATGATCTGCTTCAAATTGACCAAAGTAATCCGCACTGCGACGATATGACTCTGGCGTGGGATACTTGTAAGGATCATCGCCGATGTCGTCGTCGCCACCACCTGAACCGGGAGCAAATTCATTCAGGCCTTGTGCAGCATACTTGGCGTACACATTGCTATTTTCGCCGTAGCCATGTCGTCGAGCCAGTTGTTGCAATTGCTCTCGTGTCTTGCCTTGGAAGTATTCTTTCTTTTCGGCGTCGGACATTTGACGAATTTTTTCTTTGATTCGAATCACTGCCGCTGGCATGGCACCTTCCGCCACAGCTGGTTGTTTTGCTGGTTGTTTGACTGTGGTATTCACACTGGAATATCCAGTAGGGCCACTGAAATTAGGAGTCTTGGCAGGTGCAGGTTTAGCAGCACCTGCAGCTCGCGCAGCTTGACGACGAGCAACTTCTCTACGACCAACATAGCCAGCACCTTGTGGATCCTCACCTGGAAATTTGCCAGCTGCTGCTGCGGGTGCTGTTGGCTTGGTTGTAGTGGCGGTAGCTGTTGTTGGTGTAGCAGTTGTCGGTGCTGTTGGTGTAGCAGTTGTCGGTGCTGTTGGCGTAGCTACTGTTGGTGCTGTTGGTGTAGCTGTTACTGTAGCAGCAGCAACTGGTAGACCCATTTTACTGTAAACTGAAGTTACCACTTCTTGTGGCACGCCTTGTGTGACCAACCAAGCAGCCAATTGATCTGAATCACTGGGTTTTCCCTTTTGATGCCAGTTCATCTTGAGTTTTTCTTTGGTCACGTTGGTAGTAAATTGACGACCAAATGTGCTCAGTGCACCACCTACTTTGCTGAGCCCACGGCTCAGCAGGCCGGGTTTTTTGGCTGCAGGTGCAACTGGAGCACCCGCCATGTCGGGACGATACAATGCCGGGCGTGTGCTTCCAGGCACACCCTTGAGTTCCATGATGGCTTTACGGTATCGGTCAACGTTTTCAAACACTGTGTAGGCGCCAGCAGTGGTTAAGTTCACAGTTTTGCTCTTGCGTCCTATGCTTTCGTTCAATTTCCAATTCAAGATGGTTGTTTTTTTGTCAATCAACTGACTGACCGGCAATCTTATTAACTTGACAGATTCTGTGAATCCTTTTGGTCTTATTGAACCGCTGCCGCCGCTGCCGGGTGTGTAGTTTGATGGATACATGGGCGCTAGGCCTGGTTTGGTAGCTTTCATAGATCCGTCTGGCTGTAGTTCAGCACTTGGAAAACGTTTGGTAAAGTCTGCCTTCCAGGCATCATATGCGGCTGTTTGTCTGGCCAGTTCGTCAGCGGGCAAACCAGCGTTTGGTGGAATAAAACTACCCTTGTCGTTGACAGGAATGCCGTATTCTAATTTTTGTCCCAGTGAGTCAGTGCTGGTTGGTCCTGATTGACTGTAATCAATAGGAGCAGAATATTTTCCTGGATCAGCAGCAGCTTGACTCACATCAGCAGCGTCAACCCCTCCTAGGCGTTCCAGGCTTCCAGTTTGTGTGATAGAACTGTCAGGCACATTGCCTTTGGCAATGTCGGCCATGGTGTTGGCATTGGTACCCACGCCGCCGGCATAAACGTCGGCTCCTGATGCAGGCGGCAAGGTGATTTCTTGTCCAGGAAATATCACATCAGGATTGAGATTCTGGCCACCTACTGCGCCAGCGTCTGCTGCCAATTGTGGATTTAGCCCAACTAGTTCTTGTACCGATACACCGTTTGCTTGAGCAATCTGACTCAGTGTGTCGCCGGCTTGCACAGTGTATGTAGGCAAGTCAGGACCAGGTACAAATGTAGACGCCGCGGCAGCTGGATCGGTACCAGCGGCCGCCGCACCAGCTGCTGGGTCTGCCCCAAACATACCAGCAATAGATTGACCTGCCCAGGCCAATGCTGCTGCACCTGCACCTTTGCCAAACACACTGCTTAGTTTTTCGCCTTTGATTGCTGCGTCCAGGGCATAGGTTAGGCCAGCAATGACTGGAAGACTTGCACCACCTGTGGCCAGGCCTGTAATGGCCACCAATGCTGCTTTGGCAAATCCAGCAGACTTGGGATATTTCTTTACCAGCATGCGATACTTTTTGATCGCCTGCATTACTGCACCTTTTTGTCCGCCGGCCAGGCCAGCCAGGGCATCAGTGGCCTGATCATAAGCAGTGTCAACTGCTGACACAGGCACAGAATTCTGTACACCGCTCAACACCGTGTTGACCGAATCTCTGATACTGGCTGCAAGATCTGTGGCCTTGTCTTTGCCGCGTCCCAGCATGGTACGATTAGTGCCAGTTGCTGTGTTGGTCATTCCTGCTTCTGCGTCGGCAAACACCTGTAGAATTTCTTTTTCGCTCATGCGGCGTTCGGCAAGATAGCGTCCCACTTGCTTGAAACTGCGATAAACAGGATCTTGCAACAGCAAGGATTCGTCAATTCGTATGCGTTTGTTTGGCTCAGTAATTATTGTTTTAGAATTATTATGACCTCCCGCCATGCCCGACTCGTCCAGGCCACGGTCCTGGCGCCATTTGCGAACACTCTTGCCACGATCGCGACCGCTGCCTAGTTTGGGTCTATTATCGCCTAACTTTTCCGCCACACCTTGCTCTCTTAGCGGAGGAAATCTAGCCAGACTACGAATGAGTTGACTGGTCCAGCCCGAAACATCGCTTGACCCAATTTCGTCAACATCGCCTACGAAGTCTGCAATTTCGTCAATGGCCATTCCAACCACATCGGGGCCGTATTTGGCCAACACTTCGGGATGTTGTGTTATGATTCTGCGAGTGATAGCATTGGTCACTGAACTGTACTCACGGTTTTCTGTCACACCTTTGGTATCGTTGGCAAACTGTTTCTTGGTTGCTTTGACAATGCCCTTGAATCTCTTGTTGCCACGAGCATAATCACCGGCCGCATCAGCAGCAGTGGCATCGGCACCAGCAGCTTTTTTGTAACTGGCCAAGGTGTCTGGACTCAACTCGTTTAATTTATACAGCTCATTTAAAATCATTATGCTTCCTCTATATAATCTGCTGACTCGTCTGTTGCTTTGTCACGCCCCAGATACATTTCCAATGCCATGTGTGCTTGGTCTAAATTTTTAAAACGGCTCTTCATTGAACGGCCGTTGTGTCGTATTTCAAATCCACGACGCTCGTCGCCGTGTATTTCGCACACACGACCGTCTTCCAAGGCCAGTGTCTTGACCGGTGCTGATTCTGTGTAGATGGGTTCTTGAACCGGGGCAGTGGGCATCTGAACAACAGGATCTTCTTCTGTTGGATTTTCTGCAACAGCAACAATCTGTTTGGCTATGATGCTGGAGTCTTTGGTATTTTTTTCTTTGATGTCACTGTCATTCTTGACTTTTTCTTTCAAGTCCGTGTCGTGTTTTTCCTCAGCAACACTGTCAAGATACTCGGCAAAAGATTTTTTAACTTTGTCTAACCGGTCTTCGATGGTGACCTCTTCTTCCAACACATCTTCTGGATTGTCTACACCTTCACCTGAGCCGACCATGTAGCTGCTGCCTGGAACTTTTTTATTGGGGTTGCCGCCCAACACAGGACCCTGGCTGGGCATTTTGTACAGGGCCGGCATCTGCGGCACCGACTTTTGTTGAGCATTCAGCCCAGTTTTGACACTGGCAGGAGTAATGCTGCCTTCAATCAAGGCCAGGCGTTGCATTATAGTGTAGATTTCGTCCATGTTACTCCCTAGCGTCCTTTAAGAAACTGCGCAATTGCCAGGCATATTTGTTCTGCTGACTCAATCGTTCAGCCATGAAGTTGGCAATGTCCTGTTTGTTTTCAGCTTCTGCCTCAGCAAAGCAACTGTTTAACAGAGCAATCATTGGTTCACTGTCGGCCAGCAGTTCTTGTATCATCAGTTTGGCCCGTGGCACTTTTGTTTGATCTTGTATGATTGATAATTCAGCATAACGAGCAAGACTGCCCGGGACGTATTCATCTAGACTGCGAATGTATTCGGCTATGGGATCCACGGCGCTGTAGGCATCTTCGTAGATTTTTTGAAAGAATTTGTGTAGTTGTGCAAAGTCTGATCCTTCCACATTCCAGTGAAAGTATTGAGCTTTTAAATAGTAAGCAAATTGGCTTGCAAGCAAGGTTTTTAGTTGTTCAGTTAGCACGGCGTTTCTTTCCTTTTTTCATATAGCTCGGAGTATTGGGTGTTGGATCCGTTGTGTATTTACCAGAAAAGAAACTGCCACCAGTTCTTGTGATCGTTCCACCTAGCGGCATGGCCACAGGGGCAATGGAGCCAGCACTGGTGCTGCCTCCGGAGGCGTCTTCTTTGACGAATTCAGCTGCTCTCATCGGCTGATCCTTAATATATTGTTTTTAATTTTGCCTGTGCCATAATCCACACGCATGTTGTCAGCATGGATGACTGCTGTGTCTGTGTTGTCCAGTTGATATGTGATGGTGTATTCACCGGGCTCAGCTTCAATTTGCAACGCTTCTTCCAGATATTGATCACGCCAGATCCAGGTGCGTTCAGCAAACAATTCGTCGTCCACATACACACGGTACACCGGCGGCGTACCTGTCCAGTCACAACTGACATCACACAATACACGAACAAACTGTTTCATGCTGTATTTAGTAGCAGTTTACTGAACTTGTTTGATTGACCCGATGTGCCAATCTTGAATATTATATTGGGATTTAAAGATATTACGGGCTGTTGCTGCGTTGGGAGCCCAGGTTGTTACATCAACCAAAGAAACATAGCGTGGGTTTTCAATACGGATCTTTGCAGTCCATAGTTTTGCTCCGCTGATGATTTCTTTGGCTTTCATACTGTTACTTATGAGAATCTGCTGCGGCTGTGGGTGTTACAGTGCGCCCCAGGTACCGTCTTCTTTCTGTTGCGGTTTGCCAAGTCCGGTGTCCAGACCCATGCCTTTGGCTCGCATGCCTCTGACAACTATGTTGCCATTGGGCAGGGTGATCTGTCGCTGTCCAAACGGCATGTGATATGCCTGCGGCCCGCGCTGACTCACAATGGTCTTGGTGTCAGGATTGATTTCATACCAGTCGTCGTCGTTAAAATTGGTGGTGTGTGCTGCTTCCATCACATCATACATGGTTTGTACCATACCCGGTGTAAATTTGCGTAGATTGATTCTGCGGGCCTCCAGCCATTTCTGCACATCAGGACGCTGAAAATCAAAAGTCTTGATTTCAGCGCCGCGATACTGTTGTTGTAGATTGGCCAACTGCTGTTCATCTTTTACTCGTGCATATACTTTTGTGCCCTCTGGCAATTTGGCGTAGAACAACATTTCTGGCTCGGTGTTTTCTGTCACACCTTCGTTTTTGGCTCGGCCTGATTTCATGTTGGCCAGCCAGTGTGCCAGTTGTCCCTTGCGTCCACCTTGCTTGGCAGTTTTGCGTAGACTGCTTACACTGGCCTTGGTGTTGATACCGTGACGCTTGGCATCGCCCTTGTCTTGGGGATTTCGCCCATCAGCAAAGTTTTCCGCCACATCGTGTGGCCCCTTGCTGAGCTGTTTATATTGGTCAAGAATACCCTGAATATCAGTTGGTTTGCCGCCCAAGGTGATTTGAATCAAGCTACCGGGTGCTGTCTTTTTGATCTTTTTAATATCTTGTTCAATTGAGTATTTAAGAAAGCCAGGCTCAAGGTTAAACTCTCTAGCATCAAACACTACGCGAGTGTTGTCAATGGGCAAATTGCCTTTGGGATCAATTGCTTGTATTATCACTTGGTTGGCCGGCTTTGACCGCCGCCAGGCTTCTCGTCGAGCCTCATGCGCAGCGATTCCTGCCTGACCCTCTGGAGAAGCATTATAACGGTCAACGTCATTTTTGTATGCAACATGGATATCAGCATCAACATTGAATCCTTGGCCGTCAAGGTATTCATCCATGTCCTCTTGCACCATGGTGTCAACCATGCGGTATGCTTCTCTACCAGCTTCCATTCCACGATTGATAAAAGCATCTGCTACGCTGTTTATTTCTTCGGCATCACTTTGGTTTTGACTTGTTGTGTCCATGCCGCTGACGTCAACTAAATCAAACTCACCTTCAGCATACAATTTTGCCATTTCTTTTAGAGCTATACCATATGCATATGGTCCAGCACCTTCAGCTCCACCTGGTGCGAATTCGTTTAATAAGCCTTCCGCCACACCTTCTGACTTGTTGCCATAGTTGGCAGCACCTTTTTTGCGACACTGAACTAATCGACCGGATGCATAGGCACTGGGCCATACTTTGGCCGATGCCTTGACCTTGTAGTAGCAGGCATCTTTTTTGCCCTCGCCTAGTTCTGAATATTCCACCACAGGTCCACCACAGTGCGGACATTTTTGTTGTGATTCTGTAATGATATCATTTATGTTCATTTTTTCTTTCCTTTTGTACTGACATTTATTGCTGGGCCTGAACGATTGGCGTCGGGATCTTGTCTGCGTTTTCTGGCTGCTGCACTTGCACGACCTTTCTTGCCCAGTGCATGTGCTTTGGACTGTGGCAAACACTTGGGCTTGCCTTCAGATTCTGACCCTCTAGCACAGTCGCCGCGTATCTTACCATCGGGACCAAAGCGTACCCATTTATCTTTGAACCAGTCGCGAAGATTTTCATTGACGTCCACGCCGGAACCGAATGCAAATTCATACAGTCTCATGTCAGCAGTTCCATCTACGGCGTGCTTTGCATATGGCCTTGTCCGGAGTTTTAGCACAGCTGATGCTGTGCATTTTCATTTGACCACGGCTGCGGCTGCAATAGCTCTTACGACGTTTCGACGCCTTCGAACCTTTCTTTAATTTGCTGGGCTTGGTAGTTACAGCAGTCTTTAGTTTGGACCCGGGATTTTCTCTGCGATAAGCGTTGACAGCTTTCTGACTCATGCCGGCAGTACGATCCTTTTTGTTGGCCTTTTGCCAATCTTCCATGATTGGCGTAGTCACTGCAAACACATACAACTCATCATCTGTCAGTGAGTCGAGGTCTTCCCATATTGTCTCTGCATCTACCCCATTGCGATCTGCAAGACTGTCAATGATAGACTCTATTAGATCAAACTCTTCGTTTAGTTCCACGCGATCTGTTGCACTTACTCCTGTGCTGAGTTCCAGTATTCTTGCCAATTCATCTTGATTTTCTGTCATTGCGGTCTCCTTTTCTTCGTTTTTAGGCACACAGTTGGGAACCATTTTGTTGCTTTTTTTCTTCATACCAACTTGTTTGTGTGTGTCCCAGCATGCTTCATCCAAGTTGTCCTGTGAATGATCGCCGTGTGTTTCACACAGGCCACACATTTCACACACCATTTCCATTTCTGCGCTTTCGTTTTGCTTCTTCTTTCCAGCGCAATGGGCCCGCTGACTAAAGCCCTTGGGATGACTGCAATTGATACTTTTTTTGTATTTTTGGCTCCAGCCTTCTGTGGTAAATTCTTTTGTTTTCATGTTCTTGCCAGCACAAATGGTTGATCGCTGCCAATGAACTCAAGATAGTTGTTCAAGGCCGCTGGGTATTTATCGGTGGGCACTAGTTCATATCCCTGTGCATGGCGCCGAATCATTGCGGTGTATGCACTGGATCTGCCGCCACCAGACTTGGCACTGAACGCTAGATACGGTGGTTTATATTTTTTTGCATAGGTGTTGATAGCGTTGATCACAGTGGCCATTACTCGTCCTGCATCACCACGCCCAGTCATTTCATGTGTTCCGCCGCGAGTAAATGCTACATCAGTTACTTCACCATTGCCTGCAGGAGTAAACGATATGCCAATTTCTCTGCCGTCAGCATCTGTGGCCGACGCATGAATTTCACCTTGAGCTGCAAACTGCTGATCCCACTTTAGTGGAAATGCTGTGTCAAGATCAACTACTTCGTTTAAAAGTTCACTGGCTCTCATAGTCCAATCTTTCCTGGGTACATGGGTCCAGATTCAACTCGTTCGCCGCCATCAAAGTAACTGATTTGCACAGGCAGTTCTTTCCAACCCAGGGCAGCAGCAGCCATGATACGATGATTACCTTCGTTGACCCAAGCACTGCCATCGTAGGCCACATTGATAAAAGGCTTGTATTCTTCATTAGTAAAACTATGCAGTGGCAATTTGCCAGTGTCTTTCATTATTTTCATAATGGCTGCTAGATCCGCTTGTCGTACATTTTGCTGTTCGTTTCGCATGCCCGGTAGTCGCTTGAGTATATCCATGGATACCATTGGTTCAGGTCTAACAGTAGCAGTGGTCTTGCCCATGTAGGGCAACCCGTTGCGGTCGGGACTTTTTTGCTTGGCATACGCAATAGCATCGTCAAGCCATTCTTCGTTGGGTACATCAACTCTGAGTTCTTCCGCCAGCTCGGGGCTCCATTGCATTGCTTTGCCACCTTTGACAGTTGGAGAAAAGCCTTGTCCTCGGTAGAATTTGGTCAGTTTACTTTGGCTTACTTGTCCTTTGTCCCAGGGGAATAATGTAAGGCTGATTCCATCTTCTCGGGCCATGGCTTGCAGTTCTTTCATAGCACGACTGCCCACCCCAGACCGTAGCGGATACGCTTGAAACCATTTGACTTCAACTGCGCCACGCCGGCTGAAGCTAGGAGTTAATTCAAACATTGCAAACTGTTGGTCATCTCCCGAGCCCCAGGTCATCACATGATTGTTCTGCATGGTTTGCGGATAACGGGCATACACCTTTTCAATCCAGGTTCGTGCCCGGGCTGCTGCTTCAGCACCACCAATCTTGATTCTTGCTGGTTCGTCTTCGTGTAAAAATTCTAGTGCTCTCACGACGGCTCCATGACTGGCACAACCGCAACTTCGATACCATCTTGGTATCCTGCACGAGCCAGCCATCCTGCTGCAACTCTGTTGGCATCTGCTTGTGAATTGCCAATGCCGCTGAAGGTGTGTAGTGTATTGCCTTGGCTGTCTTTGATTGCCCATGTGCCTCTAAATGTTCCACTAGCGGCAGATTGCTGTGCTGCTTGTTGACGTTGGCGTTGCAGATCCAGGGTGCTACCAGGAACAAAGTTCTGTTCTACATCTGGCTCAATGTCAATGACGCCGGGCACAGGTGTTGTGGCCACAGGACCTTGAATTGGTGTGTCAATTGGTGCGTATCTAAAGTCATCTCTGCCGCCAGCTTCGGGACTCATCAACCAGTCAGTGAATTCAGCATTGGCCTGTGCTTGATCAGCAGCATAGAATGTGCCCACTGTTCTACCATCAGAGATTTGATAGATCTTGTAGTTGCTTTGTCCGGGCGTGAGTTCAGCATAGGTATCTTTGACCTTGTTGCGTTCCAGTTGTGCTTGTTTGATAAAACTCTTTAGTGCAGCCTTGGGCAATTCACCAGCAGCAAATTTAGCAAAATAACTCAAGGTATCATTTTGGTCTTTAGGCTTGAGTACAGTGTACAGCTTCTTCAGGTATTCGTCGCGATACTTTGCCGGATCCATGGCAGCATCTAATGCCACTACAAATCTCAACAGCGTGGTTTCAATCTTGTCAAAGTTTTCATTTAGCCAATCGCCGCCGGGACTGCGAAACTCAATGTATCCAGTCTTGGTATTGATACTGGTATACTTGCTGGTCGTGCCGCTGTGTATAACTTTGGTGGCCAGTTCGCCCAGGCCTGTTTTCATTTTTTGCAACATGGCAGCAGCATCTTCGGGACGCTGAGCGATTCGCTCTTTGATCATGCCCATGGCGCTTTTGGCATAGGTGTTGCCGGTGCGTCCAAATTGATCCAGCACATACTGGTCACCCAGCAGCAGAGCTAGTTTAACATAGTCCAGTTTGTCGTTGTCAAAGCCCGGCACACTCACATTGATGTGCAGGCCGGTTGAATCATTGGTGTAGCAGCCTCGTTGTTTGGCCCAGGCCCGGACCTTGTTTAGATCACTAATCATGTCGTCAACAGGCAAGGGCGGGCTCACAAACTCCAGTCCAGAATCGTTGCTGTCATCTGGTTCCAGGCTGCCGTCAGGCTCAACCACATAAGCATCGGGTTCGCGGCGGCCACCATGATAGTTGGCAGACCAGTTTACCTTGCGACCAATGGCCTCACGGAATTCATCAGCAACTTCTTCAATGCTGGCGCCTTCGCTGCCAGGAGTGCTCCAATAGGGCCAGGAAATATCGTACTGACTCGAAACATCGCTCATTGAGCGAATGCCTTCACTTCTCAGCCAATCCTCTTCATGATCATCATTGTAATAGTCTTCTTGTGCATCTTCCTGCGCATCATTCAGCCAGGGATCCAAACCGTCTTCAATGACTTTTTCGGCAGCGTCCATGTAATCTTCAGGGCTTGCTCCACGATTTTCCAACGCTTCTGCTGCGGCTTCGTCCAGGCCCAATATTTCAGCAATGTCTGCCTCTGACCAATTTTCTTTGCCGTATCTAAACACAATGGTGTTTTTGTAGGTTTCAAAATACTCCATCCATGCATCGCCTAGCCATGTCTGATAATCTTCGCTCATGCTGTCACGCAGGCGTTGAATGTCTCTTCGACCGTTGAAGTCACCGTCAAAAAAGAACTGCGCTGCATCTTCGATGCTCATGACATTTTCGTCGGCGTCGTAGTCGGGTTCCATATCCGCAGCATCGTCGCCGCCATCAGCACCGGGCACAATCATCTCAAATTCCATGCCAGCCATGGCGCCTGTTTGTGCTGCCAGTTTCTTTAGATTTGTGGGACTCATGTTGATTTCAAACAGGTCCTGATCTTCATACAGTTTCAGTTCACGACTCAGGCGGTTGACTATATCACGGTGTTCAGTGTCATCTTCGGCCAGGTGTTGCTTCAACACATTCATCTGTTCGATGCCGCCCCGGCTCAACTGAAACCCATTCATCCTGGCTCGTTCAATTCGTGTCTTTTGGCTGGGGTGACTGCTGGTAGGTGACTGTGTCAGAACATCCAACAGTTGCAATTCTGCTTCGTTCTTGGCAATGAATTTGAATACTTCGGCCTTGTTGTAGCCCAGTGTCTTGCACAGGCGCACTGCGAACTCGTCTGCGTCTAGTTCGCCTTGCCGATACTGTGCAGCCACTCGTACTTGAGTCTTGTAGTCCGCTGACGCATCATCGGTACCAGTGGCATGTTCCAGGGCAATGTGTCCCAGCTCATGTGCTATGGTAAATGCCAAGGCCGCATCTGGAGCATCCCAGAACACCGAAAGATCAATAGTGATGGTGCGCGAAATTGCACTGGCCTGTGCATAATTTTCACTTGAGACTACACGAATGGTAGTGCCTTTCAACAGCGGCGCCCATTTGGGGCCTGCTGCTGCAATCAATTGGCGCAGGATGTCTTGGCATCGAGTAGTGAGTTCTTTGTACCTGGGCACCCATACTTTGTTGAACTGGTCAGGATTGGTGTTTCCTAGGGCAGCAACATCCACAAAAGGTCCGGCTTTGGCCACGCCCGGTACCGCAGCAGCCATTGCGCCTGCACCCAACGCTTTTAACGCAGCCCGGCGATCAACTTCGGACAAGTCATCTTCAGCCACATTGTATGTGGGGTCAGTCCGTTGCCGCTGCATGCGATCTTCACGCAGGTTGGCAGTCTTCATCAACAGTGCCGGCTTGCCTTGCGTGTCTGTGCGAAGGTTTAATTTGTTGGCTTCTCGACCTGTGGCACCAGGTTGTACATCTTTTGTAAGAGCCATGCTAAAGCGTGGATCTCTAGCTTGTTTTTTTGTTGGAATATAACCAGAACTTTCATTGGCATTTGCACCACGGCGCAGCACATTCTTAAGTTCTTGTTTTGCTCCGTGTTCCAACCCAGCACGAGTCAATTGGCTGGCTCGCACAGCAGCCTTCACAGCGTCAGCGCCAGTGTTGATCGGAGTGGTTGTGGCGCAGCCTGGTGAACCAGCAACACATGCTGCCAATGCAGCCGTGGCTAACTTGTCCCGGATACCTTCTTCTAACCCGTCATCGTTGAAAAACTCCGGATGCTGTTCGGCATAGTCACGCATCAGCACACCGGCCTGGGCGTTGGCTTGATTTTCCCATCGGCTACCAGTGGCGCCGGCAGTGTCTGGCACTGTTTCTATTTCGTGTTGTCTGGTGTGGGTGAGTTCATGTGCCACTGTGCGCAATATGTCCATCACATGGCGTCCAGCTAGGCTCACTTCCAATAGATTATGGTCAGAATTGTAACGGCCAAAAGTTTTGTTACGAGCGCTCCACTGCGGATCCTTCTTGAACTTCACTTGAGGCGGTTGCTCAATGCCCAACTGCTCCACACAGTAATCAATGAACGATGACACAATGTCAACGACACTGGCTGCGGGCTTTTCGCTTAAGAACATTTTTGTTTCGGGGCTCACACCACTGGGATTGCTGCTGACATCTTCAGTTTTGAATCCGTATGTGAATGGTCGTTTAACAACTATTTCACGCTCACGCAGGCTCAACTCCCGGTCTCTGGCAGCGTTTCTAGCGTCAATCAATCGTTTGATAGCGCCTTGGTTGCGCAGCATTTTGAATGCTAGATTATCTGCACCAAACTCGCCATGCTGATTCAGTCCGGCTTGTCGCATGGCTTTGATTTTGCTCATCAATTTGGCCATGTCATCATGATCACCAGATGCAACAGCACTATCAATTCGTGCAGCCAAATCTTCGTATTTGCTGCGAGTGGATATGTCATCTACTCCAGCATCTCTACGCTTGGGCACATCAATCCATTGATTGTTCAACACACTGTAAATGCCTTGACTCACATGTGTTTTATTAGCATCTTGTACATACAGTTCCACAGGATGACTGCCAATGGTGATGTTGTGCTGTTGGTTGTATTGAAACTTTTTAGCATCAAACAGTTCGCGATACACTTCGCTGTTGTCAGCTTCGGGCAAATCAACCACCAGGTGTAGATCGATGTCAGAATTGGGAGTGTATGTGTACGCAGCATTGGATCCGCTGATGGTTATATCTTTGAGATCGTATCCGCTTACTCCTAAAAACTCGCGGAAATCATCAGCTATTTGCAGCAAATGATCATGCACTTCGGGCCGTAACTGTTCGTTGTTGTCCCACAGACGCGGATTCAAACGCTGGTTAAACTTAACAGCGTCGGCCAAATTGTAGGAATCAAGTTCAAGAATATTCATTATGTAATATTTAGCGCAAATGGAAAAGCCACTGTTAAAGTGGCTTTGTGGAGTGTTGCAGTTTGTTTTATTTCTTTTTCTTGCTGGCAGCAATAACTTTGGTTTCTGCCACAGCAGGTGTAGCAGTTGCAACCTGGGCTGCCAGGGCCGATTGTTTTGCCAGCACATTGGGCGTAAATGCGTCAATCAGCGTTTCTTGTGCTTCGTGAGCAAAAGTATATGTGCCTGTATGGCGCAACAACACACGCTTGTCTACCCAGACCTTACCACCTAGATCACGCCAGTTTTCACAGAATGTCCAGTCTTCACTATAGTAGCGATTCTCACGCACTGCTGTGTCAAAGTAGGTTTTCATGTAGGGGTTGAGTTCTGCAGACAAGCCAATGTCATTGATAAATGGTTTAGTAGCAGGGTGTGCATTTAGTTTTTCAAAAACATCACGCTTGATCAACAAGAATCCTGTACCAGTTTTGCTCACTTCCTGCAGGCCGTCGGTGCCTTCTTCTCCGCCTTCGATGCCGTTTACACACCATTTGATGGGCAGGCTCTTCATTGGATACAGGCCGCCGATCACATCAACTTGTCGGTTCAACAACACCAAAATATGCCAGGGTTCAAAGCCAATGTCAGCATCAATAAACAACAGGTGTGTGCTGTCTTTGTTGTGCAAAAACTTAGCAGTGAGTGTGTTACGGGCACGACTGATCAAACTTTCGTTTGTGAGCGTTTCCATGGTCCAATCAATGCCCAACTGGCGTGCAGTGTTGCTCCATTTGATATAGCTCATGAATGTGCTTTCAGTTAACTGACCGCCATAGCATGGCATACAGATGTGTACTCGCGTGGTTTTCAAGTAGTCAATGTTTACTTGGATTTGTTGTTGCCCGCCGACGGGAGTTGAGGGCAATTCTGTTGTTGGTTGTGCGTCAGCCATGTTTTCCTTAAAGTTGGTTAGCAATATTTAATATGTGTTGTGCCACTGGCAAAATTTCTTTGCCAATCACACTTCCACTGTGAGCAGTTTGAAATCACTGGCAGCAGGTTCGTGATTGATGTAGCCGCGTGGATTGCATAACACTCTGGTTTTGCCAATTGTGTAGTCAAATGGGTGATGTGTGTGCCCGTGCGTCCACAGTCGAATCTGCGGATGATCTTCAATAAACGCATCCAGCTCAGAACTGTAGGCACCGTTCATCAAAGTCGCATTGGCATACTGTGCATGTGTGCTGAGTCTGCTGGGTGCATGATGCCCTGCCACCACAAACTTTTGATCTGCTCGACCTTCGACACAGTGCTGAATGTAGGCCACAGATTGACGATGTTGTTCTACAGAATCCTCTGGGCTGAATCTAGCTGGCCGAGTTTTAAAAGTTGGTTTGTCGGGATTGTCAACATCATCAAAGGTTCTATAATTGACATTTCTGGTGCTGTTGCTGATGATCCTAAAATCGTTCATCATGCTGCTCATGTGGTACAGTGTGAGTGAGTCTTCACGATTCATGTCGGTCCACAGTGTGCCGCCAATGAAAGTGATGTCATCAATGACCACTGTTTCTTTTTCCAACACATGCACATTTTTGAGGTAGCCCAACACATCTTTTAGGTGTTTTTCTGTTGTGGCAAAGTCTCCGTTGTAGTGCTCATGATTGCCCATGATGTAGATCACATGCGGAAACTGTGCAGAGCAGCGTTGCATAAAGTCATGATAACGATTGCTGCGATATTCTGGACCCATTATTCCATACGGATCCTGTTGCGTAATGTCCCGGGCCACAAGGATGTCGCCGGACAATATCAAGACTTGTGCGTTTTGGTCATTGACGATTTCCAAGTCACCGAACTCTAGGTGAATGTCACTTGCTACTGCTATCTTCATGTTTGTTGTGCGTTAACGATTATAAGTTTTTTCGTCTATATAATCTGGGTTGATGTGGGAAAAATCAAGATCAATACTGTTTGCTTGTTTTTCTAATTGTAACACATTTTGCATCCATTCTGCAAGCTGAGTTTTACCAAACTGTCTGCCAGCGCCAACACTGCGGCGTGCTTCGTTGATCTGCTGTTGTATCTGCTCACCAATGCCTAACTTTTTATCAAACATTGCTCGAATTGCCGGATCTGGTTGTCCGTACAGATCAGCAATGACCTGATCCTTGTCATGGTCATTGCCTTTGATATACATGCTGCGTATTTCACTGGCACTGTTGGCATCTACTCCGTTTACTTGGAAGTTGATGGTGGGAGTGATGGCCACATAACCGTGTTTGGTCATGGGCTTTACGCCTTTGCCAGTCTTGGGCAGTGGTTGCAAATAACCTGGCGTGCCGTCTTTTTTTGGAGCAAAGTTGAAGCGTTCAGCGTCTTTGGCACTGACTGCAAATACCAATGCTGTTTTGTTTTTTTCGTCGTCGGACAGATTACCAGTGATTTCTGTTGCTTGATAAGGATTCTTCACATTGGCAATGTGGCTAGCCGGAACACCCAACTTGGTCATCATCATCACTTTGTCACTGTAATTGAACGGACTGGTGATGGGTGCCTGCACATTGCTGGTGGCAATATACACGCTATTTTCTCCAAACTTTTTAGTCAGCCAATCATAACTGGCCATATGACCGCGGTGAAATGGATGAAAACGACCAGGGTAGATTACAAGATAATTCATTGTAGCATATTTATGCTTACATGTTTTCCAACAACCATAGGAAAAGCGGAGTAGAGAATTTTAAACTCACATATCCATTGCAACCCATAACACCAAAAAACTTGTCCTTAACAAACAATTGAGATCCATTGGTGTCATGATGATAGACTGTTTGTTCAAAGAACATGTGTCCCAGCTTGATCTCGTCCATTGCTACATTGGCAATTGACAACACAGCATCACTGATGATGTTGCCGTTTTCGTCAATAACGGTGTGATCTTGTGTTTTATTTTTCAGCACAAATTTAAGTTCATGCTCGCCTTCGTCATCGGCAATGTTGATCTCAACAGCGGTGGGTTGTGTAACATGCTCTGTGGCAAACACAACCGTGTCGTTTAACAACACTTCAAACGCCAATCGAGCAGTGTAATCAGTGCTGTCTAGGTCAAATGTGATTGATGTTGTGTTCATATCAGTAAGTGACAGCCACTGTGTTGATCTCGGCCACCGTGGATCCGTCGTTTTCAAACCCAGTGACCACTGCTTTGAGCCATGTGTAATTGCCAGTCAAGTTTACAGGCAAACGAAATTCTGTTGAATCGTCAGTGAGATCATACACGTCAAACCAGTGGGCAGTGACTGGATCAAAATCCAATGTTGCCTGAAATTTCATTGAACCGGGAAAGTTGGTTACTGTTACAAATATAGTTTGTAAACTGCCCTGACCCTGATAATAGCCCACCCCTTTGACTGGGTCACTTTCAAAGAATGTGGTGCTGCCATCGTAATTGCCGTTGGGAGTGCCCACAACTACATTGCTCAACAAGGTCAGTGTGGTCATAGACATGTTATGCTCTCACAACTTCCACCACAATGCCTGCGCCCAGCAGTTCTTCGGTTACACTTTGCAGGGCTGCCACAATGTCGTTGCTGACAATTTCCGTGCCAGTATCGCTATCTTTGACCAACTTGCTCAGTGTGATCACAACTGTTTCTTCGTGTATTTTTGCCATAGTGTATTACTTATCCTTGTACGATGGTATTTGTCTTTTTTATCAAACGAGAGTTGATCAAGCTCAACATGGTCAAACAAGCAGCGTCATTATGATCAATGAAATAGTAAGGTTCTGTCCATTTGAACGGCTGTGTTGTCCAATCGGCCAAACAGGGACTCAGTCTGAAATCAGCACGGTTATTGTTTAAGAACTGCACAATCGATTGCTTTTGCTGATCGGTCAGTTTTGCTCTTGCAAAATAGCTGCGATACTGATGTTGTGGATTCTTCAATGTCACAGTGTCTCGCACACGATCAATCACGGCCTGTTTATAATTGACCCATGCAAAATGACCCACAGCCAACAACTGATCAAACAACACAGCATCGTTTGTGTACAGACGAATGTTGCCCCATTCCACTAGCAATTTGAAAGGATATGCAGTGTCTATCAGCAGTTGACAAATTTTGTGTAAATTGTCAATTACATCAGCGGGCATGCCGGGGTTTCTGGCAGACAGCAGGGGGGTGTGATAGGTGCGGCGCATCTGTACCACTTCATCTATCCACTTGTGTGTGAGCCGTCGCAGACAAGTGGCTTCGCTAAGGCCAGCGGTCATGCAATACCTGTATTGATCGAAAAATAAGCGATCTCTACTGACGGATTGAAATTCAGACAGCAGGGGCATCGAGTAAAATATATCCTTTTCCGTCCACAATTGGCAGGGGACCAGTCAGCGGTTTGGTCACAAACATCAGCTCGTCAGCAACCATGATGGCCAATATAGAACAGTCTTTGATCTGATCAAACAGTATGCGCTTGCTGAGCGGAACACGAATCAGTTCGTCAATCTTGCGACTCAGCGGTCTAGCACCCATCTTGGGATCGTATCCTTTTTCCGACAGCATGTTGATAACACTTTCATCAAACATCAGCTTGATGTTCTTGGCGTACAGGCTCTGCTGTAGTTCTCGTGTGAACTTGACCACAACTTTCTTGATGGCCAATGGATCCAACTTGTTGAACTTGCACACAGCATCAATGCGGTTACGCAGTTCCGGCTTGAAGAAGTCTTTCATTGCACGATCTTCTTCGCCGTATTTTTCCAACGATTTGCCAAAGCCAATGTTGTTGTTTTCATTGTCTCTGGCACCTAAATTACTGGTCATGATGATGATGCAGTTTTTAACATCAACTGATTTGCCACTGCTGCCAGTAATTTTGGCTTCGTCCAGCATCTGCAACATGATGTTGACCACGTCAGGATGTGCCTTTTCAATTTCATCAAACAGCAGCACACTGAATGGGTTCTTGGATATGTCACTGATCAATTTGCCGCCGCCCACATTGCCGTCATCAAAGCCCACATAGCCCGGCGGTGCACCAATCAAGCTGGCAATGCTGTGCTTTTCCTGAAACTCGCTCATGTCATATTTCAGCAGGTGCATGTCAAGATTCTCTGCCAGCAGCTTGGCCAATTCTGTTTTGCCTGTGCCAGTTGGACCCAGGAACAAAAAGCTGGCCACCGGCTTTTTGGGATTGCCAATGCCAGAGAAGTTGATGTACACTCGTTCCAGCACAGTGTCAATTGCTGCATCCTGCCCGTACAGGAATTGTTTGACATTGCTTTCAAGTTCGGTAATTTTGATACTGCGTTCGTTTTGCAAGCGGTCCAGTGGAATACTGGTCACACGGCTGACCTGTGCCATGATCATGTGTTTGTTCACTGTGACTGTGCCTTGATCCAACACTCGCTGTGCAGCACAGGCACCGTCCAGCAGATCAATTGACTTGTCAGGATTCTTACGATCGTGTATGTAGCGTCCACTCAGTTCCACTGCTGCACACATGGCGTCTGTGTCAATCATCACATTGTGGAATGATTCCAGTCTAGGGCTGATGCCAATCAGGATCTGCTCAGTGGTGGCAGCATCCGGCTCACCAATGGTGACTCTGTGAAAACGGCGCATTAGCGCACGATCACGCTCGAATGATTCGTAGTATTCTTCCCAGGTGGTACTGGCAATCACTTTCAAGTTGCCACTGGTGATGGCCGGTTTGATCATGTTGGCAAAGTCCAGACTGCTGGATCCACTGGCACCCGCACCCATCATGGTGTGTGCTTCGTCAATGAACAGCACACAGTTCTTCTTGGTTTTCAATGCTGTGATAACATCTTTGAACTTTTCTTCAAACTCGCCGCGATACTTGCTGCCAGCCAACAGGGATCCAATTTCCAGTCCCCAAACTTCTGCACCTTTGAGAAACTCTGGCACAGAGCCAGCATGAATTTCTTGTGCCAGTCCGTCAATGATGGCAGTTTTGCCCACACCCGGATCGCCCACCATCAGCACATTGGCCTTGAACTTGCGGGCCAGCACAGTGATCATTTCTTCCAGTTCGGCTGTGCGCCCAATCATGGGTTCAAGTTGACCTTCGGCTGCTCTGCGACTCAAATTGACACAGTGTTCTTCAAGAATTTCGTCGGCCTTGGCGCTGGTCAATTCCACATCAGTGATGTTGTAATTCTTTTGGAAGAATTCAGCAAATTCTGTTTTGCGAACATTATACTTCAACAAGTAGTAATGTGCATGGCTGTTGGTTTCAGACATCATGGCCAAATACAAGTCCAACAAGGTAATTGTTCTACGGCCCGTGAACAGTACCTGTGTCAGCGCCCGATTAAACACTCGCTCCAGTGCATTGGTTTTGCGTGGGGGATCTGTGCGGTCTGTCAACAGGCTGGTTTGACTCTGCAGGTAGTTGTGCAATTCAGATTCTAGTTGTTCAACTGGTGTTCCGTATTTTTCTAGTATTTTGCGGAACGATGGATACTGTACCATGGCCAGCAGCACATGTTCTGTCAGCACATATCCGTGTTTGTGTCCCACAGCAATGGCAGTGGCGTTGTTGACTACAGCATCGATTTCTGGATTATTTTGCATTGTGTCTTTCGTGAGTATTCAATTAAAGTATTATACTACGATCTAAACTTTAGATCAACCAACAGTTGTTCGTTTTTGTTCTATCATATTTAACAAATCTTCGGGTATGTGATCGGGAATAACAGCCTGTACCTGCACAATTATATCGCCTGGGCCAGTTTTGCTGGGCAGTCCACGACCCCTTAACCGTAATCTACTACCGGGCTGTGTGCCCCGCGGTATTAGAATGGTTATCTCTTCGTTGAACAGGTCCCGGACCACAGATTCACCACCCACAATCAGATCCCAAATATTCACCAACTGTTCGGTATGTAAATTTGCTCCTTGCCGTTGCCATTTGGGATCGTCGCGAACGCTGAATGTTATTATCAAATCTCCACCACCCGGAGCAATGCCTTTGTACTGCACACTATCGCCTTGATTGATACCTGCGGGTATGTCTATTTCGATAGTGTTGGCTTGCCCGTGGCCCAGCCCAATGGTGCGTTTGCCACCAGTGGCCACGTCAGTTAGACTGATGGTCAGTCCTACTCTGCTGATGACTGTTTGTGGTCGCTGCCTAGTGCTCTGAGTAAACCTAGTGCCAAACACATCAAATATAGTGTCAAAGTCAAACTGTTGTCCGCCCGGATGCGGGTGTTGTCCAAAATTGGGCCTAGGGTTATCGTATTGCTGTCGTTTGGCAGGATCGCTTAGGGTGTCGTAAGCAGTTTGTAGTTCTTGAAACTTGGCAGTGTTGCCACCTTTGTCGGGATGATGCTGAGAAGCCAGCTTGCGATAGGCTTTTTTTATTTCATCCGGAGTGGCAGTACGGGCAACATCAAGTGTTTTGTAGTGATCCATATTTAAGTCGTAAAAAAGCAGTCAACACAATAGTTATGCTGACTGCTGAGTTAGTTGTTACTTTTTAGACTTTTTGTCAGGAACAGCAGTGCCTTCGTATTTTTTGTGTATCTTAATTTGTTTACATTGTTTTTTAAATTTGCCTGTCTTGCTGTCTTTGACTTCTTTGCATACAAATTTAGTTTTTGGTGCTTCGTCTGCTGCCATAACTGGCATTGCAAATGCCGAGGCTAATACTAATGTTAATAATGTTTTCATGTTATGCTCCCTTCTTGGCTATCATGGCTTGAATTTTTTCTTGAATAATCTTTGCCCAGAAAGGCTGCGGAAAATTCCATCCTACGAATGCTCCTACTGCTATCCAAAATAATGTATCTAACATATTAAGTTCCTTTTAAAGTTCAGGTTTTTGTGCAGGCGCCGGCCCAGATCCAAATGTCTGTGATGGTGCTGTTGAGACCGGAGTTGTACCCCAGCTAGGGGCTGGTGCAAAACTTGTGCTGGGTGCATGAGGGCCAAAGCCCCCAGTAGTGGCACCAAATCCTGTTGATGGTGTGCTGGTTGTTGTAAGCCCAGGCGAAAAGCCTGTTGGTGGTGTTTGTATTCCGCCATTGTTGGCTCCACCAAGTTTTTCTTGTGTACGACCATATGCAGCAACCCCTAGCACCGCGCCCATGGCCAGGTGAAATAGTCCTGCACCTTGCAGTGTCAATGGACTCCACTGAGTAACAGGTTGTTTGAGTAAGGTCTGCAGCAGGCTCCACAGAATTGGGAATATTACAAAGTCAGTCACACAGGTCAGCATGTACATCCAACCCATGGCTGGACGCCATTTTGAGTTCATCCAGTCTTCTTTTTTTGTTTCGCTTGCGCTTTTTAGTTCTTCACTCATTTTGCTGCCTTTTCAAAAATATTTTTTTGTATTTTATACCAATCATTCCAGGCATCGACTTTGACTGCACATTCATAGTATGTGGTATAGTTGATGGTGATTGTTTTAGATACTTCGCTTAGTTTGGGATCCTGCGGTAGTTGCTGTAATGCAGGGCATGTTTGTGTTGCAATCGCGCCCGGGGCGTCGGGAAATTTTGCAGAGACTGGCACTGTTGTGCCACAGGCCTGTAATAGTACTACTGATAGTAATAATAGATATTTCATTTCTTTGCCTCAACCGGAGTAGCAGAGTCATTGTGTGCTTTGACAAATTCTTTAGGTATTTCACATACACCACCAGGTAAAAATTTTGTATCATACTTGACAACTTCTCGATCAATATATTGAACAACATCTTGACCACGCCGCTGAACAACTTCGGTTTTCTTGACAACTCGTTCTACAATTTTTACAGTTTCTTTTTTGCTTTCAGCTTCGGCCGCAGCTAACTTGGCTTCTACTTCTTTTACCTTGTCACGCCAGATCATTTCAGTAGTGTAGCCACCTTTAAAGTACACGCCAGCCAACAGCACAACTATACTGCCAATTTGCAATGCTTTGTAGTATGGCGCCAATGGCGGAAAAAATTGTAAAATCTTATTGAGAAAGAAACAGAATAAAACTGTGCTAACGGCGCCAGTTATTAATACTGCATTGACTACGAACTGTAAAAAACTGTCTGAAAAGAAATGCAGTAACCACATGTTATAGTCCTAGTACATGCAGTGCGTGTTCGTAGTGCTTGATGCGATCTTCTAGACCAATGGTGCCGCCGTTGATGCGTTTGGTCAGTGTAACAATATCGCCCTTGTCAGCCCATTGGTTTAGATTATTTGTTTCCCAGAACCAACAGGCACTTTGCACTGCACCTTCAAATGTGGCCAGATATGCTGGCACATCTTCCACAGCCATTTCTACACTTTCGGCAAATGCTTGATAGTTGTCTTTGCCTGTGAGCTGAATTAGGCCACGACCGCAATAGCGATATCCGTCACCAGATGCTTCGTCACCATTGCCCATTCTGTTGGCATACACACGGTTGGCAATCATGGATTCTTTGTGTGCATACTGTTCGGCCACTGAATCACTGGTGAAATATTTGGCAAAAACACGGCGTAGAGATTCTTTGCGATAGTTTAAATTTTCACTCAGCGCAGTAAACCCTGCACTTTCATGGGCGCATTGTGCTAAGAATCCGCTGACTCGCTGCGGAGTATCTATGCCGTAGTCGGGTAAGATTTTGTTTAGTGCTTCGGTCCATTGCGAAACATATGGATTGCTGGGTATGATTTGTTGCAGTTGTGCAGTGCTGATTTGCATAGTGTTGACACCTTGTTAGATACTGGTATTTATCCAGGCAACAAAAATGTGCAGTCGTAGAAAAACCCAAGCGTGCCAGGATGATCAGTCCGCAGAGGCTTGGGCCGTGTTAAGTTTATTTAGCAGCTTATCTGCCGCGCCCTGTAGTTCTTGTGGTGGGCTTGTTGGTGGTGACCTGTGACTTGGGTGTTTTCTTTGTTTGCTGTATAGTTGCAGCAGTTTCAGGTGAAATTTTGGTTTTAATTGCCTGTGCTGCTTTGATTGCCTGTATAAAAGTTGGTTTGTTTTCCGACATAATAAGCTCTTTCTAATAGTGTATCTCAGTTATTTAACACAATTGCGGTTATGCTTCCGGGAATATTCTGCCAGTCAGACTGAATCTCGTCTGCCCTGACTCAACACCGTCAACACTGTGATAGCTGTCTGCTTTGAGCAAATGCCAACGATTGCATTCAATTTTATAACTGTGTGTGAGATTTTTGTCATCATCATAAAATCTAGTGTAAACATTGTCGCCGCCTGTGTTGATCAAGTAAATTAACTTGGTCAGTGTGACATTATCTTTGTGCATTGGTTGATCTCCAGTCATGATCTGAAACCCCCAATACATAGTGTCGCATATATTTTGTTGACACCAGCGGTTAACTTCTTCGTTAAAATCGTCACTCCACACATAGACTTTATTCAATGGATTGGCCTTTGTTTTATATTGACCAAAGTCTCGATTTAACCGAGACATGATATCAACAGGGATAGCAGGAAGATTTAAATATCGAATCACGACAGTCCCATACTTTTTCTGATATTTGTAGCGCTGATGCTGGTTACTGTTTCGTCAAATGTTTCTTCACCTGATGTGTAGCCTACTCCGCGGCCCCAGCCAATGTGTACAATGTTGGGCACCACTTGTATTTCATATTGTCCTTGGAACAATGGATCTAGATCACGCCGTATAAAATTCTTGACCTGTTCGATTGCAAACGGATTAGATCCTTGCCAACCTTGCACATCACGCACTTGAATAACAACCTGTCCTGTTCGAGCAATTAGTCTTTCAAACAGGGCTCGATGCCCGGCATGCCACGGTTGCCAGCGGCCCAGCATCTGCACCGTTTCTCGTTGCCAGTCAAACCGCGGTCTCCTACGATTATACAAAATGTGATCGCCTACAAACTCTGCCCATTTTTCAGCATGTTGTTCTGTGATTCTAAAATCGTACTGTTCAGGTGGAACAAATGCCTTATTAGTATCTTCAAACCGGCCAGCATCAATAGTGTCCATCCATATGGTCCAGTCAGCTTTGAAGTTGTTCCTCATCTCCACCAGCGGTGCCACAAAGTCACAGATTACAAAGTCTCCGGAACATCGCACAGCAAAATCAAACATTCTAATACTTTGTCTAATACGGCCTTCGCGACTGAAGTCCCAGTCGTTGTATTGTTTGCGAATTTCGTCTGCGTTGAACCAGTCAACTTTGCTAGTGTATGTCAATGGTGGGTGTTCTAAATTTACCATACGACTCACTGGCATAGTAAGTGTATTAGAATTTTCTTCTAAATATTTTTTAAGTGCGGTTGCAAAGAATGTTTTGCCCGAACCTGGTAAGCCCATTACTAATATGCGTTGTGTCATGTTAACTCCTTTGATAATTGTCTTTTCATACTGGATATGTTACCAGTGGTCCTGCTAATTTGAACATTTCTCGAGTCTTGTCTGTTTTGAGTCCGGTAACTTGCAATACTGGACGCATACTGCGACTGGCATTGGCAGTGGCATGCGGAACATTGGCCCAGTCAAACACATGCACATCGCCTGCTCGCCATCTTGAGTAGGTTGTTGTACCATACAAGTAAAACTGTCCGGGTTCCCAATCTGTCAGCATAACACTCATACGGATAACACGCTCGGGATTGTCGGGACAGCGTTCTTGCAACTTGTCAATATGCAAATTAAACATTTGACCCGGCTGCTGAAAGTGCATGCGAATTTTGGGATCTTCTATTCCAAAATAATTGCTCATCTTTGTCAGTGTGGGAAATGCACTGATGTCAAATACTGCATCGGTCAATTGCAGATCAACTGGTGCACCTGTGTCGCGCAAATCGTTTTGCTCCTGTGCCAACATGGGACTAACTGTGTCATCATCATTACTGTAGAATTTACGAGTGGCCCAGGTAATGGGCTGGCCTTGTGCCTGCTGTACTTCGTCTGTCCAATTACCTACAAAGCGTCCCAGCACTTGAAACCATTCGCCAGTTTTTTCAACTCGACGATTGTCAAAGTGATAATTGCTGTGGTCAACACACCATTGCCAACTGCTGTTGTATTCGGCTTGATTTTTCATATTACTGTTACTGTTATGTCCGATGCTGCATAATTTTGCCAATGTTCTTCTGGCGGCAGTGCAATGCCCAAGGTCTTGCATAATTGCTGATTGTTTGAAACCTGTTGCGGATTGTGACTATCAGCTATGACCTGGTCAATGCAGTGATTCTGCTGTTTGATTTGTACTGCCATGTTTTTTAAATCAACATAGTAGTTATCATACCGGGGGTATGTGATGTTAAAATGACCGCATTTGACCCACCATCCTAGGCAGGCATCATTACTGCGTTGCACCAATACTATGGGTGATTCGGGAAATATGGCTCGTAGAAAATCAATGTGGTTGCAAAAGATATGGCTCTTGATAATTCGTATTCCGGTTGCATTTTTATCAAACGGATAGTCAAAACTTTCTTCAAGCTGCGGACGGCTCAACACAGTGAGATCTTCGGGCAGTGGGCATGCCATGCCAGGATCCCAGTATGCTCCCAGGTGCATGAGTTCACGCTGGCCCGATGCATCATGCCAATAGGTCCATTCATCACGATAGTCCGAGCGATCGATACTGGCGCTGTAGTAGATGTTTTTGCTCACGCTGCTCCATTTAGAACCCGGCGCACCAGCTAGAAAAATATACTTCATTCGGGTTTGATCCGTCGAGCAACTGGTTGCCAGGTCTGTTGTAGTCGTGCCATACTGGCACGGACACCAGCCGGTGTATGTTCAACAGGGGTTGTGTACATCATGTTTTCTCGAAACTTGGCCGCAGCTTCGGCTGATCGTATAGCAGGAACAAAATTATCTTGATACCATGTTTGTATTTCTTGAGGAGTACCGGGTGGTAATACCATGTTCCAGCAGCCATGAATACTGAGCCCTGGTGCAGCCTTGCTCATTAGTGGAATATTTTCCAATCCTGCTAGTGGTTGAGTATCAGCAATTCCAATGAATTTGAGTTTGCCTGCTTTGACCAGCGGGTATCCCACAGCCACAGGAGTTACACCAAACTCCACATGCCCGCCCATGACATCTAGCAAGGCCTGTGCAGGACCTTTGTACATTATAGTTTGCAGGTTGTCACTGCCGGGTACACTTACTTTGTCCACAAGATATTCCACTGCCAGTTTGTGACCGCCACCTCCTATAGCCACTGACATTTTTTGCCGATTGCGAATGGCTGCAACAAATTCTTCAGGGGTGTTAATCTTGCTCGAAGGATGCGCCCAGAATGCCAAGGGACTGCGAGCAATGTTGGCAATGGGTTCTAGGTCCATGGGATTGTACTTGATCATGTTGAGATACCATACTTCGGGTGTGACCCAGTTTGACTGGCAAGCTGGCACTGCAATGGTATGTCCGTCTCGCGGCACTGTTACAAAGTGATTGATAGCAATGTTGCCATCCGCACCTGGCCGGTGTTCTGCCTTGAATACGATACCGGTCTTTCTTTCCACAATGTCAGCCACAATACGGAATGATATTTCATTGCCGGCACCGGGTCCATTGGGGTAGACAACTGTGACGGGCTTGGTGGGTTGCCAAGCTGCCGCCATTAGCGGGGCCAGCAGAAGTGATACTAGTAATTTTTTCATGATCGGTCCTTTGATTAAATAGTTATGATGAATTACAGCAAGATAAGAAATTTTTTATCTCCTTGTAATTTTATTTATCAAACAACGGAAAAATTTAATGAATACCAAGATTTTTAATCTAATTAAAGAAAATTTAGAGATTGCCTTTAATCTAGCCAAGTACTCCAAAATTTGTGCAGACATTACAGAAAACACAGTAGTGGATCAATTGCCATGGACACCAGTCCGCTACAGAAAATTCAAAGATGCTGTGGAAGCAAAACTGGCCATGGAAGATTGCGATTTCACCGGCACCTTGATCAGCATTGTGGACACACTGAGTGAACGTTATACCAATCGATTTTTTAGAGAAATTTGGCGCCCGCGCACCGGTGACTACGACTATACAGGCTGGGCGCTGGCAGAAGAAATTCAAAAGCAAAATCCCAAATCTGTACTGGATGTGGGCTGCGGTTATCATCCGTTCAAGGGCCGCATTGACAATTTAATTGGCATCGATCCGTACAATCATGCTGCGGACTTTGAAGTAGATATTTTAGATTACCGAGTCAAACCCAGCAGTCATGATCATATTATTGCACTGGGATCTATCAATTTCAACAGCCGGGATGAGATCGAAGCACGATTTGCTCACTGTGTGAACTTGCTCATGCCTGCAGGCAAATTTTACTTGAGAGCCAATCCCGGCATCACACACAAAACAGGACCGTATGTGGATATATTCCCATGGAACTTTGAAATAGCCAATGAGTTTGCTGAAAAATACAATCTAAAATTGTTGGAGTTCAAACGCGATGCTAATGATCGTTTGTATTTTGTGTATCAAAAACTTTAATCATTAACTGGCCAGCTGCTGCATGTGCCTGCTCCAATGGATGTCCTACACTAGTGATAGGGTATCCATTTTTTTTGCTCCATTGTTGTAGGGTCAGGCCGTCAAATTGGGTCATGTGCGGACGAATATAGTCTTGTATATCTGTTATTGCTGGAGTAGTATGCCACCGTTTATCAAACATCAAGTCGTCCATGTATGTCATTATAAATGGACAATTTTTTTGTTTAAGTGTGTCCACCACTAACTTGACGCTCATCAAAGTTGTTAGTTTATCACGAAGCTCTGAATGCAACTGTTTGTAATAAATTTTTGATATATCCGTTTCGTCGATAGGCATAAGCGTAGCCCATTCATTCCATTCATTGTCATAAAATTTATTTGGATTGTCTAGCATGAAATAGTCAAACCGGTCAATGAACGACCAATTTATAACAAACAATGCCTGTTCATTGGTGGCCAAATGCGTTAGTGCTCGTTCAGCAATTTGTAAATTACCTGCGCCTGGCCTTGCGTAGCACAAATAATTATAGTTCAAATGGCGTGCTAGGTGTGCTGGCCATGTTGATTTACTGTGTTTTGGGTTGCGGCCAACAGTTTTATCCCACAAAACTTCGTCACTCAATTCACTGCCATAGATAAAACTACAGCCAAAACTTTTTAGATTCATAGATAATTATATACCTGCTTTATGCAGTGTGTGTTGGATTAACGCAGGCCAGCGGCCATTTGTAGGGATTTTAATTCAGCGTCAGTTTCGTAGATCTGCTTGTAGTGTAGGCCAGCGGCCACACGCACTTCGTTGAGATCCTTTTCGTAGCGTTCTCTGTAGGCTTTGGGACTCAGTGGCACTGTGTTGTCAAATGCGTCTCTGCTGAACGGCTGCGAGTTGCCTTTGTAGTGCATGGTCCAGTCGTCTGGCTCGTATTCGGTCAGTGTGTCTAGATCTTTTATCAATGTTTCCACATGCTGGCCTGCTGTGCTGCGTCTGCGTAGTTCCACATACACCAGATAGCGATTGGGCTTGATTTCGCCTGGGCTTTTGTCAGCATCCAACACAAAGTCATAGCCCTTTTCGAACCAGGCCATCAGATCCTTGGCCGCAGTGGCATCGCGCACAAAGAAGCTGACCACAATGATATCATCATCGTCGCCCATTTTGGAACTGAATTCGTCCACATGAACTGTGGGCTTCATCAAGCCCTCCATGTCTTTAAAGCTGAGGCTTTCAGACAGCTGGTTGTTGGAGAAGATTTGCTTGTGCATCTTGTGCTTGTCCGTCATTTTGGTATTCTTCTTGATCTAGATCCTGCTCGTAGGCGTCATCTAGATCTGCTAGGTCAATATCTTGATCTTCCATTTCAATTGAACCTGTGCGAATATCGCTCATCAAACTCTTTGGCATGGTGATTTCAACCAACCAAATTTTTTGTGTCATCATTCTTGCTTTGTGTGTGCCAGGCCGGTAATCCGACGGTTCTTCGATGCGCATGGGAATATTCATTGTGGTTTTCTTGAACTTTACAGTGCAATCAAACGGCAACAATCTAAGGGCGCCACGCGGATCCGGCATGCGCTTTTCCGGCCACATAAACACACAAGTCACCATGTATTTGCCAATGTCGGGACCGGAAACCAGTTCGCCAATCTGCCAGTTTTGAAATGCATACATGTCCAGTTCGTCCAGTACCCGTTCAAAGTCCAGCAGGGTCAACAGGCTACCTTCGCTCATGTAAATGTCGCGAATATTGTCGGCCACTTGCCAATAATCTGCACCGTCTTTGAATATTTTTTCGTCGCTTAAATCCATACTGTTATTTAGTCAAATTCCGCACTGTAACCAAAAACTCACCAAATTGAACAGTGACTTATTTCTTTTCAAAAACCCATAGATCTTCAAAATTTCCACCCACAGTTTTCTTGGCCTGTCTAGTACCGCTGATGGCGCTCCATTGCACTCTGTACTGCGAGCTCAGCGGCAAATGTTTGAGCACTACATCTCGCATGTCTTGGCTGATCTGCACTTCTTGTTTGGCTTTGTTTCGATAGTTGGAAATGACAAAGCCAAACTTGGCACCGGGTCGCAGCACTTCGCAGCACAGTTTAACTGTTTCTTCCCAATAGCCTGTTAGCCAATCCTGGTAGTTGGGAAAGTTAGCAAAACTTTGATCTTTGCTGTCGTAGATTTCCAAATCAAAATACGGTGGCGAAAACAACACTGCATCAACTTGATTTTTATACTTGACATCAAACTGGTGCCGGCTGGCCAATTGTTCACTGGGACACAGGTATAAATCTACTGTTTTTTCTGGCAGTTCAAACATGCTGTTGTTTCTAATACTGTTGTATTCAGTGTGCAACAAATTGCCGTTGTGAACCACACCAGGAATAACATCAGTGGCAACAAAATTCTTCCAGTTGGTGCTGTAAAATCCCAGCTGATAAGCATTCCACCCCATCACCGGAGCAAATACAGTATCACCACGGAATACATTTTCCATTATGCCTTTGTAGGTGGCTGGATTAAAGATGCTGGCCCTGTTGGCGCCGATCATAAAGTCCAAACAGAATTGTCCGTAGTCATCGTCAATTTTGCAAATATGATCAAAAAAAGCCGGTGCTGCCAGACTGTTTCGTATCTTGAACTGTTCAAACATTATTTTCAGCAGTCCAAAACAAAATTCACTATCGTTGTTGTAGAGTTTTTTGGTATTGTAAAATGTTTCAAAATTGATATTTTTACAAACTCTGCCGTATTTGCTGTTTGTTCTTCCGCTGAAAGTGGTTCCGTTGAATATGTTGTTGTTGGGAATGTCAAAGTAAAATTTCAAATCGTTGGTCATTGATCCATAACGACGGAACCATTCTGCCAGTGCTTTTTCTGGCTCCAGCACCAGCATCCGGTACATTTTTTGTTTGTACAAATCCAGTCGTTGTTTACGATTGTCTTTCTTTGCCACACGATCAATGAATGTGTCAATATCGCTTCTCACTGCAAAATTGCCAGTTTTGTCACTGATGTCCAACACCGACAGTTGTTTGCAAAAATCCTCGTAAGAAATCTGTTTGTTGAATGTAAACAGCGCTAGAAAATCATCCAGTGTAAAAATTAATTGTTGTGTCATAATGTATGTTGTTGAAATTGTATTTACGTCAATTCCAACCTATTGTATCAAAATTGAATGGCAGTGTCTTGATACACAACAAATTTTGTGGGCCAGTTGCTGTGCAAATGAAACTGAGGACAATGATTATATCCGCCCGGTGGGCCACCAGAATTTTTCATTTGCATAAAAAAGATAGGCCGACCCAGCTTTCCTTCTTTTTTGCTGGGCATTGCACACCTCAATACTGTGCCCCGCGGCATTGTGACCCAGGTGCAAGTTTCCACAATCCAGTCCACCAGTTGATTTACATCCACTGCTTGAAAGCCGCCCTTTCGCTTGTTGGCCCAGATAAGCCACGGTGCTTTTTCTTCTTCCTTTACGCTTTGCAACAGCAGTACAGCAATCTTTCGACTGTTGGCATTGAACCATGCAGGTACTTCATGCCAATTTGCAATGTTGACACTGTTTAATCGTTTGTATTTGATTTCGTCGGTTGACAGTTTCAATCCAGTAGACCATTCTGCCCATTGCACTGCATCATTTGTACCCAAAAAACGATCCAGCTTGTGGTAGATGTTGAGTGGCATATCCAATTGTTGAGATAAACTGTGCAAGGTGGGCAGATGTACTTGGGTGTTGCTGCCCGAAGCATATTTTACGCTGATGTGAGTGCGTTGGTCACCATTGATGCCGATCATGTCACCTTTGGTTCCAGTGCCGCCGTCGGCGTCTACTCGTTCAAAACTGAATATCCTAGCAATGGTTTCTTGAAGAACCTGGTTCTTTTCTAAGTTGCGGCCAGCCCAATATTCGTTACTGCCCATTGTCAATCCCGGTTGTTATCATATGCGTTAATTATAGCAAAACACACAGCAATTGTCAACAGTGAACGACCAGCCAAGTCTAATACTTATGCTGTGGATTTCAAATATCAATACCACTAGAATTCCTGTAGTTAATGCCTAAATACTTGTGACAGCATGTTGCTGTTATTCTAAAAATCCTCAACTTTGGAGAAACACTTTGAGCAGACAACGATCAGCAAAAGCACAAAAACGCATGGCACAAGTAGAAAACACCATTGATTTCTCTCAGGAACGACACTATCATCGTCCCAAAGCGATCACGCTGGTTCCGCGAACACGAAATCAAGAACGGTTGGTGTTGGCATTGCTTGATGCAAATCAACACATAATAGTGACTGCTGGGCCTGCGGGCACCGGCAAAACCTATTTGGCCATGCAAGCCGCAGTCAAAGCCCTTAAGGAAGGCTCTTGCGAACGCATAGTACTAACACGCCCGGCGGTGGGTGTAGAAGATGAATCACACGGATTCTTGCCAGGAGACCTAAACCAAAAGATGGAACCTTGGACAAGACCCTTAATAGATGTGCTGCGAGAAACTTACCGCGCACAGGACATAGCTGCTATGATAGAAAATCAGTTGATAGAAATATCACCGCTAGCGTTCATGCGTGGGCGAACATTCAAGCACAGTTGGATCATTGCTGACGAAATGCAGAATGCCACACCAAATCAAATGAAAATGCTGATGACTCGTATCGGAGTGGGCAGCAAGATTGTGGTCACAGGTGATGTGGAACAAACTGATCGCCCGGGCAGCAACAACGGACTAATGGATCTGTGTCTACGGCTAGACCGTCTGGCAGTTGAGGGCATTGCAGTATGCCCACTGGAAGCAAGGGATGTTCAGCGTCATGCCATTATTGGCAATGTGCTACGACTTTATTCTTGACTTGTAATCAACTGGTAAATTTCTTTCCAGTTTTTGACTATCCTAACGCCTCCGTGGTAGAAATGCATGTTGTGTCCATGTTCTACCAGGAGGCTGCGTAGTCCTGCTCTGTGTCCTACAACAGCATTTTCAGGTTTGTCTTCGATCCAGTAACAGCCGGTGTCTTGGTATTCCATCAGGGCATCAACTTTGTCTGCACCGGTATCCAAGCACACAATTCGTTCAAACGCCTGTTTGCCAAACAACTTGTGCAGATTCATTTCGCGTAGTTTGCCGGCATTGGGATCAAGACTCAAACTGGTGATACAGTGAAACACATATCCGTGTTCTTCGTGTAGTCTTTTGACATAGTACATGGCATCACGCAGAGCTGGCAAGAACCCAATGGCAGCACTTTCGTTAAAGATACGAATCAATTTGGTAACTTGCTCTTTTGGAATGCCATAGCGCACTGACATATCATAGTTGAGTTTGCTGCCAGGAACTTCTTCAAAGCCGTGTTCTTGCATCCAAACATTAAAAGCCCACTCCCAATCCAACAACACGCCGTCAACATCTGTTAAGATTACCTTGTTGCAAGGTGCTTTTATTAGGACTACATTGTTGAGATTTTTGTATTTCATGACATAATTATACTACAAAATTCACATGTCGTCAAGTGGCTTTTGGGCAGCCGTAGCATCCACTTTGATATCAATTGGATGTCCGTTTTCTTCAAACAATCGTTCAATGATATTGGCGTAGTGTTGATAGTAATAGCTGACAACTGTGTCCCATACCTTAGGAACTTGTACGCCATTCATGCTGCACTTTTCTACTTTTTGCAGTTTGAAATCTAAAATGACGCTGGCCAATTGCCAGTCTGATGTTTTTAAATTTTTAGCAACAGCCATAACTTCGTCGATTTGACCATTGGCTTTTTTATAGTAAGTCAGTGTTAGATATCTCATAGTCTTGCCAGTTCACAAATTGTTGCACTTAGATTGATTTCTTGATCTGCCACCAGCGGAATATTTGCTATGCCATTGCGAATAATAATAATTGCTTGGTCTTGCTTTTCCACGTCTTTACTCCACAGATCAAGATTGTCATACATCCAACGGAAAGTAACATCTGCTTCTTCTGGAGTGCTTTGCTGACACAACAAGGTTCTAGCTTCGCGGATTTTGCCACGCTTGAACATGTCCACACAATCCAGCTTCCAATCACCCACTGCACGATCGTTGGCATTGGGTGCCAACAATACGCCAGACTGACTGTTTTGCTGTGTCAAGTTCAAGCACTTGCGCAGGTCTGGATAGGTTGCCTTCACATAGCTGTCTAAGGTATCAATGTCAAATTCAATGCCTTCTGTTACCAACACAGTGGCTGCTCTTGCTGTGAATTCTGTATGATCTGTTTTGGGAATAGCAATATGCTGACAACGACTGTGTATCGGTGGGAGAATTTTGTTGGGATAGTTACAGGTCAAAATAAATCTCACACTGTGACTGTAGTCTTCCATCAAGTTGCGCAGAGCTGGTTGTACCGAGTTGGGATTCATGTAGTCGGCTTCATCAATTAGTACTACTTTAAATGCACCAAACGGCATTGTCTGACAGAAACTGATCAGCTTGTCTACCCATTCGACCTTCCTGGCTTCTTTACTACCGTTAGCATACATGACATCGTAGTCATCGATTCCCAACTCGTTGATCAACAGTTTGGCCAAAGTAGTTTTACCAGTGCCGGGACCGCCCGAAAACATTAAATGCGGAATGGTGCCGTCTCGGATCCAAGCTGCCACTTGTTGCCGGTGATTATCGTCCACAAACACATATCCGTCTACTGTGTCTGGACGATATTTTTCTACCCAAAGTTTGGCTATTGCCATACGATTTCTTTCTTGTTTAATGCTAATAACATATTATACACTGGCCAACCTCCAGTTGTCAACGCCATTGGTTGTGTTATTTCTTGGCTCGAGCCGTGCGTGTATCAGGCTCTATTGTGGGTTCTATTTTGGGTGCTGCGGTGGGTTCTGCGGCGTCAGCAAATCTGGAATTTAGACCTTTTTCCAGTGCTTGCGAATTGGGAAACATGTGTTTGGACACATCTATAGGTTTCCAAAATTTAACAAATAAGTTGTTGATGACCAACACCATAATAATCAACACAATTGTGCCAAGTCCGACCAAGATGCTTGATGCCAAAAACAGTGCAGACTGTTCAATATTCATTTGAGTTTTCCGTTGAGTTAATTAAATTATTTTGCCAGCAATACTTTTTCATTTTCGGCAGCCACCACACGCCTGCGCAGGCTTGAACTGGAGAATGAATGATCTCGTCCGTTGAATACCAGTTCAATTCCTCGCATGGCACCTTGATCTCGACCAGTAAAATCCTTTTCTTCGTATTCGACACCGAGAATACGCACATCTACAGGAAGAATCAACAGCAGGTCCACAAGATCTCGTTCAGTTTGATACACTACAACTTCATCCACATAGCGGCATGCACTCAATTGTATCTGTCGTTCCACAATGCTTTGTATGGGTGCATTTTTGGTGCCAGGTCGATCAATTGTGGGATCAGTTTGCAAGCCACATATCAAATAGTCACAGTGATTCTTGGCTTCTGACAGCATGGCAATGTGGCCTGCATGCAACATGTCAAAGGTGGAAAAGGTGATGCCAATCTTTTTGCCATCGGCCTTGAGCTGTTTGATGTGATTAAAAATCATGTTCACCCAAATCTGTGTTTGGATTCCACATGTTCCGCAGTGCTCATGGTATCGTCATCGGGCTTTTCATCCGACACCAGTAAAATGTCGTCAGTGTCAACTCGGCGAATACTGGTTTTAACGCCGTTGTCTTCGATGTCAATACCGCGAGTCCAACGACCGTGTGCCACACAAATCCAGTCTCCGGGCTTGACATCCTGTTGTTGCGGACCTACTGCCCAGACCTTGCCCCACCGTGGACGAATACCTAATCCAGTGCCATTGTCATTTAACAGTACTAGACCAGATGATAGTTTGCGTTCTGAGAAATCCATGTCAGCTACAATAACAAAATCTCTAAGAGGTTTTACATTGGCTGCTGTGAGTTCATAGTGCCCGTAGGCTGTTTTTTTAAGTTGATTCATATTTAAATTTTATTAACACCAGGCTTGTTTTGAGCAAGCTGGCGTGGGGTTTTCATTAATTCTTGTTTGACTGACTGTGTTCGTGCTATGGCCGCTGCCAGTCCTCCGCGGGGAACCGCAACTTTTTCCGGCACCACTACAGGGTCCTCTGTCAGTTCAGGAATAGCAGCTTCAAACTCAGTCAATTCGTCCATTGATTCAATATCTGGCGCATCCTCACCTGCTTGCATCTTGTCATAGTTGGAAACCAATCGTTCATCGTTGTACGCATCTAACACAGATTCGTTGACAACTTTCACAGCACGAGGTTTGACAGGTGCGGGTGTGTCTTTTGCAACTTTTTCTTTGGCAGCTTTTTTTTGACTTTGTTGTTTTTTAGCAGCGATGGTGCTGGTGGTTGGCAAATGATTGGCCGGAGCAGCCACTTGTCGTTGATAATGTTTGGCAACCTGTCTGTTTTTGGTTTCCACTACACGATTGCCACTGTCCAGCACATCGCCACGGGCGTTGACATTCATGTTGCCTACTGCTCGAGTGTTTTCGTTTTCCAACATCAATGCGCCCATGTCAACCACTCGACCCATTGCTGATTTATATACTTTTGTTGCCATGTTTATCCCCTTGAAATATACAGCTATTTAACGCAGAAATTCTTCTACATCTAATTTATAATACATGCTGTTGATCCGGTGTACTTTTAATTTGTAAAGAACATAACTTGCCACACTTGATCCGCGCCCCACACCCCAAATGATCTTGTGTTCAGTCATGACATCTACCATGTACACCATATACCGCAACAGATCAAAAAGATTGCGTTCTTGATACAACAGCAGTTCGTGCCCACAGCGTTGTAATTCTTCTTCTGTTGTGCATAGCGATAACACATGTGCGGCAATATCCATTGTTTGATACTGTTCGGGCATGTGCCATACACTCTGTTGTTGCCGATGCCATTGTTCAACTGAGCAATTGTGATTGTGTTGTTGATAAAACTCCGGCGCAGGATCCAATAAATTGTTCATGACATCCAATGCCACGCTGGAATCCACTATCATGCCTGACAGGTCAGCAGGTTGATGACCCTTCATTAAAAGATCACAAATATCTGCCTGATTGAATATCAACTGTCCAAATTCAGTTTGTGTTATCTTTACCAAAATTACCAAACACTATGGTGTTGCCGGTGTTCTGAGAATTGTCAATTTCGTCTTCGGGCCAATGCAGATCTAATTCTCTCCAAGATGCAATGGTGCTGAGGCTTACAATGTTTTCAGTTTCTGTTATTTTACTATGGTAATGAATCAAATTAGCATCGTTCCACCAACCAGCTTGATCGTATGGTCCAATGGGTTCGTCCTCGCCATGCATGTAAGTAACTTCGCCGCCCAGCTCACTGCGTACTTCTACTTCACCAATGATCATTCTATCTTCGCAGATTGCATTTAGTTTACAGTATAACATAATGCCAACCAGCTGGTCAACTGGTTCATCGGGCAGTGTGATGATCTTAACACCGGCCGTGGCCAGCAGTTTACATTGTTCTTGATTGTCTTTGTTGATAAACACACCAGAATCCAACGACTGTCCAATAAAGTATTTGATACGATCAAATGCGATATTATGACTTTCGCTATCTGTGGTAGCAGTCATCATCCATAAACGGATCTTGTAGTTATTCATCCTCAACATGTCATTGAAGAAAAAGCCAGCGGTAAAGTCAACTTCGTATTGTAATCTTACATTCATGATATGTCTATTATTTGGTCAAAGTTTGTATCTTTGCCGTCTTGAGATTTGTTAAAGAGTGCAGCAGCTTTTTCTGCATACTTGTTTTGATGTGTTTCAATGGCCATTTGAATCTGACGGCAAAGATCGTTATTGCCCAATCGTCGAGCAATGCCCATTTTCTTATTGAGTTCTGATATTTTTGAGCCTAGCTCGTCAATGGTCAACGAGTCTACACTGCCTACCAACGGATGTTCCATGCATTAATTATACAGCAGGTTAACCGTAAAGTCAACCTGTTTGGTTAAGCAAATACAGGGCCGTTGTTTCCGGTGCAGAACCATTTGCTGGCAATGTACTGTAAGGTACATGCTTGGCCAATTGCAGAAAAGGTAATTGTTCCAGTGCCAGATGTTTTCCATCCAGCATTGGTCACTGTGATCACCATGTCGCCACCGTCAGCAACCATGGCAAAAGTTTTGATCTGTCCATCAACGCCAGCGGCCAGTGTGGCTGTTTCAGCAGCACTGGTTGTAAAATAGCTGGTGGCAAGGGTCAAACTGGCCGCGGCCGATGCAGCTAAATCTTCACTGGACGACACAAACAATGGATTGACGAATCTATTGCGTGGACGAGTCAGTTCACTTAGGTAAACAGTTGAACCGCCATCTTCAGTATGGAATTGGAATTCGTATGTGCCTGTTTCGGTAAAAGTAATGACATTGCTTGCAATACCTTGGATACCTGAAACGCTGGCAGCAGAAGATCCTGTGCCCACTGCTGCTGGTAATGTTAGAGTGTGTGCTGTACTGGACACAGTAACTCGCACAATCACAAAGCTCAGTGTGCCTGCTGCTGAAAAATTACTGAATGCCAAACTGATGCTGCCACCAGTTGTCACAGTTTGATAGTGTCCGTTGGCATAGTTGACGCCAACTGAACCGGTGAGTGTTCCCAACGCTGCCCGTGTTTGGGAAAAATCTTGTATCTGAGCATTGCTCAACAAGGATCCGTTCATGTTGTTGTCCAGCACAGTTCCTGTGAGTGCTGCTTTTAACACAACTTTGCTTTGCAGGTCGTTGATTTCATCAGCAGCATACTGGAAATTGGTTTTGGTATTTGTGAAGTTATCACGAAAACCTTGCGAATTGTTATCTTGCCCGGCAACTGGGTAAGCGCCGTCGATGTTGTTTGGGTTAATTGCACTGGTCATAATATGTCCTAAGTTATCTTTAAATATTTATCAAAACTGTATTCTGCTTAAAAAATACTGAATTTTAAGCGTAGTAGCTGATTGTTATGCGCCCAGCAGTGCCAGCGCCGCCATTGGCGCCACCGCCATTTGTGCCTGGAATTTGTGTACCACCGAGTGGAACCAAGCTATTACCGTTTTCCCCAGAATATGCGCCATTATCGCCGGCAACCACGTCTCCGCCTAGACCGCCATTATAACCGCCACCACCACCGCCACCACCACCACCGTCACCAGATTTGTTAGTGCCGTTGCCGCCGTTGACTGTGCCAGCCTGGCCAATTACGCCATTGGCTCTTCCGTCAGATTGTACCCCGGCACCTCCACCACCACCGCCACCATTGGCCACAGCTTTGGAAACTCCGTTGACCTGTAACACTGTTGCGCCCCCACCGCCACCACCTGATCCGGAACTACCTCCGGCTCCGGAACTTCCACCAACGCCTCCATTATAACCAACAGATGAAGACCCGCCGCCGCCGCCAGGTCGACCGCCGCCATTTAAGCCTCCTCCACCTCCGCCACCAATGGAAATAATCACAGTATCTCCTCCTGCAGCACCGGTTACATTTCCTGCAATAATTCGACCAGGAGATCCGGGATAGCCATTTCTAGCAGCGTCATTTCCGCCACCTCCGCCACCACCTCCGAGCATATCAGTAACAACAATGTTTCCGGCAAACGTCAGTGGTAGAGTGATTGTGATGTCGGTAGTATAAGTGAAAGTGTATAGTGAAAGTTTACGGGCACCGTAAAAGTTGCTGATTGATATTGGCCCAGATGTGGGCACATTAGGTGCAAAACTACTACTGGGCACATAGATGCCGCCTTTGTAATACTCGCCAAGACCAACAGGGGCTGATCCTCCAAACTCGGCTTGGATGTCAGTGAGACTGAGAGGGCCCGAACTAGGCAACGTCATTATATTGATCCAAATGCAGTGACATTGCCTTTGGCTGTGAAGTTTCCGGCGCTGTCCAAGGTAGCAATGGTAGTGTTGTTATAGCTGAAATATAAAATTCCACTAGACTCATTGATGGTAAAGCCGCCAGCACTTACACTGTTTGCAACCAATGCATTTCCGCAATTGCCCACAATTAAACCGGCAGCAATGCCAGTTAGTCCGGATCCAGACCCGTTGAAAGCAGAAGCTGTAACTGGCCCCACTGAGACAATATTTGCAGCAGTAATGCTTCCTGTTGCAGTGATTGATGCAGCGCTGACATTTCCTGTGGCGCTTACTTGTCCACCAGTACGGATATTGCCACCAGTGATATTGCCAGTGGCCACCACGGTACTTCCAGTTGAGAAGCCGCCACCGGTGACAGTGCCCACTGCAACAATACCCCCTGTAAGAAAAGCATTGGCAATATATGCTGATCCCCAATAGTTACTAGTACCACCTAAACTTAGTGTGCCATTGGCTGTGGGAGTAATTGCAATATTACTTTGCCAACTGGTGGTCAAATTATTAAATTGCCATTTGGCTATGTTACTAGAACCAACTAGTAACCCGCCATTGTTCAATGCTGACCCAGTGCTTTGATTGTTACCAACTGTGATAGTTAAATCATTTGTAGTAATTGTGTTTGAATTTTGTGAAGTGGTGGTGCCTTGCACTACCAAATCTCCAATGATCAATCCGTCGCCGGCTATGAATAAATTGCCACCGCTGATATTTCCAGTGCCACTTACTATACCGGCGCCAAAATTTACATTCCCAACAAAAGTGTTGCCACTGACATTTCCTGTGGCGCTTACTTGTCCAGCGGTTCGTAGATTTGCGCCGTTGACATTGCCCGTGACGCTAAGAGAAGATAGTATACCAACGCTGGTAATATTGGCCTGTGCAGCATCCGCCACGGTATTGGCCAAAGTAGTGCTGGCTTTACAGCTGGCAAAGTTTGCATCTAATTCACTCAGTGGTATAGGACCAACTTGGCCTGCAAAAAGGTAAGGAACTGTAGCCATTAAGTGGTCTTCCTATTGGGGTTAATTTTATGATTTGTCATATTTTACTCTAAAATATTGCGTTTGGGAAATACAAGGTATTTATCGTAGTCTGTATAGCCGGTAGTGGTTGCGTACATGTCTACTGGTGCTATAAACTGCATGCTGCCGCCATCAAACTCTGTGCCAGGCGCAGCAGTGGTCCACGAGGACACAAAAGCTGGGCCTGTTTGACCAAAGTTACTATTGTACCACGGCAGTGTTTGTCCCAAACTGTTGACCCAGGAAACTATTACACCAGTCTGGTCAAAAGTAGTATAACTTGGTGGGGTTGGAATCCAATGTGCTTTGGAATTTACAGTGCCGCCTGACACATAAATGCCAAGTGTTTTGCCTTGGGGTATTCTCAGTACCACTTGTGTGGTTGTGCATGACACCACATAATAACTGCCGTTATAGGTTGACGAATTTGCACCAGTAATGGTTACATTTTCACCAGCAACAAATGGCGCGGTGGGTTCTGTACCATAGGTTACAACCAGTGTTCCTGCACCGACGGTGACGGTGGCGATGTCCAGGCTAAATGTATCCGGATCCCAATGCTTAGTTAATGTTCGATCTAGCTCGTATCGGTCAACTTCAAAGTCAACCAAGTTTAGTTGTTGTCCAAATTGTGTACGGATGTTGTAGGCAATCTGTCCACTGTTGCCCGGTGTCACATAGGCAATCACCCAGGCCGGAGTAAATCCCAACACACGCCCATTGGCCTGCGGAGACAACATCCAGCGTGGTAGCAAGTTACTGACTTGTCCCACAGTGTCAATGACTTGATTACGCATGTTTATCAAACTGTTTGGAAATACTGTGTCAATTTCTGTGCTGTCATTGGCATTGATAGGATATGGTAACACCACTTCTTTGCTGACACTTTCGCCACGGTCATTGACCAAATTGTCAATGATACGACTATAAACAACTTCATATATGACATTGCCAGCATCATCTGTTGCCTGTGCTGTTTCAATGCTGCCTAATACTAGATTTTTCCAATAATGGTTTTCGTACAAACTTGAAACATAATCAGCATAGGTAGCAGCCGTTAATCCAAATGCGTGATCGTAAACAACTTGGGTTGCACGACCAAAATTTGGGTCGTCCTCGCGATATAACAAAGTAGGCGCAATGATGGTTGAATCTTGCAACAGACTGTTGACCAAGTCTCGGTCATTCTGCGGAGGCATTGCTTGAATATACAGATTCTCATAAGGCTGGTTGTACTGTCTATCAACTCGGATTGAAAATACTTTGTCAACTCTGACCTGAGTGTTGGTGCTGAAGGCTTCCACTGTGAATACAAATGTAAGATCAAAGGTAGTTGGTGAACTTACGCCTTGATTGTTGCTGGCCACATCAAATACTGTGGCTCCGCCATCCAGTGCAAATGTGTTAAAACTGCATCGCCCAGCAATATTACCCGACGGCAACAGCGTCAACCCTTGTGGTAAACTGCTGTTGCTGCCTGATTTCAACTGGTATTCCAACACAATTCCTGAAGCATTTACTGCTTGCACATACAATATGCTGGTAGAACCGTTGACAATGGTACCCAATGGACTTGGCACCAAGGCCCGATCTGCAGGGGATGCCGGAGTGAGCCAAGTTATTTCTGTATCTATAGGCCCTTGTACAGTTAAAGAAAAATCTGACCAGACACTGCTGACATCAGGTTCTCCGGCTTGGTATACTCGAACTTGAAAATCATATATGTTTTCTTGCAGGCCTTGGCTGGGAATATAACCGTACAACCACCCAGTTCCAGGATCCAACTCCAATCCAATTGATGCTAATTCTACCGCACTATCTGACACATAAACAATTGGATATCCGTCGGCCTGTACTGCATTGAATTTGAATGCAAAATAATTGTCACTGCGAACAGTGCCAACACTGCCGGGCAGTGTCAACAATACAGGAACTCTGATTGGTGTACCATCTGCTGTTACAAAAGTATTGTCGGCTGTGATGTCCGTGGTGTCGGCTGTTAGGCTGTTACGACTCAGCACTTGAATATTAAATGTTCTCAATGCACTGGCTTTGCCATCTGTCAACTCAAGCACAAACTCGTAGGTTGCATTGTTGCTCTGTGTGGGGAAATCAAACGGAAATTGTGAAAATCCCTGACCGTCTCTGCTGAATCCAGCTGTTGCTGAGTTTGGTGCCACTGGTTGAACAAAGCCTGTGATCAGGCCAGTCAATGAAATGCTAGTGCCCGGCGGCAATGTGCCTGCTGCCAATTTTACAATTGTAATATCAGTAGCGTCCGAATCCACATATTGAATTTGTAAATCTGTTATTAGGGTTCCGTCAAACACTGTGGCAATGGTGCCTGATGGTGTAACAAATTCCGGAGCATCTTGTCCAGCAACAGTGATACTAAATGTTCTATCTGCCAACCGATTGATTACGGTGACATTTCCAATGGTTGTTGTGGTGTATGCTCGCACAGCAAATCTACTAGTGACATCACGGGCAACTTCTGATGGAACACCCTGCACATTGGCAATGGCTTTTGGTATACCAACAATCAGTCCATTGGCAGCAACTTGCACACCATTGGGCAGTTCACCTGCAATGACCTGATACAGTACAGGAGTACCCAACTCTGGCTCTTCGGCCAGCAACGGAAACTGAAAAAACACACCTTCGGGGTATGTTCCTAAATTACCAGCAGGAGTAAGCCAAACCGGTTGTGCCATTTATAGTCTTCCTACAACAACTTCAATAATGTTATCGCCCACAGATTCCTCCAGGGCCTTGCCAATGATGGTGCCTGTAATGGGATCTTGTTTTGGTCTAGCATAGCCGTCACCAGCACTCACCAACATGTCACCTTTGCGGACGGTGCCGCGTACTCGAACTGGCACACGGCCGATCAGTGCCACTGCTACCACATGTTCGCCAGTCAAATGACTGTTCATCAAATGTGCTGGATGGGTAGACACAACCCCAGCTATGCGCCGGGTTTCATCTGATGCGATGGTAACTTCTGCTGTGCCGCCAAATTCAACCACAGTACCAGGAGCATACGCAGCATCAGCTAGATAATTTTCTGCTAGATCAGCGTATTGTGCGGAAGTTGCAACACCAACAAACGATGTACCAGTTACTGTACCACTGACACTGACACTTGCGCCAGCAATGATACCAGGAGTTGTAATGTTGCCGCCTGCTACATTGCCAGTGGCATATATAGCAGCAGTTGAATTGACATTGCCGCCTTGCACATTGCCGGTGGTAACAATCTGGCCAGCGGATGTAATGTTGCCGCCTGTGACATTGCCAACTGCTAAGAATCTTCCTGACAAGTAGATGTTGGCAGCATTGACATTTCCAGTGGCAGATACTACGCCAGCATTGACATTGCCACTGTCAACATTGCCAGTGATGCTGGCAGCAGGTCCACTGAAGATTCCCACTGCCACTATGTTGCCGCCGCGCACATTGCCTGTAACAGAAGCAACGCCACCAGTGACCAAATTAGCACCAGTCACATTTCCAGATGTGCTGATTTCACTATTAATAACACTGTTGCCAGTGGTTAAATTGGTGCCAGTTATATTGCCATATGTAAAAATGTTACCGCCTCTGACATTTCCAGTGGCACTGATTAATCCACCAGTCAGCACATTGCCGCCGGTGATGTTGCCAACAGCCGACATTTGTTGTCCAGCATTGACATTGGTACCTTGCACATTTGCAGTGGATACCAGCAGTCCACCAGTGGTGATATTGCCGCCTGTGACATTGCCAGCTGCTATAAATCGTCCTGTTAGATAAGCGTTTGCTGAATTCACATTTCCTGTGATGTTGGCATTGCCGGTTAGTTCTAATCCAGCTGGGTTGACTATCATCAAGTTTGCAGTGCCGTCAACGTCCATGACAATGTTGCCAGCAGATACGGGAATTTTTAAAAGGGTTGTGCCGTTTTGAATTTGTGTCACAGCCACATTGCTGACCACAGTGACATTGCTTAAGAATCCGCCGTCGCCGATGATAAAATTACCCGAGACATTGCCAGCGGCACTGACTGATCCTGTGGCAGATATTGCACTCAGTGCTATGAGATTGCCAGTTATGGTATTTCCCACAACACTTAGACTGGTCAGCGCACCAACTGAAGTGATATTGGCCTGAGCTGCTGTGGTCACTGTGGCTGCTGTGGTGGCTGTGACTGCTGTGGTTGCATTGCCCACAGTCAACGATGCCGCAGTTCCTGTTAGACCAGTGCCGGGCCCCGAAAAAGCTGCCGCAACAATGTTACCACTGGCCGACACAATGCCGGTGACGTTGACGCCTGCTGTGGTAAACACTGCTACATTGCCGGTGCCTGCAACAGAAATGTTGGCGTTGCCACTGCCGGCTGTGGTTATGTTTGTGGTGCCATTGATCAAGGCCACAGGCGCAGATGCAACGACGCCAGTTAACAAACTGCCATTGCCAATAAAAAATGAGTTGCTGGTTATGTTTCCCGTGGCAGACAGCACAGCTACATTGGCCACTGCTGCATTTGGAACTTCTCTCCAAATTATGCTGGAACCGTCGTAGTTTTCAAAACAGTAATAAAAGTATTCTTGATCGTACGCCGTCATGCCTGCTAGGTCACCAACAGCACCTACCAATGTGGTGGGCGCAGTGGGTTGCGATCTAGCAAAAAGCTCACTAAAATTAGTGTTGGTTTTGATAAATGCAGTGCGTATAGGATCGCCCAACCCGTCATTGGGAGTAGCGCCTACATTGATAATTAATTGAGCCATTTAGAATCCTCTGGTATTGTATTTACCAGATTACTCACGCTCGTGGGTTTGTGTTAGCCTGGACTAAAACTGCTGCCGCAACCGCAGGTAGATACTGCGTCGGGATTGTTGATAGAAAAACTGGCGCCCATTGGGCCTTCTTCGTAGCGTATGCTGGCCTTTTCCAAGTATTGATAGCTGATGCTGTCTACCAACACCTGTATTGAGTCATATTCAAAGTCAAAATCATCATCGTTTTGCTCTTCATCCATTGTGAACCCGTAGCTCATTCCTGAACAGCCGCCGCCTTGCACAAACACTCGTAGTTTGAGGTTGGGATTGCGTTCTTCCGCAATCAAGTCTTTGAGTTTTGCTATTGCTGTATCTTCTAATATCATTATAGTCTTTCGTTACAAACGTCCCAGTTGATAATTTTCCAGATGTTGTCAAGGTATGCTTCTTTGTCCCACTGGTAATCAGTAGCCCACACATGTTCCCACCAATCAATAAGTACGCATATATCTGTACGAACTGCATGGTTGGCAATTGTTTTGATTTCGCCGCTGGTGCTCAAATATACCCAACCTGATCCTTGGATTTTCATTGCGGCTTCTTTCACAGCCGCTTTAAAATCTTCGTATGTTTTGAACTTTTCTTCTATCAGTGCAAGTACTGCACCGCGGGGACGATTGGCGCCTTTGGGAGCCCTAAGCTGAGGGAAAAACTTGTTGTGTAGAAAACTGCCAGCACGATTGAAATCTGCATTGCCTTCGCCAGCGTTGTAGCGTTTGGCATAGCCTTTGGCCAGATGCCCGTAATGATAGTTGATGCTGTCTGCACTCAACACAGGCATCAGATCTTTTTCGCCGTAGGGCAAGGGAGTAGTTTCCAGCTTGGCCGGTCTAGTGCTGGCTTCTATTAGGTCAATTTGTTCACGCATGCCAATATTTAGTCCAACGCTTGTGCATATCTATCTATCCACAACTCACAAGCTGCAATATGTGCATCTTCAAGCGGATGCAGGCCAACTTTGGTAACCTCAAATCCCTTGTTATAACTCCAGTCAATAAAATTTTGACCTTCAAACAGTTCTAAGTTTGGTTTGACCAATGCTTGTAATTCTTTTACATAGTCAGGAGAATGAATATCATATTCTTGGTCAAACATCATATAATCCATATATGTTTGTATACTGTTGATATTTTTACTTTTTAAATATGATTGCACAGCAAATATGGTCTGTAAGTTTCTAAACTTGTTCCACAGAATACTACTGTTAGCACGATGTTTATAAAAATCTATCATGTCTTCTGCCTGCGTGTGTGATACAAGATCTTTTAGTTTTTCCGGAACACAAGTTGGGCCCAGTGTAATCCATGTTTCGGCTTGTCCAATGTAAAAGTCCCATCGGCTACACCAGGTCCAATTAATTACTGCCAGTGTGTCCTCCACCGGATTATTTGCAACATATGAATATATCTGTCGAGCAATATGATCGTTGCCACACCCGGGAATAGAAAATGTTTTGTACGCAACACCTAGTCTAGTTGCAGCTCTGCCAATCCATCCCAACGACCCATCATTGTTGTGTTGTTGCTCGGATCCGAACACAAAACTGTCACCAAAACTTACTATTTTTTTATCTGACAGATTAAACATTATATTAAATTTCTAACAGCTTCTAGTTCAGGAATGTAATCAGCCAAGCGAACTCCTCTTGCTCGATCCAATTGGTCGTTGTAATTAAAAAATGCTCGAAGTTCATTGATATTGCAAGTTGGATTACCAGAGTAGTGCGTATATATGCTGTCTATTGCAGTTTTACAACTTTTTCCATTGGACAGATAAGTTGAAGTATTCATACATCGCTGCATAGACTCCATCACTAGGGCTGCGTTGGGATGATTGTATACCGATTGCCAGGGCAAATAATTTATTTGCAAATAAACAGCAGTGAACGGGAATTCACGATCCAAGAACTCAAACAACAGATGTAGATTGGTCACATTGTATATTCCTGGCACTGTGTTTATGCTGATAAAGTGTCCCTGCGACTGCAACAACTTTGCATTGGCTATGACTGTGTCCCATTGACTTCCGGATCTCCAATAGTCATTTACATGAGCAAATCCGTCAATGCTGAAACTGAAATTTGTGTTGGAAAAATTAGAAACCAACTTTAGAAACTTATCTGATATTTTGACACCATTGGTACACATGGACAGTTGAAAATCTGTTTTATTTTTCTCCACACAGCGTTGCATAAATTCCAACACCTCGGGCATGATTGTGGGCTCGCCACCTTGAAAATACACTTGACTTTTCTTGTCTAGCTTGTTGATGTCAATTTGATCTATGGATGGAGTAGCAGGATCCCACTGAAGTCTGGCCGGAGGTACAATGTTGAACTTTTTTGATTCGATTCCAATTGGATTACTAAACACTGGCTGGCATCCTCTACATTTGATGTTGCAGTGATTTCCCAATGATATTTCATAATAATAAGGTCGCTCAATTTTCTTCAAGTCATCAACAGAGTCAAGGTCCAGTTGCGAAACCCAATCCAAAGTTTCAAACTGTCTGTAGCTTTCAATACCAAGATCCTCGTATTTGTAACAGACACTGCAATGTTCCGGCAGCCGAGTGCCTTCCGACATCAGGTCACGAATGACATTATAGTTGGGGTCTGAGGACCAGTCTTGCAACTGTTCTACTGTGGTTACTTTTTTTGAAGATCGCGCACACAACACCATTTTGTCGCCAGTGTTGTTGAAATTGATCCAAGGATAGATACAAAAACTTTTATTTTTATTGTAAACTAAATCTTCCCAGTAGAATATTTTCTTTGAATTGGCATTTTCTCTAAAAATGGTAACTTTTTTTAATTCTTCCAACTGCACCATTAGCTTAAATGTAGCCGACAAGCATTTCCAATGCGTCCACTGTGCCTGCGGTTGATCCAACATCACAATAATATCAAACTGTTGAGCAAATACTAACAATTTTCCAAAAGGTATATCCGACACTGAGGTGTGATAGTATCCGGGGTCATTGGGTACAACTTCAGGATCAGTCAACAAGCCGTGATTGACAATGCTGTTATGTACGCCCAAACCGGATACTTCATGGTCAGTTGACTCGTCGTTGTTGCCTAAAAATAATATTTTTTTTGATTGATCTTGCAATTCAACAAATTGATTCATACTCAATGCCGCCGGGTAATTCGACCGCGGGTTAGATCGTACTGACTAAATTCCAATTCTACTTCGTCGCCCAGCAGTACTTTGATGTTGTTTTGTCGCATGCGGCCGTTTAGCACAGCCAGTACAGGATTTTCGAAATTTTCTAATTTGACTCGATACATGGTGTTGGGTAATACATCAACAATTTTACCTTCGAGCTTGATTGGTTCTTCTTTTGCCATTCGAGTATTTATTGAAAGTCCACTGTGGCGGAAATCTTGCGTAACCTATCGTATCTGAAACTGCGCCAGGCTGCTGCTTCAATGTCATATACTCGAACAGCAGTAGCTTCTTTGTATTCTGCTGAATCTTCCGTAACAGTGCTTTTGCGGTCAATCCCGTCAACCGACTGCGCTGTGTTGTTTTTTATTGGTGATGGCTCTGGTGAGACTGGAATGTATCTGGAATTAAGAGTACACTGCATTTGACGCACAGATCCGTCGGCCTTGACAAATTCCACAGTGACCAGACCCTGCTGCAACATGTTGGATACCCAGTGACGGATAACAGCCCGTTCTTTATTGTTGCTTTCTTGATATTGCGTACCTGGTTGCGATTTTAACAATCTCATCACTTCATTTTGTTCCCATGTATCGTGTGTCAATTCCATTGCCTGCTCCTGTTTGATATAAAAATTACTCAGTGATTCCGCTGTACTGCATTGCAAACCAAGTGGCAAGTGCTTGGTTGTAGAATTTAAAATTCACATGCTGTGTTTCATTGGTGAAGTTGCTGGCCCACCCGGGATGGTATGCAAAATCAAAATCCACATGTTGTTGCAGTCCTTGAGCAGTCAGTTTAGAAACTATGGTCAACACAGCGTCTATCTTGATTGCGTTTAATCTCACTACTGTCATGTACAACTATAACAAAATTGATATTACGAGTCAACTCAGTTTGCATACCGGAATAGGCGTCATCTTGTGCAGGTTTCTGGCGCGAATCTCACGATACTGTTTGAGCTTTTTCTTTTCTGCTGTGGTAGCATACAGTTCTAATTCTGAGTATGTGTCTTGACGCATGGCCAGTTCCAGTTCAGGATAGGTCATGCCCAGTTGACTTTCGTCGGTACGACCGTCTGCCCAGAGTCCGTCAGTGGGTGGTGCGTCAATGATCTCTTGTGGTATGCCCAGCTCTGCTGCCATGGCCCAGACTTGTGTTTTCATGCAGTCACCAATGGGGCTGATGTCTACACCACCATCACCATACTTGGTAAAGAATCCCACACCAAAGTCTTCTACCCGATTGCCGGTGCCCACCACCAGGCCATTATGCGCCTGTGCAATTTGATACAGAGTCATCATTCTCAATCTGGCTCGACTGTTGGCAAATGCCAGTTCAGACGTGCTGGTATAATCACCGTTGTCAGCGGCACAAAATGGACTGAGCTTGGTGTCAAATGCATTGAAAATACGGGTCAAGTCCATGTTCATGTGTGTGACATTTGAGTAGCGTTCCAGCAACCACCCAGCTTGCAGTGAGCTACGATTGTTGAGTTTTTTGGCTTGACGAATCGGCATCTGTACCACAATGGTTCGCAGTCCTGTAAGAGCGCACAGTGCGCTGACCACGCTGCTATCAATACCGCCTGAGATTCCTACCACAAAAGTGGTAATTTTGGCACTCCGGGCATACTGCTTCAACCACTTGACAATGTGATTGATTTGTTTTTTTGGTGTCATGTTTACTTGAATAAAATACCGGCCATTATCGCAGCTTGTAGTATGAACCCTATGCCAATGGTCAAGATATTGAGTATGTCTTTGAGTACCACTGCTCGTATGAACAACAACAACAATCCGGTCCATAAAAACAACACAATATCCAATCCTGGAGTACGATCAGTTACACCTTTCAACAAGGCCAACAGTGTGGGAATGGTTGAAAAATGAATCAAGATTGCAGCCAGCCAGCCCAGAGTATCTGCTGTGATCCTGCTGAGTTGAATGGTCACAAACGATTGCACCTGTTCACGAATTTTGTTCATTACATTTTCAGACATCATGTTTTTTGTGCCTTTTCAGAATAAAAAATATGGCGTCCAATTTTGGCAACCTTGGGTTTGCCCCATTGCGGATTTACATAGTCGGCGTGATAATACACTGCTGTGGTAAGACTAGGCAGTCTAAAGTTTTCCAACAGCACCCGCTTGGCTACTTCGTAACTTTCATTCCACGCTGCGGCGTGTATGGGTTTGTGTACCGATGTGCCATCACAGAACCAAGAGAACTGGCAAATGACCCGTTGGTAAACTACATTTTTTTCATAGACCACACCGCATACTGTGTTGGCAAAGTTTCCACTTTCCACACGATTCAGCGTGACCTGAGCCACAGCGACCTTGCCCTCAAACGGTTCTGAGGCTGCTTCATAGTAAATATTGCGTGTTAGGCACTCCAGCTGTTTGGCCCGATCACTGGCCGAAACAAACTCGTATCGAGAAGACTCCAGTCCAAACGACAACATGTCCAACTTCCAAGATGTAACTGCTACCAATGCAAAAACTACACCGACTAAACTGATAATTTTAATTACCCAATTGCTGTAACTAAAATTATGATCTGCTACTGCTATCATATTTTCTCCTTTGTGGTCTGACCACATTAGACGAACAAAGGTTCGTTAGATACTTAGTACCAACAACCCTGTTCTGCTCATTTGATTAGAATAACGGCATGTTTTTGCCGTTATCTGCGCAGTTTACTTGGCAACAGCCATTGCTTCTTTTTCGGCAGTGATTTCTTTGCGGCGTTCTTTGATGCCTTTGCTCATTTCCTGTAGAGCTTTTCTAGCCCGAGCAGCCGCAGCTTTTACACCTTTGGTGGTGAACTTCTCGTTTTCAGAGATGTAAGATTCATAAGCGGCTACGATTGTTTCGTGTTGTGTCATTTTGATTTTCCTTTATAAAGTTTGTGTTTTACTTAACACTGTTCACAGTATACCTGATTTTTTCACAGAAGTCAAGTCAATTCAAATAGATATGTCGCCGATTCCAACAGTCCCAAATGGTAATGTTGCTGATGTTGTGTGACCAAGTTACGGTAAAAAGATTCAGGGTGTTTTGGTCATAAATTTGTAGGCGATGATCCTCAACTTTGGCACTGGCATTGCGATTGCTGGCCAGCCATTGGTTGAGTTTTTCTTTAGCGTTATCATCTCTCACTGCTATGATATAAATTGCCGTGGTGCTTTTGTATGATGGTATGGTCATTAATGTAGAAATTGGCCGGTATTTTGTTGCGACTGCATGTCGCTCATATACTTAGCAAAGTTCTCATCTAGACACAACACCCGATCGTCCCACTGCAATGACAGGTCATCTGGCACTCCCAAAATGCGCAACAGCCCGCCCATGTGTACTTCGGCAATGCCGTGTTCATAAAGTACATACATTAGTCCAAGCATTTGGATTTTTAAATCGTCAGTTAGGTCTGTGTCATCTTCTAGCATAGCATTAGTTATCAGTTTGAACAAAATAAAAAAGCGACCGAAGCCGCTTTTTTATGTACCCAGTGTCTGCTTAGGCGCTGGCTTGTTCCAGCAACTGTTCAGCAGTGAGCTTGGACTTGACAGCCTTGACAGGTTTGCCAGTCATTTTGACTTCGCCACGCTTGGCGATTTTTGTCTTTTCAGACAGCTTGTTGGCTACTGCATAGCCGGCGTCGCCCGCCACGCCTTGTGCGGTCAGAAACTGTAGAGCTTCCAACTTGGTCATTGCGTGTGGCAGTTCTTGCAGGTTGATATCCGTGCAGCCTGCTTTGTTCAAAATCTTGATACGAGATACCAAGTCATTTGCAAAACGGGCCTTGACAGTACCGTCTGCGTTTTTTGCTGTACCAACTACCGTGAATGTCTTTTCGTTTGTCATAAATTGCCTTTAAAGTTGCCTATCTAAGTTTAAAAATATGTTAAGACTCATTTCCTAACACATATACATATTATAGTTGATTTGTAATAAATGGTCAACCATAATTTGTATTCCGGTTTGCCAAAATCACTTGGCTAAAATATCCACTTGGGTCTTGGCCCGTTCAACCGAGTTGTCCAGAATTTTGGCAATTCCACCAAATCCAACTTGGCTCACAACCATACCCAACACAAATCCCGTAATAAGTTTGATCATTGTTCGTCCTTGTCTGTTACTAGTCCTTGGTCCAGCATGTATTCAACTGCACTGCGGTAGGTGTGAAAGCGGGCCAAGATTGATCCGGTGCGACCCACTGGATCGGCTGTCCACGATACCACATGATACATGTCGGTCTCTTCGTCCTGCTCAATGGTGTATTTTGACATGGGCATTACCAACTTGAGTTGTAAAACACTCGCAGGCCCAGAAACAGTTCTGCACGAGCAGCCTTGATAAATTCAAGATCTTTTTCTCGATAATGTTCATCAGCATCGCGGCCAAAAAAGAACCCACCAGTGCCCGGCAATTGCTTATGCGTCACTGCCTGCTCCAGTGCATCAATGTCTGCCCAGGTCAGTTCTAGTTCAACGCCGTTAAATGAGCCGTACTGTAGATTTTTTGATTTAGCGAGTTGTTCCATCCAGCCATGCAGATTAGGATGCTTGCGCCAGTAGGCCAGTTCTCGCGAGCTGGCCTCTTGATCGGGTCCACTGGCCACATACGCATTCATGTCTAGTCCCATTTTGTCTCCTGTTTAGTTCAATGAAAAATTGTCACTGCTCTTTTTGCACTACTGTTTCACCGCGCACACGACTCAAGGTGTGTTTATTGCGCTGGTCTTGTTCTTTACGATCTCGTTTTTTGCTGGTCGATACTCCCAACATAAGATCGTATTCACGAGCCCACGCAACTCCCTTTAGCCAATGTTCTACCCCCTCCAAACTTCCGGCATATATCGAAGCATCTCTGCTGTATATAGGCAACGATTCTGTGTCTTTGGGCATAAGGCTAAGTGCGTTGTGATTTTCGGTCCAGTCACCGTGTGGGTATCTGGCAAATTTAAGTCCGAGCTTATCAACTTCTTGCTCAAGTCTGCGAACTTTTTCAATTGTAGTCCATCCGTTCATAGTGCTTGAATCCTTTTGATAACTGCCTGAGCCGCAGTCAGGTCAGTTATGGGCAACTCCCAAGGAGTCCAGGCTGTGTAAGGTTGAGTCCAACTTATGGTATACAATGTCATTCTTCAACTCCGTATTCTGCTTTTAACGCATCCATTGCTACACGAACTTTTTCAGCAACAGGGCGATATTTCACAGGATGAATAGGATGATAGCTCCATTCCTGACCGCCCCAAATCTTGCTGCCGTTCAATAGTTTGTCCATTTCTGCCAGGATTTCAAACCTAGGATCAGCCCAGAACTTGAATTTATTATCAGGTACGATGGGCATGACATTTACAGGACCGCATGGGTGAGCTGTGTCGCCTGTGCCCAGGTCATCATATCCGCATCGATTACACTTCATTTTTGAACTCTCAAGCAAATTCGT